AAGTAAAAGTCAATTATTTGATAAATAAATGTACAGTCTCCTTTAGATAGTGTATAATGTACTCATAAACTAAAGGAGACTAATATGAAACTTTTAAAAATTCTAATGATTGCAGTATGGAGCTTAGTCTTCTTTGTATCTCTAAATAATCCTACTATGAGCATGACTGTTACAGTTTTTGCTCTAGTCTCTTCTCTTCTTTTTATTAAATCCCTCTTTAGGAAAACAAAATGAATTGGTCTGTAATATTTTGGGCTTTTGTTGTTGTAATGATATTCATTAGTTTAGGAGGTGTATTCGTGGTGTATAGTATGCTTTCAGCTATTGTCAGTATAATTAGCTTTGTACTTTCACTAATTATTAGTGTATGTTTTATTTTCGTATAGGATACTTATGACAGATATTTTTGATATAATTGGCAAACAGTTGTCAGATATTTCTGGGACACTTACTAAGCGTGATTTGAAAAGTATTATCGATAACGAAGCTTTAGCTTTTGCGATGTACACTATTGAAAATCGTGCTATCCCTAATATGATTGATGGATTTAAGCCTGTGCAACGTTTTGTTATTGCACGGGCTCTTGAATTGGCTCGTGGCAACAAAGATAAGTTTCATAAACTAGCCTCAATCGCAGGTGGCGTAGCTGACTTAGGATTCCATCATGGCGAAGGCTCTGCTCAAGATGCTGGTGCATTGATTGCAAACGACTGGAACAATAACTATCCACTTCTAGATGGTCAAGGTAACTTTGGGTCTCGATTAGTTCAAGAAGCTGGCGCAAGTCGTTATATTTTTGCACGAGTCGGGGATAATTTCTATAAAATGTATAAAGATACTGAATATGCTCCGCCTCATAAAGACAAAGAACATATTCCACCTGCATATTATTTGCCTATTATCCCTACTGTTTTGTTGAATGGCGTCTCAGGTATTGCTACAGGATACGCAACTAATATTCTTCCGCATTCTGTTGAATCAGTTAAACAATCAGTTTTAGCCGCCCTTAAAGGCGAAACTCTAGAACCTGAAGTTCAATTCCCTATGTTCAGAGGAACAGTTGTTAAAACTGAAGACAATAGTTGTGAATTACATGGTATCTACAAATTCACATCTCGTTCTGTGATGTATATCAGTGAAATTCCGTATAAGTGGGATAGAGATTCCTATATAACTAAAATCCTAGAACCATTGAAAGTTAATGGCTATATCAATTATGACGATGATTGTTCTAAAGAAGGGTTTGGCTTTAAGATTAAAATCTTAAGTGCTTACACTCTCCCAGAAGATTCTGAAAAACGTCATGAAAAGATTATGAAAGACTTTGGACTTATTGAACGGCGTTCGCAGAACCTTACGGTTATTAATGAACAAGGCAAATTGAAAGTTTATGATAAATCTTCTGATTTAGTTAAAGATTTCGTTGAAGTGCGTAAGACGTTTGTCCAAAAACGTATTGATTTAAAAATTTGTGAATCTGAAGAAGCTTTCAATGTAGCATTAACTAAAGCTAAGTTCATTAAGCAAGTCATAGATGGGACTATTGTTATCCAAGGTAAAACTCGTAAAGCTTTGATAGACGAATTGAATTCGAATGAAGACTTTAAGCCTTATTCAGATAAACTTGTGGCCATGAATCTATACCATATGACTTCTGACGAAGCCAAGAAGCTTGCTCTTGAAGCTAAAGCTAAAAAAGACGAACATTCATATTGGTTACAGACTAATGCCACAACAGAGTACGAAAAAGACTTAACAGAACTAGTTACATAATGTTTATGTCAATAGTTTTATCAATTATTGTATTAGGATTTATTGGATTTTGTATGTCAGGATTCCTAATCTTTATCTAAGACCGAAGGGAAGCTAAAAAGCTTCCCTTTTATGTTTCTATCTCCTCTTAAATTAAATCTTCCTGCCTCTTTCCTGCACTCAAAAATATTTTTAATCTTTCAGTTTACTTTTGCTTTAGCTATGATAGTATAGCTCTATCAAAACGAAGGAGATTAAAATGAATTTATTAGAACGTGTAAATAAAAAAGAATTTTTCAATCATAACGGCTTTAATTATCATTCTATTGAAAGTGCTACTTTATTTGCTAATGAATTATTAAATGCTCATGGCTTGTCAGATTGGACCTTTAAAATTGTTACATCTATGAAACGTAATAATATAGGTTATTGCAATAGTTATCGTAAAGTGATAATCATGCAAGCTAGATATTTCTTTTGCGTAGATTCTTCTGAAACAGAAAATACCATTATTCATGAAATAGCTCATGCATTAACCCCAGGCCATGGCCATGACGCAGTGTGGAAAGCAAAATGTAAAGAATTAGGATGTGAGCCAAAAGCTACAACTAATCTTAGATCTAAAGGAGGATTTGTTACTAGTTGGGTATTAGAATTTAAATCTCAAAAAGAACAATTAATGACTCTTGATGAAGTAGTTCAATATTTAGCCCCTAGTGTATCTAAAAGTGTATCTAAGAAGTCAGAAACTAAACGTGTGGCTAAAACAAACGGAGTTTAAAATGTCTAAATTAACTTATATCGTAAAAGCTTCTCAAGACGCCCTGAATGAAAAAACTGCTTCTATCTTAATGGTTATATTGAAAACTAACTTCATCACCTCTGGCGAAGTTCGTGATGCTCTAGCTGATACTTTAAGTGCAGCTTCAGTTAATTCCAATATCGGTGTTTTGATTAAGAAAGGTTTAATCGAAAAGTCAGGTGATGGTTTCGTCACAACTGGCGATGCAATGGATATTGTTCAGAAAGCTGCAGTTCTTTTTGCTGAAGAAAATAATCCAGAATTGTTAAAAGCTCGTAAAACGCGACAAGCGCGTGGTGTAACTGATACTATGCAAGCTTTTGCTGAAACTATTAAAGTTGGTTTAGAAGAACTTGATTTCGATGTTAAAGGAATTGGTGAGAATCGTTCTAACTTAGAAGTTAAAATTAACAAATGTTCTCATGGAATCCGTCAAGTAGAAGTACGTCGTGCAGATATGATTCGTATCTTCGGATACAATATGTCTGAAGAATTTGCTAAAAAATTCACTGATGTAGGATTCACTTCTAAGATTGGTGGTAAGAATATTTACTTAGATATCGCTACAACATCTGAAAACATCCAAACATTAATCAGAGTTCTTAAGGCTTAATCATGAATAAGCATTTATCGATACTTAATGAATTAAAAGCTTGTGCCGAAAAAGATGTAAATAATAGTGTGTGGGATATTTGGTTCAGAGGACAATATTTAGGTTATATTCATAAAACCGACGGACAGTATTTGTCACGATTGACAGTAATTGATATGCAACGGGTCAGTATGGTTAAAACTAACTATAATTCAGCTATCAACCAGTTTGTGGCCCTGGCTTATGTAACAGAATCATTAAGAGTGAATAGTTTTAAAACTGACAATGAATTTAAACGATGGGGATTATCTAAAAAACCATCATTATTGGCTAAAATTAAAGGATGGTTTTTTGACTGATATTACTAAGCAGGAATTGGTCTGGATAACCCCTATTGAATATGCAGATCGATATATTGTATCAGCAGCTAATCGTTACTTTAAAGCAGACGGCTCTGAGTTGATTATTCCTTGTGTTAGGCATTACAGTCGTGAACACCATCACATTATCGATTTGCTTCTTGAATCCGGACAAATTCAGTCTAAAATGGCTTATGATTTAAATCAAGGTTTTATTGACCAATATTCTAATTATTGGACACGAAAAGAAGCTTTAATTATTGCCACTAATGCAAACCAAATAGGTCGCCATCGTCCTAAGACATGGCCTGAAGATGAATTATTTAGTGAGGATTTATATTAATGAAAGAATTACCTTATGTAATTAAAGCTCTTAAACTTAAAGAAATCGAAATAATTGAAGCCCAAATTGAAGCCATCAAAAATGCTAATGTAATAATGCTAGCTGATTGGGGCACATTAACTAATTCTACAGGTTGGATAGCTTTAGAAACAGATTTTATTAGAGATATATCTAGCCCAGCGAGTCCATGGAATAAATGTAGTAATGATATGAAACCATTTTTACGTGATATGTATATTCACATGAATGATAGTATGATAGCAGGATTAATACGTCATGTAAAACAATTATATAGTGAAATGCAAGGTCAGTAATCATTATGAACAATTATGTAGCAAAGCATGACTTTAATAAAGCTTCTGTCCATAAAGATAAGAAGAAAGCGTCTAAAGAATCTAATCGTAAGAAGAAACATAAAGGTGAATTTTATGAGTCATAATCTAGAACAAGTTATAGAAGCCCAACGATTACGTGAAAGTCAGATTAACATAGTTAAAATGATTAAAGATTCAAATGATTCTCAGATAAACCTATATAATGTAGGCGAAGCTTTTTTAGATCAAAAGTTAGAGATGTACAATACTCCCACAAAGTGATATTATACTTCTGTTGAAACAAAGCAATCCTTTAAGTTGTAGGAAATTATAATGACTAAGCTAGAAATCATTCGAGAAATTGTTACTATTGTGTCTATTCTTATTAAAACTGATTGTGATGATATTTTGACATCACGCGATGGGTTTATCGCTTTCTTGAATGAAGCAGGAATTCGTAATGAGTTTGGACGTACTTTGAATGGAGCTAATTTTAAGAAATTAGTTGATGGGTTGACTGTTGAAGAAAAAGAAATGTTGATTGAAGAGTTTAATACTGGTTATGAAGATATTTATCGTTATCTAGAATTTTTCGCAAGATAAGCGTCCATGCTTTATCTTGATCTGCCTAACGTACGAGAGGCTTGTCCACAAATAGCGGCAAGTCTTTCTTCTTTTATACTTGGAATCGAATACCAATACATACTTACTGCACCGGCATAAACGTTATTCAAATTAAATATAGGACACGAATACATATATTTTACATCTTCTTCCTTAAGTTTAGATGGCAAAAATACAAATTCACTATTTGAACTAAAGTTAGCTCCTCTAAGATGCCTATTATATTCCGCAGATGTTTTATCTACAGGAAACCCGCCAAGATTTTTCTCATTTACAGTAGATGGCAACTTTCCTTCGTATGCAACCATATCTACAAAATAGTTTAAATCAGGGGGTCTAAAAGAATATATAGCAGAAAAGTCAGCGTTGCTTGAGACGTGTACAATTTGAAGTTGTTCTAGTGCAATTGTATTAAATTTCACATCTCTATCTTTTTTGAGAACAGTTGAGTATGTTTCGTATTTTGATTGTTTATACACTTCTAAAAGTGTTTCACCTTTAAACCAAAATATTGCTAATACAAACAATACAATTACTGTTGCTACTCTAGATGCTAAAACTTTTCCGGTGGCGTTATCTTTAAATAATCTATCTAATAGTCCAAATAATAAATCCGCTATGCCGATAGTAACACGTGGCGAACTCATGTTTCCTCCTCAATCAGTTGTGTATATATTTATAAAGCAAAAAGGCCTCCTAAGAGGCCAAATTTTTATCGAGATTTTAACTCGTCTACTTCAGCTTTTAGTTCTTTAACAGCATTAACTAACAAACCAATTAAGCCATTATATTTTAAATTCTTACGTCCAGCTTCATCTTCTGAAACAAGTTGTGGAAGAATTTTTTCTACATCCTGTGCAGAAACACCAGCAGAACGAGATAGTGAACCATCACCTAAAAGTAAGTCATATTCTAAACCATCTAATGATTGAACTTTTTCTAGAGCATTTTCAATAGAGTTAATATTCGATTTATGTCTTATATCAGAACGAATTTCTACGTCAATAAAACTTGCTCGCCCATCAGGCATCAATCGCCACAAATTATTGTTAGAATAATCTGCTCCGCCTAATGCAATTAAACTACCTGTTGAATCAAATCTAAAACATGCATTAGCCATTGAAATCTGGAATAAATCTGTATTGCCAACAACAGGTCTAGGATAAACGCCAAGAGCACACACATTTCTTTCACCAGGAATAGTCCATTTAACGCCAATTGTCTGTTGAGACTCTGTTGCAGGAAGATACAATGCTGCTGGTGTAGCTAATCCATTTACAGCATTTCCGTTAGTCATTGTTGGGATGGTAATTGTATTGCCAACAGTGCCGTTAAGTTGAAGTCTATTAGTATTTACCATACCACTACTATCAACAGTTAATCCGGGTGCATCTTCTGCAACCCCGCCGCCAATCTTATATGTATTACCTAGAACTGATGTTTGCCAAATAGTAGCATTTAAGTCAGAACGCCCACGCATCCAAATACTTCTTGTAGGCGTAGCATTGGTAATCATAGAAGTTATTTTAGGGGTTATTTGAATATCAGCAGCTGTTATACTATTATTTTTTACATATAGCCCAAGACTAGATTCTATATCTACCCGACCAGTTCCTCTTAGGTAATGCGAATAACTTGGAGCAACATCAGTTCCAATATTTATGCCTAAATCAGATACTAAACCAGGACCAGAAAATAAAGATACTTGAGCTTTATTAACAGATGGATAATTAACTACAATAGGATAACTTGCATTTATTGATAATGAGGCCAAAGAAGTTTTTAAGAATGATTTCTGGTCAACTGTTATGCCTATACCATCTGCTGTCCCAACTATACCACTATTTGCAGAAATTAATGCAATAGAACCAGAACCTAAAGATGAAGAACCTACGAAACCAGCAGCTATACTAGAATCGACATTTAATGGAGTTCCTGTTATTCTTGTGGTAATCCCATCCATTAATAATTGAGTGTTAAGCGCACCTGGAATTGATCCATAATATCTTAAAGAAAATATATTATCAGTTTTTGATGCTTTACCAATTGTCCAAGAAGTAGTATTATCCAATCGGCCTTCAATTGTTCTGGCAATGCCAGTATTTCCTCTAATAACAACTGCCGCGCCATCAATAGTAGTTGATGTGTCTAATACCCCAACATTTGATATTGTGTTATTTACTAAGTTAACTGCGCCATTAATAACTAAAGTTCCAGCAGCGCCACTTTTAGGTAATTGGAGTTGAAGAGTAGTTGATGGTAAATTTTCAGCGCCTAATTCAATCCCGTTATATGTTGCATTTTCAAATGCTCTAACATAAACGTTTTCTGTTAATGTTTTTGTATTTGTTAATTTTAAAGATTTAGCAGCACCTTGAATATTTTTTACTTCAATGGTATTAACTGCAGTGATATTTTTAGCGATGATATCGCCATCAACAGTCCCACCTTTAGAAAAACCTAATTCAATAATAGAAGTGCCATCATTACTGAAAATTCGTTTATCAGTTAAGTTAATAGCTAATTCACCTTCGGCTATATCTGCAAAAGCTGGAACCTTATTAGCGGTTTTAGAACGTTTGAATTGTATTCTTGTTAAATCTGCCATTTTATAGCCTTAATATGTGCCAAAATCAATTATTGTATTTTTAGGAATAACTTGGTCATACCGTGGTACATGTTGCGGTAGAATTGCTGCTAAGTTAGAACTAAATCTCGGGGCTACTAATTCACCGGCCATTGTTTGTTCACTCAATGTACTTAATTTGACCTGAGCATCGTTAGTTACATTACCTAAGCCTATAACAGCTTTAGTAGGTATATTATTAGGCGAATATACTCTTACTGCTCCACCGGCTGAATCTTCCCACAGACTAGCAGCTTGGACGCGGCCCATTACGGTTAATCTATAATTAGTTGGGTCTGTGACTGGGTCCATTAAAATAAATGGCGAACCAGCTGAAGTTTCAAATCCTATAATACCTGGAGTTTTTATTGCAACTTGATATAATGCATTTGTTGAAGCTCCGATAGATAAACTTCCAGTTGAAGCTTTAATAGTAATCGGCTTATCAAAATTTACAGTAGAAAGATAAGTTCCACCTAAAGCTTTTGATACAAAATCATTATCAGTAGCTTGTGGTTTATCATGCTCTGTATAAATTTTAAAAGTTTTATATAATACGGTATCTCCAGCCGGAAACATTTGAAAGTTTCCTTGGTTCCAGACTGGAGCACCGCCTACTGTTGTACCTATTTTTAATTCTGCCATAGCGTTCTCCTTTATATTAATGTATTTATAAAGGAGCAACCTCTATGAATTCTGCTGAATAGATATCGCCAGTTGGGTCATCTTCCACATCAGGTAAAATAAGCAATTTATCAGTTGTGCCATCAATTCCTTTATTCATTCTTATACCATTGACCCCGAAAGCCGCAGAAGTTATAGGGACATCGCCGCGGCTTACTTGTGCCATAATAACGTTCCTTACGCCGCCTGTGCCGTCCGATATTAACACTGAGTTGGTTCTAGATGCTACGATAGTAAAGCCATTAGTGTTTGCAGGAACGTCAATTATATGTTCAAACTTGACCCATTGGTCCCCAAAAGTGCTATTAACTTCATAAGATGAACCTGACACAAAAGCATTATCGTTAAACCATCTTATATTCATTTGTGTTGTTTTGCCAGATGATATTAAACTGGCCGAAGCAAATAATTCAAATGTTATCATATATTTTTGTCCAGGAGACATCAAATAATCTGAATATGGAGTAACAAATAATCCATTAGGGTATCTTTTTATATCTATTTCTGAATCAGTTTCATATTCGTTTGTATCAAAACAAACTCTATACGGAAATCCTGTGGCACCAATATCATTAATTGTATCGTAAACTATTTCTAGATATGCTCTTGAATCAAATATCGACCCATCAGTATAACATCTATTTTCAGAAACTACTTTTTTAAATCTAGGACGATATATGCCTGCATAACTTCCTTTATAGTTTCTAAGTATTTCGTTATTGAACCAATTAGTAGAACCAGCATTTTTAAACCAATTATCAACACTAGGGCTTGAATTAACATTACCTGATGTCGTAATAATTATTACAGTGTCAGCTGTTAAAGAATTCATATATTCTATAAAAGCAATATTAGCCGAAGCTGAATCATTAACCCCGAATGCGTAGATTTTTCTAGAAACAATAGCTCCAATTGTTGTGTCTAATTCCCATACGTTAAGTCCATTTTGATGTTGTATGGAACTGATAGGTTTATCGTTCAATAAAATATAAGCGGGATTAGGTGACGAGGTCGCATTTGACCCCGCTACACTAAGTTTATATTTAACTGAATTATTCTCAGATAATACTTGAGTTTGGACAAATCCCTGTCCAAATCCAGCCATAAGTTGTGCCATTAATCAATCCATTCAAATTCAACAGTACGTGTTGCTACATTAGGAGTAATACGAACATTACCAATCTGTAGCCAATCTCTAACTGTCATGTTATTGAATGCTGAACCTGTAGAAGATACAGCACCAATATCAGAAGCAGTAGGAGGCGTTTGACTTGTAAATACACGAGCCCATTCATCCCATCCACTAATCAATGGGTTAAAGTTTCTTATCCATTGAGTACGAGCAAAGTGGTTAGGAGCAGTAGCAGTTGGGCGTGGATTCCATACTTGATAAGCATAATTAGTGCCAACACCATTTTGAACTAATGTACCTGGGCCTTTAACCAGATTATAACTTACAATAACAGCATTATCACTGCCATCTGGATTTGTTCCAAATACCGGAACAGCATAACCAGGAAGTAAATTATATTGTGCTGGTGTAGTAACTTCAGCGGTCCACATACCTTTTGTAGTTTCAGTAGGAATAACACTTATAGAAGCTTCTGCTAACTGAACAGTTATTGCACTATTAACAGTTAAACGACCTGTCATAGTATCGCCAATTTTCTTAACAAATGAATTGCCAATTACGGAAACAGCATTTTTTTCTGTTAATACTTTATATTGAGTTCCATCATCAGCAATAATATTACTTGCATCAGGAGATTTCAATACTAGCGGACGAACAACGTTACCAACTTCAGTAGTTAAAGCATTATTCTGTAAAACAACAATCCCGCCAACAGAATAGCCATTAACTGAATCTGCACGGTTACCGATATTAAGCGTTTGCTTAATAGAAGCATTGCCATTTTGATTCAAAGTTAATACATCATTGACTAATAAAGTTGTGCCATCAGCAACAGCATTAAATTTCCAGTTATTAGCTTTGCCAAGAATAGAAATAGAAGAAGTGCCTAAAGAATTACCAGCATTAACTGTATTAGTCCCAACAACATCAACAAAGGTACCAGTTGAGCTGGAGAGCACAGGAGCGCTCGTATTCAATTGTTTAGTAAGGGTTAGTATTCCATCAACCGTTTGATTAATGTCCCTACGTATGAACTGAGTGGAGGCTAGGTTATCAAATTTAGTACTATTAACAGCCGTAGCTTCAATAGGTAAATAATGGGCTAAAGTCAAGTTCAATTCATATGGCGAAATAGCATAACCATTTTTTGCATATAATTCTACATCTTGAGTATTGCCTACAGTATTATTACCAACCCAGGTTAAAGCGCCTTCAGTCATTTTAACAAAACCACGACGAAGTGGAGTTGATTCCCAAGTAGATTCTGTTTGAGCAATATATTTCAAGTTCTTAGGAGAAATCGCTAATATACTTGAAGTACCTGCAACAGATTCTGCTTGTGTTGCCACACGAATTATACCTTCGGTGGTTTCAGTTGCTTTTTTACCTGACAAAGTAGCTGCTGTTACAATAGATTTAGCTTCTACGCCTGCATCAACTTCAACTTGAGTAGCCAATCTTGCTGTACCACGTTGAACACTTGTTGCTTCAAGAATATTCAGTGTATAATGGTTCCAGAGATTTCCACTTTGAGTCAGGCCGGAAGATGATATTACTTCAGTACGGTTAATATCTGAGAAATGCGTAGCAATTTTCAACGGAGTTGAAATAACAGTATTTAACAAACCTGCATCAAATTCAACCTGTGTAGCAATTCTAGCAATACCTGTTAATGTCTCTGAAGAAATTCGCCCATTCAAAGTATTAGGTGTAACATACTTAAAATTATCAGTGCCTGTATTAACTTCAACTTGAGTAGCAGTTTGAGTAAAACCAATACGAGTTGTAGTTGCAGTTTTCTTATGAAGCATTTCAGGAGAAACCGCTAATGGAACTAGTGGATTATCTACTGGAGCACTTATAACTTCAGTTTCAGTTGCTTGGTATACTTGTCCTAAAGTAGTTTTCGTTGCACGCGCTTCGTGAAGCGTAGCTGGAGTGATAGCTTTAACAGCATCGTTATAATTATAAACTAATGTACCTGGGTTATCACGATCAGAAGCAGCAATAGCGCCTGAACTAACTAATGTAATAATACCATCCATAGAAGTTGTCGCTTTACGAGCAGCAAATTTCTTAGGAGTTACAATTGTTGTATCGTCAGTTCCAGTATTTGTTTCTGCTTGCGTAGCAATTTCAGCCAAACCACGACGTGTTTCAGTTGCGGTTCTTTCATTTAATTTCTTAGGCGTAACAATAACTGTATCTAAGAAAGTAGAAGTAGAATCTTGGTTAACTTCAGCGGTAGATGCTAAACGAGCAATACCACGTCGAGATTCAGTCGAAGTTCTATTAGCTAACAATTCAGGTGTAATAGCCAAAGATTTTTCTGGGTTATTTTCCAAATCAACGTTTGCTTGTTCTTGAGAAGCTAGTGCAATAACACCTAAACGTTTACGTGTTGTATTATTAGTAGCATCAACACGTTCAATTGTAGGAATATTTTCTGAAACTACCCAATACTTATCTAAAGTAATAGGGTCTTGTAAGAAAGCTAATTCTAAAGTCGGAGCATAATCATCGTACCCATTGAATATCAATTCTTCAGAAGTATACCAACTAACATCTGGTGGATAATCTGAACGACGTGGGAACTGAAGTAATAATTTAGTAGAAGCTATTAAATCAGGAGCATTAGCCTTAATAGTAACAGTTTGGCCATGGCGAATATAACTTAAACAAATTTCAACTGTATCTCCAAATGCAACATCAGTTGGAAGATTTAATGTTATATCTTTAGATGTAGCATTATTATCGCCAAAAACTATAACTGATTGGTTCGGAGATAAATCGGTAGTTTCAGTTACTACACTGATGCGTGTTCTTAAATCTGCATCATATACACGCCAGATAGAATCAGAAGCATCATATACTAAGAAACCATCGCCGGCTGTTCTGAATTCAGCGCTATGAGTTCCAATTGTTCCTATAGATGATGTATTGTCAAATGTAGTAACAATTAAATGGTTTTGAGGGCTTAATCCATCTAAATCTATTGTACGAATTATATCGCCTGTTACAGCATTCTTTGGCAAACCTATCTGACATGGCGCACTCGTTGTGTAACGACGAATAATTATATCACTGGCTTGAGAACGAAACACGCCTGTTGAAGGAGTGATAATTGTTCCAATCGATTCGTTTTCACCAACATAAAGCTGCCATAATCTATTACTGAAAACAAACATCAATTGTGAATAAGGGCGAGTTGCGGTAAATGATGTTATTTGGCTATTACGGAAATTGATTCGTTGGTTAGATGTATTAATTTTTAGTGATTTATATCCTAAATTACCACCAACATCTCGAACAAAAATTGTTTCCCCATCATTTGGCGTATTAGGCAAAGTTAATACTAAATCATTAACTGAGGTATTTGCACTAATATAATCACCAGATTGCATTGTAACAGGACCTACATCAACATAAGTCCATTTTGGGTCTGTTCTTATAGCAGTCCAAAAAGTTTCCTGGAAGGCCCCAGCAGGTTCAGGAATAATACGGTTAGAAACCCATAAACGGTTATTATAAATGATAGCAAATCCTGAATCATATCCACGAGTTGTATCATAAAGTTGAATAGTATTTTCTTTAAAGAAGAAATCAACGTTAACGCCATCAGTTAATTTGGTCTTATCGGCTGTTGCCACGTTAATTACTTTTTCACCAGCTGCATCGAGACCATTTGTAGCTCGAAAACTGGCTTTTATCAAATCAGCCATAATTGCCTCTTTATTTGTGCTTTCATATATTCTATTTATAATAGACTTACAAACTACTTGGACTGGAGTTCAAATGTCTTTAAATGAAATGTTTTTTGGTGAAGAAACACCTCCTGATGGTGTAGCAATTCTAGATTTTAGTCAGATTATTATGGCTGCTGCTTTTGTTGAGTTCGGCGAAGCTGCTAAGTTTCCTAAAATATCTGAAAATATGCTACGTCATTTAGTATTAAATTCGATTAAGTATAATAAAAAATTAGCTGCAAAACATGGTTATACTAATTTAGTCATTGCCGTAGATAATTCTACATCTGGGTATTGGCGACGTGATGTTGCATCATATTATAAACTTAACCGTAAAAATGATCGTGAAGAATCACCTTTCGATTGGCCAGGTCTATTTGAAGCAATGCATAAAATTGTCCTCGAATTAGAAACCAATATGCCTTATATATTAATGAATATTGATAAGATTGAAGCGGATGACCATATTGCGGTTATCGTTAAATTTTGTAATGATAAAAATATCCCTGTTTTAGTCGTTTCATCAGATGGTGACTTTACACAACTTCATAAATATCCTAACGTTAAACAATGGTCTCCTATGTTTAAGAAATGGGTTAAGCCGAAGATTAGTCCTTTAATGGATACTGTAATTAAAGTTGTCAAAGGTGATAAAAAAGATAACGTTGCTTCTATTAAAGTTCGTGGCGATTTCCATACGTCTAAGGTCGAAGGCGAACGTCAGCCTTCAGTTAAATCTTCCTTGTTAGATTCAATTGCAGATAATTATTTTGATGATTCAGCTATTGAACAATTATTGACCTCTGAAGAATGGGCTAGATATAAAGAAAACCGTATCCTAATTGATATGGATTATATTGACGAAGACATCAGTGCTTTAATATTAAAACGATATAATAGCTATGTACCAGCCAAACGAAATAGAATTTATTCTTATTTGGTTAAAAATGGCTTATCTAAATTAACTCAACATGCAAATGATTTTTAAGGTGAAATGATGAAAGAAGCTAAAAAAGAAAAAGTAGAATTTGATGAAGCCATTCATGGCGCTGAATTGCAGAAATTGATCGAAGATTCTTCTGCTCAGAAAATTAAATCTGAAGGTTTCTTGCAAATTGTTAAAGATAACGTTGCAAAGGCCAAAGAACTTGGCATTGAAACTAAGAAATTTAATCAACTCTTGAATATCTACCATAAAGGTATTCGTGAACGTTTCGAAGACGAAAAAACTGAGGTAGTAGATTTATATGACTCAATCTTCCATAAGTAACTTTGATGTTATTCAAGTTGTTAATGTAGAATCATTGGCAGATAAACAACAAGCCGGATTTGAGATTGAGCAAATTGTAGCTTCTACGGAAGCTACTTATCTTGAAGCTACGTCACAGTGGCTTCAGGAAAATAGTCTGCATGAATCTCAGATTAATCGTTATATTCCACAAGTTATTATTGACAAAATTAAGGACCAAGCTATCGAAGATAATTTGCTTCGTCCTTCTATGAGTCGATTAGAAAAAACTAATACATTGGACTTCATGATGCTATGATTAAAATCCGCATGCCACCTGATGCATCTCGAACTGTAAATGGCAAGAGTGTATATCTTTTATATTTGATGCTCAAGCAACATTTTGCTGGCAAATATGATGTCATAAAATATCATTGGGTTATGCGGATAAGTGATCAAGCTTATAATAAACGTCGTGACAAATACTTCTTTGAGAAGCTCTCCGACAAGTATAAACTCAATGAATTAACTTTAATCTTTATGAGTAACTTAGTAGCTAACCAGGATGCCTGGATTGGTGAAATTTCAGATGCCGATGCATTAATCTTTTATAGAGAATACATCGGTCGTCTTAAACGTATGAGTACTCAATTTGAAGATGACATTAAAAATATTTACTACTTCGCTAAGAAAGTAGAAGTCGAATCCTTTGGCGATATATTTAATTATAATGCTAAAGTGGATTCGAGTTATATTTTTAAATTACTTCAATCAAACATTATCAGTTTCGAAACATTTATTTTGCTCGACTCATTTATGGGTATTATAAATAAACATGATGAACAAACAAACAACTTAGTATGGTCTACATATTCTACTAAGTTGTCTGCATATAAAAAATTATTAGAAATTGATTCATCAAAAGCAAAACAATTATTCATGAAAACAATTAATGAATGCAAAATGCTTTAAGCTATAAAATATAATAGATATAACACAATGAATGACAGGTGTAGGAACTTCATTGTCAAAACTAACTACATCATAAATCGCAAAATTAAATTAAATAAGGTAATAATTATGTCCATGTTCAAACGTAAAGACCCAGCAGCTCTGCAAGCACAATTGGCCGCTATGAAAGGTGGTTCTTCTTTCTCTTCTGACGATAAAACAGAATGGAAATTAAAAGATGACAATGGTGTTGGTCAAGCTGTTATTCGTTTCTTGCCAGCTAAAGATGATTCACAATCGTCGCCATTTATTAAACTGGTAAATCATGGTTTCAAGAAAAATGGCAAATGGTATATCGAAAATTGTTCTTCTACCCATGGTGATTTCGATAACTGTCCGGTATGTCAACATCTAAGTAAAAATGATTCATATAATACAAACAAAGCAGAATATAGCTTGCTGAAACGTAAAACTTCTTTCTGGGCTAATATCTTGGTTATTAAAGACCCAGCTAACCCTGAAACTGAAGGTGGTATTTATAAATTCCGCTTTGGCCAAAAGATTATGGATAAAATTAATTCAATGGTTGAAGTTGATGTGTCCATGGGTGAAGTTCCAGTTGACGTAACATGTCTTTTTGATGGTGCTAACTTTGTTCTAAAAACTAAGAAAGTGTCAGAATACAAAAACTACGATGATTGTAAATTCCTGGCTCAATCTGAAATCGATGGTATTAATACTCAAGCTGTTCAAGATAAAATCACATCAGGTATGGTTGATTTGTCAGTATTGGTTGCTAAAAGTGAATTTAAAGATTTAGCTACACTGACTTCTAAGTTTGGTCAAGTGTTTGGTACTGCCGCTCTTGGTGGTGCTGCTGCTAAAGCTTCTGCACAAGCTGATGCATTGGCTGATGAACTAGATGCCTTTGACAAAGATATGGCTGATTATGATAATAAAACATCTACGCCAGATTCAAGTTCTTCTGATGACGAACTCGACGCTTTGTTAGCTGGTATGTAATATTAAATTAAAGGAACCCTAGTGGTTCCTTTTTTGCATTTAAGTGTTTACAACTCCTTTAGTTATGATATTATAGACCTATCAAAACAAAGGAGATAATCATGACTACAACTACTCAAATTGCTAAAATTTCTGATTTATTCGTTGCATGGCTCGGTGATTTTGAAACCGATGCGAAACAATATGGACTTTCAATTTCTGATACAAAACATGAAATTGGCGGTTATTTGGTAACTCTTATTGGTGATAAAACCCAGTTGTTAGCTTATTTGAACAATGAATATGTCATAGGTGCTAATGCTGACGAAGCTGCTGAAATCCTTGATATGGTAGAGGATGCATAATGCTCAATGTTGAAGCTATGATTAGGAAAGTATGTAAATGAAACGTAAAACAATTGAACTAAAAGAATTTGAGTATAAAACTCAATATATGCTTAATATATTGTACAAACACCCTAAATATTCTGATTGGGTCGTAATCGAAGATAAACATGGGGATATCCACAAAGCTAAATTGTATAAATTTGACGATAAATTTATATTTCTTCGTGCTATTGATATGATAGGTGATAAAGGTATAAATCCATATGATGTAGAATTTATCGAAGATAAAGGTTTTGTTTAAATATTTACATACTGATAGGTTCATCATATCATAAACCTATCAGAACAAAGGAGATACTCGTAGAAGATAAAATTCGTTCAATCTGCCACTAATCTATTCAGTTACCTATTCATAATTAATAGAATAGGTAACAATTTCAACAACTTAGAAAGATTTAATCTATTCAGAGGTCTAAAATGCAAGAAGGTAAATTCTATAGCTTTAACGAAGCTTTCCGTGCTGACTTTATCGAAGATAACAGTACAAATGAAAATATGCTTCGCCTTATTGAAGAGGGTGGTGGGTCGTTTGAGGTTCTAGAAATGGTCACTGAAGACACTGGCAAATACGTGCGTAGAGTACGTATGAAGAATGGCGAAGTCTACGATGCCGATATCCCTGGCGATGAATACTTTGAGCTCTCTAACTGGGAATTCAAATACTTCGTTGAAGTAGTAGGTTTAACTACTGAAGGCGCCCAGTCTATGTCTTTAGTAGTGACCCGTGAGAATGCTGAAGAAATGATTGAACTAATCAAAAAAGCTTTCAATAAGTAATGTATAATGGTGTAGAGGCATGTTACTATACTTCTACACCAACAAGGAGAATAAAATGAAAATCTTAACTGACTGGGGAGGTGGACTTCTGTTCACCGATGTCCATATTGTTTTAGAGGACAATGTTAATGAAATGTAAAACTGTTGAGCTCGTGGAAATTGGCCCTGACTTCTGTTTAGATACTTTGTATTCAAATGTAAAGTATGATGAGCCTTTCATTATTGAAGACAAATATGGCGAAGTCCATAAGGTTAATTTAGCTTGGGAACAAGGCCGTGGCCAGAATTATCGTTTTGTTCGAGGCGAGGTCTTTGGATACAACGATGGCGATATAGTTTGGCCATGTGATGTAACTTATATCGAGGTACGATAATGATTCAATTAATTTATGCTTATGCTCCAACTAAAAACCATAAAGGAGAGTATGAAAGAGCCTTTGGTCTTAATCAAAGTCTTCCGTGGGGTCATATTTCTCAAGACTTGAAAAATTTTAAAGCTCGCACTGAGAATACAAATCTCATTATGGGCGCAAAGACATTTATGTCTCTCAAATCACGTTTGCCAGGTCGTATGCATATTGTAATCCAAGACCAAACACGTTTGAATGCTAAAACTCAAGATGGATACGCAGCTGATCATTATATTAGTCAAGAAGTGTTTCATCAATTCCTTGAAGGGACATTAGATTTAGGATACGGTGATAAAAATTATTCTGTTATAGGCGGGCCTGCTTTATTAGAACAAGCTTTGCCATATACGAATCGTATTGTTTTGACAATAATTTCTAAAAAGCATTATGTGTGTTCTGACGTTAAGTTAAGCACTGAATTCGCTGAAAGAGTTTCTGTGATGACTACAACAGAATTCGAACCAGTCGAATCTCATTTTTATCGTATTGACGAACTCACTTCAATCACAGAAACTGTTTACGAGGTTCTATGTTCAAATTAATTCAAGAAGATGTTGTACAAGCTAATTGGAAATTAATAATTAATGTTCCTGCTCCATCTATTGCTGAATATAATCGAGCGCCAGCCAAATACGAAAAGCATCTTATGGTTCATGGGTTCTATGATATCGAAGTTAATAGTAATGATATCTGGGAAGCTGATAATGGATTCCGTCTTCGCTTCAAAGAAGGGTTTAAGAATAATACTGTTTCAGTTAAAGTTCATGTTTCCCGTGTTTCAATGCTCAAACATTTAGCTTTAGGAAATCTACGATATAATGGGCATATGTTGTATATACGTGGACGATTTGTGAAACGTGGTGCAGAAATTCTATTTGAACTAAGTGATTCTTAAGGGCTAAAATGAAACAATATCAAGATTTGATTAGAAATATTCTTGAAAATGGGTACGAAACTGATGATCGTACTGGTACAGGCACTATTGCTGTTTTTGGTACACAACTTCGTTTTGACCTTCAAAAAGGCTTCCCAGCAGTAACAACCAAGAAATTGGCCTGGAAAGCATGTATCGCTGAGCTCTTGTGGTTCATGTCAGGTTCTACGAATGTCAATGACCTGCGTTTCCGTACTCATGGTTCTTATCTTGATGGTAAAACTATTTGGGACGAAAACTATGAAAACCAAGCGAAAGCTCTCGGCTACTCTGGTGGAGAGCTCGGACCTGTGTATGGCAAACAATGGCGTGATTTTGATGGCGTTGACCAATTATTAGAGATCATAGAAAAAATTAAAAAGAATCCTACAGATAGGCGACTAATTGTTTCCTCATGGAACGTTTCTAAAATTGATAAAATGGCACTCCCACCATGCCATTACGGCTTCCAGTTCAATGTTTCTGGTTCTAAATTAGACTTGATGTTTAATATGAGGTCTACAGATGTTTTTCTTGGGCTTCCATTCAACATAGCGTCGTATGCGGCTATGTTAGAAATTGTCTCTAAAATGGTTGGATTAACACCTGGAATTCTTACTTATCATGGCGGCAATACACACATCTATTTGAATCATATTGAACAGTGTCAAGAAGTTTTAAGAAGAGAACCGAAGGAACTTTGTTCTTTAAAAATAAATTGGCCATCTAATTTTGAGCACCGTTCAACTAAAGACCAGCTAAATTACATTTTAAGCATGAAACATTCTGATTTTGTTCTTAATAATTATGAAAGCTATTCAAGTATTAAGGCTCCTATGGCAGTATGATAATTTATAAAACTACTAATACCATTAACAGAAAAATTTATATTGGTAAAAGTATTAAAAATGACCCTAGATATCTAGGGTCAGGAACTCTTATAACTAAAGCTATAAACAAATACGGCAAAGAAAATTTTTCAAAAGAAATAATAACCAGCATTAACGATTTAAATACATTAAATTATTTAGAAAAATTCTTTATTTCAGTCTTTAATTCTAAAAACAAGAAAATAGGATATAATATTGCGGGTGGAGGTGATGGTGGAGACATTATAAGTTTTATGCCAAATTGCGCAGAGATACGAAGACGTTGTGCTCAAGGTTTAAAACGCTGGAATTCTAATCCGGAAAATTTGCCAAAACGAAAAAATATAAATCTAAATATTTCTAAAGCCCTTTCTCATACTGCTGAAGAACGAGGCGCTTCAATAGCTAAAGCTAAAAAGAAATATGAGTTAGTAGGTCCTAAGAAACCAAGACACACCGAGCCTAAGAAACAATCTCAATCACATCGAGAAAACCTTTCTAAAGCTCTTATTGGCAATAAGCCTGTGAACTGTGTTAAAATAGAAGTAGATGGGGTTGAATTTGAAAGTCTTAATGACGCTTCCTCCAAGTTGGATATAAAGTTATCCACTCTAAGACACAGAATTCGAAGTTTAAATTATCCAACCTATATTAGAAAGGACTTATAATGCAAGTAGTAAAGTCGTCAGGATGTAGCCAAGAGTTTGATTCAGCTAAAATTATGAAAGTTCTTAATTGGGCTTGTACTCGTGATAATATTAATATTGACCCATACGAATTATATGAAAATATTAAATCCCATCTCAGAGACGGGATGACTACTAAAGAAATTCAAAAGACCACTATTAAAGTAGCAGCATCGCTAATTACAAAAGAAGAGCCAGATTATCAATATGTTGCATCTAATTTGGCTCAATTTAATCTTCGCAAAGACGTATTTGGCCAATTTGAACCACCTAAATTTATTGACCATATCTCTAGTGTAGTTAATTTAGGTTTTTACGATAGCGAAATTCTTCGTAAATACTCGGCAGAAGAAATTGAATATCTTGATTCACGCATTAACCATGAACGAGACTTTAGTTTCTCTTATGCTGGCACAATGCAACTTATTGAAAAATATCTTGTACAAGACCGATCTACTGATACTGTATATGAAACACCTCAGTTTGCTTTTATGCTAATTGGCATGTGCCTACATCAGGATGAGCCTGAAAACCGTATCCATCATGTAGTTAAATTCTACAATGCCGTGTCTGAGAAAAAGATTTCAATGCCTACCCCTATTTTGGCTGGTGTTCGTACTCCAACACGTCAATTTAGTTCTTGTGTAGTTATTGAAGGTGGTGATTCATTAACATCTATTAATAAAGCATCTAATAGTATTATCAAATATATTAGTAAACGTGCTGGTATTGGCATTAACGGCGGTATGATTCGTGCCGAAGGTTCTAGAATTGGTGCTGGCGAAGTTAAGCATACAGGTGTTATTCCATTCTGGAAGCATTTCCAAACTGCCGTTAAATCTTGTTCTCAAGGTGGTGTTCGTGGTGGTGCTGCAACTCTTTATTATCCACTATGGCATCTTGAACTAGAAAAATTATTAGTTCTGAAAAATAATAAAGGTGTTGAAGAAAACCGTATTCGACATATGGATTATGGCGTACAGATTAACGACTTGATGTTTGAACGGTTACTTAAAAATGATTACATCACACTGTTTAGTCCAAATGTATATAACGGCGCATTGTATGAAGAATATTTCAAAGACCAAGATGAATTCCGTCGGTTATATGAAATGGCTGAAAAGGACCCAGCAATTCGTAAAAAGCGTATTAAAGCTCTAGAAGTATTCGAAACATTCTTTACTGAACGTTCTAATACAGCTCGTTTATATCCTTATCTTGTTGATAACGTTGGTAATTACGGTCCATTTATTCGTAATATTGCAACCGTTAAACAAAGTAATTTGTGTGCCGAAATTGCCATCCCAACTAAAGATATTGGCGGTGATGACCCAGAAATAGGCCTTTGCACATTATCTGCTTATGTATTAGATAGCTTTGATTGGCAAGACCAAGATGAGATTAATATGTTGGCTGAAGTGCAAGTTCGTGCATTAGATAATTTACTTGATTACCAAGATTATCCCGTTCCTGAAGCATTGAAAGCTAAAAAGCGTCGGTCACTTGGTGTTGGTATTACTAACTATGCAGCTTGGTTGGCATCTAACTTCTCTTCATATAATGATGCTAATGATTTAACTCATGAACTAATTGAAAGGCTACAGTATGCGCTCATTAAAGCCTCTGTTAAAATTGCTAAAGAAAAAGGACCTTGTGAATTCTATTCAGAAACACGTTGGTCAAAAGGCGAATTACCTATCGACTGGTACAATAAAAGAATTGACCAGATTGCTGCGCCCATTTATGTTTGTGATTGGGAATCACTCCGTGCTGACCTCAGAGCTTATGGAATCCGTAACAGTACACTCTCGGCCTTCATGCCTTGCGAATCGTCGAGTCAAGTATCTAACAGTACCAATGGAATCGAACCACCAAGAGCGGCAGTTTCTATTAAGCAATCTAAAGAAGGTTCTTTCAATCAAGTAGTGCCTAATATTGAATTTAACCATGATATGTACGATTATACATGGGAACTAGCTAAAACTGGTAATAAAGGTTATCTAACACAAGTAGCAATTATGCAGAAATTTGTGTGTCAGTCTATTTCAGCAAATACTAACTATGACCCTGAGAACTATCCTAAAGGCAAGGTTCCTATGTCAGTTATGCTAGATGATTTGCTTCATCTTTGGTACTTTGGTGGTAAAACAATGTATTATCATAACACTCGTGATGGTGCTTCTGAAGATGAAACCGTAGTGGCCGATTCCGATTGCACATCTTGTAAGCTTTAAGAATATTAGATTAGAATAGGGATATGGATATCCCTTAAAGGAAATAACAATGAGCACAATTTTTAATACTAATGTAATTAATCACTTAGAAGAACCTATGTTTCTTGGTTCGTCACAAGGTATTGCACGATATGATACTCAACGATTGGCAGTGTTTGAAGAGCTGATTGAAAAACAATTGTCATTCTTTTGGCGGCCACAAGAAATTAACTTGATGATGGACCGTGGACAATTTGATAAATTGCCTGAATATCAAAAACAAATCTTTTTGAATAATTTAAAATATCAAACATTGCTTGATAGTATTCAAGGACGTGCACCAGCCGCAGCATTAGCACCTATTTGTTCAGACCCAGTTCTTGATACCTGGCTACAAACGTGGACATTTAGTGAAACTATTCACTCTCGTTCGTATACCCACATTATTCGTAGTTTGCTAGATGACCCATCAGCTGAATTTGATACAATCATTCTTAATGAAGCTATTATGAAACGTGCTGAATCAATTTGTGTTTATTATGATGATGTTATTAAGAAAACTCGTGTGTGGCAAACATCTGAAGACGAAGCCAAAAAATTAGAAGATGAAGGTAAAGTAGAATCATTTGCTTTATTAGGTTTGTATAATAGAATCGATAAAGAACGTTTAGAGCTAATGGAATCTCTTTATCTTTGTATGCACGTTATTAATGCTCTAGAAGCTATTCGTTTTTATGTTTCATTTGCATGCACATTCAACTTTGCCAAGAACATGGAAATCATGGAAGGCAATGCTAAGATTATGAAGTTGATTGCACGTGATGAACAACTTCATCTTAAAGGTACACAATTTACTTTGCGTCAATGGCAATCAGGTAAAGATGGTGAAGTATGGGCCGAAATTGCTAAACGTCTTGAACCTAAAGCAGTACAAATTTTCTTGGACGTAGCTGAACAAGAAAAAGAGTGGGTTGATTATTTGTTTAAAGATGGCGTTCTTCCAGGATTGAATCATAAAATCTTGAAAGATTACGTAGATTATTTGACAGCTTCTCGTATGAATCAGTGTGGATTGCCATACAATGGCGAATCTCCTAAGCGTCATCCTATTGCATGGATTCGTGAATTCTTAAACTCTGATTCTGTCCAGTCTGCTCCGCAAGAAGTAGAAATTTCGTCTTACTTAGTAGCACAAATTGATAATGACATCGATGACAAAGTTATTACGTCATTCAAAAAATACTTATGAAAACCATAGCAGAAAAATATTCATTTATTCGATATGCATCTTTACAAATCCAGGATGGGGTCATTCCTATTCTGGATATAGTCAATAAAACTAATGTCATCTATGCAATTGCTGTTGATGACATTTTAGTGTACATTGGCAAAACCAAGAACCTTCGTAAGCGTATAAATTATTACAGAACAGCTATAAACAGGACAACGCCAACATCAGATTCGACTAAGTCTAAAATGATTCATGATGCTTTGGAAAATGGCAAATCAGTTGAATTCTATGCTCGCCAGTGTTTCAATTTATCTATGACTAATGAATTGGGCACAATGTCTGTAGCAACCATGGATTTAGAAGAACCTATGTTTATTAAGCTGTTTAACCCTACTTGGAACACTCAACACAGGATAAAATCATGAAAGAACTTTATAACGATTTAATGGCTTTAACAGCTAAACCAGGCAATATGTTCTTCCATCGAGATACATTAATGGCTTCTGGTGAAACAGCCCGTATTTTCTCTTATCACTATGCATCTTATTCTGAGTGGCTTGAACCAAGTGCATTAGAATGTCGTGGTATCATGTTTGCTTTAGAAAATGGCAAGCCAACTCGAATTATGGCTCGTCCAATGGAAAAATTCTTTAACGTTAATGAATGTCCATTCACAATGAATTTGGATTTTTCTAAAGCTACTCATGTTATGACTAAAGAAGACGGCTCATTGGTATCATCATTCATTGATAAACGTGGTTATCTTTATATGAAGTCTAAAGCTTCTATATCATCTCCACAAGCAATCGAAAGTATGCAAGTTCTTTCACTTGTTAAAAATGAAGCTTTGATGTATCGAGTACTGGAACTGGCCCATGACGGTTTTACATGTAACTTTGAATATGTTGCTCCGCACAACCGTGTTGTATTAGCATATGATAAAGCTGCATTGATTCTTTTGAACGTCCGTCATAATGATTCAGGCGATTATGTTCCATATGATGAATTACTTCGTGACCCGGTATTAAGTAAAGTGTTGGTCCAGAACTTTGTAGTTGATTTTAAAGAAGGCTGGATTGATGAGATTCGTGCTCTAGACAAAATCGAAGGTTTTGTTATCGATTTAGGTAATCAACGAGTTAAGCTTAAGACCAAATGGTACACTGCATTACATCATACTAAAAATTCTATCAATGCTAGCAAAGACTTGTTTGATGTTGTTGTATCAGGCGCAAGTGATGATATCAAAGGTATGTTTGACGGTGATGTAGAAGCTATCAAAAAGATTAAATCTTTTGAAAATGCATATTTGACTTGGCTTTCTGATTCTTTGAAACGGATCCAAGACTTGCATGCTGAATTACGTGGTCGTGACCGTAAGTACTTTGCAGTTACATCTCAGAATTCTCTTAAGCAGACTGATCAGTATTATCTGTTTAACGTTTTGATGGGTATGTATCAAGGCCGAATCGATTTAGATTTGATTATTAAATCACTAGGCGAAGTCTTTATGAAAAATCACAAATTATTCGTTCCAACTGAATATTTGAAAGAAACAATTATTTTCGAAGAGTAGTTTACATTATGGTAGGACTGTGATAAAATAGTCCTACCATAACTGAGGAAAATAATTATGAATATGCAATTGATTACAAATGACATGCTAGTAGAGCGCTATGGTTCTACCCATGATGGGATACGTGTATTCGGTTCTAATGGTAAACCAATCGGATACTTAACTGATTTACGTGTAGCTTATTCTCGAGATGTTAAAGCTAATAAAAAGCAAAAAGAGTACAATAATAAAATCGCTGAAGCAAGGCGTGATGCTATGCCTGAAGCAGTAGAACAAATGAAAGATTATTTAAAATCACAACTAGTGAAATATGACGCTGAAGTGTTTATTAACATTTCTCAACCCAATGTTCACTTAAACGGTTGTAAATGCTATATCACTGTTGATTCTTTAAATGATAAAAGTCATCGTCTTGGGATTATGCATCCTACATTATCTGTTAATGATATGTCAGATATGATTCAAGGCTTTAAAGTATCTAATGGTACTTCAGATAACCACATCCTTTGGAATAATCTTTCCGCAGATGATATCATCGATACAATTAAACGAGTATGTCTATGAATAAACTAACCGTATGGCTCTTACTCACTATAGCAGCTTCTGCAATAGCTATATCCGTTATGAGTAAAAATATTGCATCTTTAAAATCTGACTTAACCATAGTTAAAGGTACAGTAGAGACACAATCCAAACAAATTGATCAATTACAAACAGATTTTAAAGGTCTTCAAAAGATTGATGAAGACCGTAAAGGTTCTCGTGAAACCAGAGATAAATCCGATACAAAAATGCGCAAAGATTCCTCAAGAGAATCGGTTGTTGCCAAAAAACCTAAATTAGTTGAAAAGCAAATAAATGCCTCATTCAACGTATTTGCTAAAGAGCTACAGGAAGTGTCTAAATGAATTTAAAAGCTGTAGTAATATGTTTATCAATACTGATAACAGGATGCTCTCAGACTCTTCCTCAGACTCACGAAGTGGTACGTATTGACCCTTCTTGGCCGGACGCTATAAAAACCTGGGATGGCCAATGGGAAGTTAAGGTAATTGATGGGAAGTCTTGGGTTGGCATGCCTTTTGAGCGTTCGCAAGAATTCAGAGTTTGGCTAAATGATGTGTTAAGGTATGTACAAGACCAAAAAGGCATGTTATGTTACTACCGTGCTCCGCTAAAAGAGCCTAAATGTTTATGAATACTATTATTTTTATAGCAATTTTAGTATTCCTTTATAAAATTATTAAATTAATCTTACAAAGTTAAGTGAGTAAAATATAATGAGCAAATTTTTTGTAAGTGATGCTTCTGCATTAACCAAAATTAAAAATTTAGAGCTACTATTGATGTTGTAGAAACTGTTAAAGATGAAGTTTTCATTACACGTGTTACATACTATAATCCTGATTTGACATACACTGATTCTAGAACATTTGCCTTAAACAGTCAAACACATATTTCTATTAAGACTTGGGAACTCATTATGTGTCCTCTAGATTACAATGATGAATTCTTAAAAGATTATATGTCCAAATGCTATATCAGAGCTGTAATTAAAGGTATGCAAAATACAGCTATAGAATATGGCAAGGCTTTAAATCATGCTAATAATCAAATGTCAACAAAACGTGTTTTAAGTATTGATGTAAATGCTAAAATTGTTGAAACTGGCGACCAACTGCGTGAAGCACGTATGGCCCTTTATAATTTAGTAGGTGTATAATGAGCATCGAAGAATATAACACATGGAAAGAATTGTTTATTGACTATCAACAGGCTAATGCACAGTATCAATTAGCTGTTGCATTAGAAGCAAAATCTAAAGCAAAATATTACGAGATTGCAAATAAAGCTCAAGTTGATTTGTACACATATGTTCAAGGCTTAGTAGAATGAAAGATTTATTAGAAGAATATGTTAAGTGTTCTAATATGTATGTGGAAATATACCGTTCTGAAACTGATAACAATTTGTTGTTAGAGCGACTCGATGCTGCTGGTAAAGCCTTACGAAAAGCAGCAAGTGAAAAAGGTTTAAATGAAGTTGCAACGAGATTCCATATAGTTAAGTTTATTTCATCTAATGTTAATCGTAAGTCTACAAATAAATCTGTTGCAGACTATATGGAAGAATGCAACAAAACAGATCTCCAAAACTTTAAAGAATTCTTAGGGATTTAATATGAAAAAATTGATTTTGACAGTAGGGTGTCCTGGTTCAGGTAAAAGTACTTGGGCTCAGCAGTACATTAAAAATAATCCAGGGTTCTTTGAAGTCAATCGTGATAATTTACGAACTACAATGAATGCCTTGAATGGTCGTAATGAATATAAGTACACTAAGGCTCGAGAAAAATTAGTTACTGACGTCCAACAAGATACAGTTGCACGTTTGATGATGGCAGATTCTACTAAAGGTGTTATCGTTTCTGATACTAACTTGAATCAAGAAACACGATGGAAGTGGGCTCAAATTGCTACAGCAAATAACTGGGACCTTTCTTATATCACTATTGAACAACCGTGGACTGAATTAGTTAAGCGCAATAGTTATCGTGGAACTAGTGCTGTACCTGTTGACGTATTGCGTGCTATGTATAAAAATATGTGCGAATACATGGCAAGTGAAAAAATTGCATATGTTCCTAATGAAGAATTGCCTAAAGCAGTTATCTTTGATTTAGATGGGACACTAGCTGACAATGACCATCGTTCGCCATATGACTTAGAATCTTTACGTAATGATAAACCAAAAGAAATGGTTGTTAATCTTTTGAAAATGCTTAAAGAAAATGGGTATACAATTATTACTGTAAGTGGACGCGAATCTGGCACTAAAGATGAACCATTGCGTTATAAACATTCTACTATAGAATGGATGATGGCCTCAGGTTTTGGACTTCAAGTATCAGAGCATTATCAACGTCAACAAGGTGATGCTCGTAAAGATGATGTTGTTAAAGAAGAAATCTTTAGGACTAAAATTGCTCCTAATTATAATGTTAAATTAGCTGTTGACGATCGCGATCAAGTCGTAGAAATGTGGCGACGCATCGGTGTGGAATGCTGGCAAGTCAACTTCGGTGAATTTTAATGAGTACTTTTAATGCAAAAAAAGCATATTTAGTGGCAGTAGCGGCAAATGAAGCTCGCGAACTAATTTCTCCGGCCGTATTCGAATATATTAAATCTCAGGCTGAAAAAGGTTTATTTTCTGCAATCTTCTTTCCAGAAGAAGATTTTGGCATTGATTGTAATTCAGGAATCTTGCCAGAAAATGCAATGAAACGCCTTGATTTAGTAAAGCGTCAATTTGAATCGTTGAATTATAGTGTAGAATACAATACAGATATTGATATGACATATACACGATCGGTAAAGTCGATTACAATCACTTGGTGAGGACGTTATGGTAACTGTTCACGAGATTGAAGCAAATTTAATTCACGAAATATCTAAATTTCACGGGAAAGATATTGATATGACTCTTAAACAAGAGTTGCTTGATTTGCAATCTCGTATGAATAAAGAAATTTCTCCTATGTACTACATTGAATACGACATGCAATTAGAGCAAGATAAAGAATTTTATTTAGACTTTACTGTTCGTACTTTGCATTAAGGAATTATTATGACTATTAAAACTGTTGAGCTAGATGCAGGATTTCCTACATATTCTGATTTATGCAATATGGTGACCTCTCAAGCATATAGTAATTATATGTATGAAATTATATCACCTGCTAACATTCTTAAACTTCATGCAGATATTACTTTGGTAATTAACACTCTTATTCCTAATAAAGTTAAAATTACTCCTAATGTATCTCCATCATTTTTATCATTTGACTTTGAAATCGAATTGTCTCCAGAAGATACACTGTTTATCAGAGTGATTTTAGAATGATTAGCAATAAAACGTTTACAGAAGCCGAATTTGAATCTAAAGTTAAAGAATTCGCTCAAGAATTTGTTAATCGTCTTACACCTGAAAATCCAGGTGTTCAGGCTTCTCTCATTAAACAAGGCCCTCGTACTATGGTTCTAAGAACAGGTTTACCAGGTGGCGGTGGTGAAACATGTGTCTTTACTTTAGCTCCAGATGGTCTTGTTGAAACAATTATGGAATACTAATGAATCTTATTGATACTGTTAAATCTATTATGAATGACGAAGTCATAGGTTATCATCGTGCAACATTGTCTCAAGCTGGTGTTAACAAAATACTATTTGCATTGAATACTGACCCAGGTATTGCAGCTATTCCTGTAATAGAGTATGACGCTATTTTTGTCTCTTTTATGCCTATTGATATTAGCAAACGACATTATGGTTTTGTTTTCAATGATAACCGAACAAACCGTCCTGGCGGCACATTTGCTCAAGGAACCGATGTTACAATAAGTACTGTATTAGATATCATTGAACCTGTTTTAGATATTAAATTGATAACTACTCGAAATACACGTTATCTTGCTATTGAATGCGTTGAGGAATAATAATGAGAGCATCTACATATCTACAAATTGCCTATATGGTTTCACAAGAATCGAAATGCTGCTCGTGGAAAGTAGGTGCGGTCATTGAAAAGAATGGACGTATTATTTCTACTGGGTATAATGGCTCGCCATCAGGTGGTATTAACTGTTGCGACCATGCTCAAGAAAAAGGTTGGATTTTGACACATAAAAATCTAGACCGAATGATAACAATAGATTATCTTAAAAGCGAATTCAGAGAAGACCATTCATCTTGGTCTAAAAAGAATGAAATTCATGCTGAATTAAATGCTATTTTATTTGCTGCGCGTAATGGCTCTTCTATTGAAGGCGCCACTATGTATGTAACATTATCTCCTTGTTCTGATTGTGCTAAAGCAATTGCTCAGTCAGGTATTAAACGTCTAGTTTATGCTGAACTTTATGACCGTAATGAACCGGGTTGGGATCAAATCTTAATTGATTCTGGCATCGAAGTGTTTAATTATCCTCGTCATAAATTAACATCTTTAAACTGGGCTCACATTCGTAACTTCTGTGGTGAAAATAATGGTTGATTTAATGAAACCAGTCCCAAAGCCCGTCTTTGGGAATGAAGATGGCAATATTAAAAATTATGTTATATCGCGTCTTAAGTCTTTAGGACTCAATGTTATTAGTGTTGAAGCTCCTTTAGTTCTTATAGAAACTGCTGGCAACCAAGTAAGTTTAGAAATGGTTTCGCGTGAAACAAATAATTTGAATTATGCTATTCAAACAATATTTGATCTTAACCCGACAGTGGTATTCATTCGTGATGTAGTTGAATATAACGAAACCACTGGTAATTTTATTATTCGTTTCCAATATATTAGGATTAATCATGAGCTTATCGGTTGAACAAAAAATTGCTATTCGCGAATTGTCTAAAACTATTCTGGCTGATGGCATATCTGAAGTTGTATTTGAAAAGAAAGATGGTAGCATTCGTGTAATGAAGTCTACCCGTGATAAAACAGTTATTTCTGGCTTGGTTGGCGAATCTGTTTACGAAAGTTACATTAATCCAGAAAAGCCACGTGCAGAATCTGTAGATATGATTCCTGTATTTGATGTCGAAGCTAAAGCATGGCGTGGATTTAGTCTTGATAAATTGATTTCTATTAATTCTACTAAGATCGAAACTCTTCGTGAATTGGCTAACGTATAGTTTGCTTTACGTCTAATTTGATATAATTATACTACAAACAACAACAACAAATGGTATTTTATGGAACTCCCTATTAAAGCTCTTGGCGAATATATTATCTTAGTCGCTGAACCTAAACAAGCTGGCGAAGAACAATTTTCTGCTGGTGGTATTGCTCTTGGTAAACTTCAACAAGGTGAATTGCCTGAAATGTGTGAAGTCTATTCAATCGGTTCTGATGTTCCTGAATCATTCGTAGAAATTGGTGATTTGACTCCTATGCCTGTTGGTAAAATGGCTAATGTTGTTCATCCACTTGTAGCATTGGGTATCAAACAACCTAAAGAAATTAAACAGAAATTTGTGACTTGTCATTATAAATCCTTAAGCTGCATTTATAAGTGATATAAATAATAATGTAAGAACAACTTACACACGTGGTGGAGATGCATTTAAGTCTCCACCTTATTTTAACCTCATTCTGAGGCATTTATAATGAATCAACAACTAACTCACGCACTTTCTGTACAACGTCAAGCATGGTCTAACGGTCACGAAAACTATGGCGCATCTATTGATGTTAAAGCTGAAGCACTAGATATTCTTAAAGGCTTTAAGCACTTGAATCCAGTTCAAAAACAATTTGCTGATGAGCTTGAAGTTCAAGACGAATTGAAATTTGCAAAATCTCTTTGCAGTTCATCTCGTAAAATTGTTCGTCATTTCATCGTCACATTGAAATAAAAATCAGGTGATACGCTACCTTAAGTGCGAAGCTAAAATTTGCGGTAAGAGCATTTTGCATCAATGAACAATGATTCTTAATTGATGCTGTTACGACCTGCGTATTCATTGATACGTATTCTATCCTAGAGAAATCTAACCCAGACCCTTTAAGCTAATGGTGTGCAACAGATAGAAGCAATGTATGATGTGGAAGTTGATGGACTTGCACGTTAATTTTACAAAACCATCCGTTGCTCATTGAAGCCTTTCGACCAGCCCACTTTGTGTACGCAAAGATAACTGGTTTCATCTCCTTATGGAAGAAAAATAATGTCTAAAGTTAAAGCTAAAGCTGCAGTAGTTCAAGAAGTTGGTACATCTAAACGCGCTAAATATAAGCGTGGTAGCAACAAACGTATTAATCAGACAGTTGAAAAAATCATGAGACGTGCACGTGCTGTTCTTCATGATGATGCTTCCCGCTTCGGTAAGCCACGAGTATAAATTTTATGGGAACCTTAATTGGTTCCCATTTTTCGTTTCTACCAGTTTACAACACTAAAAGGTTGTGGTATAGTAGACTCTCAATCAGTGGAGATGATTATGAAATACACTAACTTTGAACATAAGTATGTACAACCTATATTTGGTTCTGATACATATATCAGTTTATGGAAACATAAAACAGGTGTTGTATGCGATATCGATATGTATTGGGAGAGCAATGAAGTTTACATCAGTTTTGAAAATGGTATAACTTTGACTATTGCAATTAAAGGTTCTGTAATTAAAGTTGGATTTCATGATGATTTCCGTACTCGTGATTTGTCTACACATCCTGGTTGGAATGCTGATCGTGGATTATTAATTAAACTATATCTGCGTCAAATTTTAAAATTACGCACTACATATGAAGAGCGTGAAGCTATTTGGGATATAGTTTCTAATGAATTTACTTTTTAAGAGGTTATTATGGATTTCTTCAAAGAAAACCGTGTTTATGCTTTAAAAACTTCTCATCCAAAGTTCCAAGAGTTTGTCGACTTTGCAAAATCTAATGCACTTATAGCTGAAGTATTAAAAAGCAAAGTATTTACTATGGTGTTGAATCACACTAAAAATGTTGTGACTCATATTTCTTTTGCAGAATTAGGAAAATTACTTCCGCCAGTCACTCCATCAACAGTCATACCTGATTATACTGATTGCAATTGGTTTTATCGTATAGACTTCCGTGTTGAAGGTGAAGTATTTGACGATGTTACGCATTTGTATCCTCATCTTGTCGAAAAAGATGAAGAAAAAGAACTTGAAACCGCTTCAGAATACAAATATGTTGTAGTTGGTTTTTTAAGAAATGGCACTAAGTACACTGGTCGTATAAAAAATACACTAGAAAAAGCCGAAGAAGAAGCCAATAATCTTTCTTTTTCTAATCCTCAATCAGTATACTTTGTTTCTAAATTACAAACACGATATCAATATAAATTAAATAAAACCGAGGTATAAAATGATTTTTAATACAGATCCTAGAGATGATTATTTACGAGTTCAACGTCGTATAGACGGTAGCGGAAATGGTGGGCTTGTTCCTCATAAAGACTCTGAATATTTTGTTATGCTTAAAATTGTAGAAAAGTCTCCTATTATGTATGGGCCTTATGGTAAAGCAGAAGCAGAAGCTAAAGCATTTCAACTTAAATCTAGCTCACCTGCGTCTACAATTACTCTTTTAGAAAGTAAAGGTGAAGTTAAAATTGAATTTTCTATCCATTAAGGATTTTTATGGAACGCACATTGTATATGGATTCTATACTCCCAGAACATATTCATTTAGCTAATTGTTTAGGATTAGAAATGAGTATTACTACAGCGTGTATTTCTGGGAATTGTCCAGGATTTTTAGAAGTAACAGTGACAGGTGAAAGTAAAAGCATTAAAGAATTTGAATTGAATCCTGTGGTAGAATCTCATGAATCTGAATGGTGAGGAAATTGTTATGAACTTTTTTAAAGAAAATACATTTTATCGTTTTAATGATGTTGAAGGTTCAGATACAAAATTTATAGAATATAGTTTTTCTAATACAGCAATTTATGATGTATTAGCTGGTAAATTGTTTAAAGTTAAAATTGAATTAGATTCATTTGACTCTAAAGAAATTACTGTGCCTGAAATAATGTTATTTGATTCTAATAAAAATCCTTTGACAGATTGGACGCCGCCGGAAGTTTATAATATAACCTTTAGTCCAGCTGGTTCTCGTACTTTGCACAATTGGTTCTCTTCATATGATTCAGAAGTTGAATTCAACGCATTTGAAGAAGTCGAAGATACTAGAATTGAAGATTTAGATGATTTCACAGAACCTAAAGTGCTTCAAGAACCTAAGTATATAGTAATTCAGATTGTTAATGATGTTGCAACGCAAAGTAGAGAAATGAACTACGAACAAGCGATGTACTCAGCCCGAACATGGTCAGCTAATAATCGTACAGCTACGGCTTATGTGGCTAAAATTGATTCAAAGTTTTATCATGGTCCACTTGAAACTAAATATCCTGATTGAAGAAAATATGAATAAATTTATGGATGGTGATGAAGTCCTTTATAATAAAACTATTCCAGGACTGGTTTTAGAAGTGTTAAAGCCAATTCTGGTAAAGGATACTTCTGGCAAAAACAAATATTTGCCATTAGGTGAAATAAGTTATAATGTATTGTGGTGCGATGGTAATACTGGTATCCACGCTGAATCTGAATTATCTAAGTAATTGAGGAAAATATTATGGTAGTTAAAATTGTAGGTATGCCTAATCGTCTAGTTAATGACGTTTTGAAAGGTGATTTAGAAGCTTTTAACGTATGTGCATTTATTTCTAATAGCAATACGTTATGGTCATCAGTTGAATTACATGGTGATGAAGCTAATGTAAATTCTGTTATTTCATTGGCTAAAAAGCGAGAAACTAAATGAAACCTATTATTGTAACTGATGTGGATGGCATTCTTGTTAAATGGCAAAGTGGCCTTCCTTACTTTGCACAGAAATATAATTTGCCTATCGATGCTATTCTTGATTTGATTGTTTCTGATAAATTCAAATCACCTTCTGAAATCTTCAGTTGCGATGAAGAACTAGCTAATAGTTTAATGGAAAAATATAACACAAGCGACTTTATTCGTTATTTAGCTGGTTATCATGATGCTATCAAATATGTTAATATGCTTAAAGACAAATTTGATTTCGTAGCTGTAACAGCCTTAAGTAATAATTTAGATGCTCGCCTGAATCGTCAATTCAATTTAAATGCTTTATTCCCGGGTGCATTCAAAGATATTTTCCTTTGTTCGCATGGCGAATCTAAATTTAATATTTTAAGTCAAGTCAATAATAAGTATGGCGAACGTGTTGTATGCTTTATTGATGATATGCCATCTCATATTAATACATCCCAGCGAATTAGTTGGAAATCAGAAATTAAACATTTCTGGATGCCACGTGGCTCTCATGACATTACTCCTGAAGGCAACTTCTACGAAGTTAATACTTGGGAAAATATCTATCGTGCATTGCCATCAGCAAAAGCTATTAATAAGGTAGAACAACTAGGTCAATTACCGCCGTCTTTAGAAATCATTAAAAATAGTATGCTTAATGTTCCTATTTCTGTAATTACATATGTGTATAAAGATGATAAATTTACCCCAGTGACAATCAAATCTTTTAAATATTCTGAATTTATTAAAGCTTTTGGTATAATTCGTTCATTACAAGAGCAACAAAAAGAATTCAGAGAAGCTATTAACAACAAAATAATTTGTGTAATTAAACGTCCTAATGGCCGCGGCTGGATTTATCATACTAATCGTAAGAATTTAGTAGAAGAATACACTAATCGGTTTTTGTAATTGCTCTTAGATAGATATAATATAATAAACTACATCCAAATCAAAGGTATATTATGACACGAATTATTGATATTTTAGACGAATTAGCTAGAACTGAATCCACTAACGGTAAAAAAGCTATTCTTGAACGTGAAAAGGATAACGAACTACTAAAACGCGTTTTCCGTATGGCTTATTCTAAACGGTTGAATTATGGCATTAAGAAATGGCCTGAAGCTATTGAATGTCATGGTTCTCGTACTCTAAGCGAAGGCTTAGATATGTTTGAATTTGAATTGGCCACTCGTAAATACACCGGGCATGAAGCTATTCGACGAGTGGCTATGTTAATTTCTGACATTAAATTTAAAGATCCAGGTGAAGAAGAAGTATTACGACGTGTAATAATGCGTGATCTCGATTGTGGTGCAGGTACTACATTAGCTAATAAAACATGGAAAGATATTATCCCATTGCAACCTCAGATGTTAGCTTCGCCTTATTCTGAGAAAGCTTTGAAACATATCAAATTCCCGGCTTTCGCCCAATTAAAGGCTGATGGTGCTCGTTGTTTTGCTGAGATTCGCGGTGATAGTATTGATGATGTTTCTATGTTCTCTCGTGCCGGTAATGAATATTTTTGCTTAGATAAATTAGCTCTTCAATTAATTGAAATGACTAAAGAGATTCGTGTATTACATCCAGAAGGTGTAATGATTGACGGCGAATTAGTTTATCGTGAAGTGACTAAAGTTAAATCTGAATTAGATTTTTTATTTGGGGAAGAAGAAGTATCTAAAGAAATTGAATCTGTAGCTTCTCGTAATACGTCTAATGGTTTGGCTAATAAATGCCAACAAAAAACTATTACACCAGATGAAGCAGATGGTATGAAATTCGAAATCTGGGACATGGTTCCACTCGAAGAAATTTATGGTGAAGCTAAATCTCGAATGAAGTATGACGTTCGTATCGCTTGGATTGAAACTAATGCTGTTGGATTTGATAAGATTATTCCTATTGAAAACCATCAAGTATCTAATATTAAAGAAGCTCGTATAATTTATCAGAAATATATAGCAGCTGATTTAGAAGGTATTATTCTTAAGAACCGTGATTCCTATTGGGAAAATAAGCGTTCTAAGAACCTTATTAAGTTTAAAGAAGTAATTGATATCGCAATGGAAGTGACTGGTTATTATCAGCATTCTAAAGACCCTACTAAATTAGGTGGTGTCAATCTACGTTCATCATGTGGTCGTATTACTTGTAACGTTGGTTCTGGTTTCACTGATACAACTCATGTTCGTGACAGTGAAACTAAAGAATGGGTTTATATTCCATTTGAAAAGCGTGGTGATTTAGACCGTGAAATGCTTATGTCTTTAGGTGATAAATTAATCTCACGTATTGCTGATTGCCAATGTACAGGTTGGGATCTATCTAAGTCTCGTACTGATACTGTTGGCTTGTTCTTAATTGTTATCAAAGGATGGCGTTTTGATAAAACACGAGCTGATACATTTAGTGAAGTATTTGGCGGCGACTTTACCGAAATGACTGGTATAAAATGAGAGCTTATTTAGAAACAATTGTCATAGCAAATAAACAAGATGGAAACGTTTCTACATCTTGTTCACAAACAATACTTGATTTTGATGGGTGGGCTGAATGGGAAAGTTTTAATAGAGGTTTCGACTATCACGAAAAAGGTCCTAATTTTGAAATTTTTCGTACTTTAATGCCATTGTGGTAAGGGCCTTCGGGCCCTTTCGGGTATAAATACGTTTATAATCACTCCAAATAAGGTTGTAATATGACACAATTATTTACAGAGGTTTTCGACTCGGATTCTGAAAAGAATTATCCAGTCGTCAACTTAAACCCAAAAGATAAAGTACCCCAGATTTGGGCTGTTAAAGTTCCTGGTAATGAAAATTTAGTTGCCCGTATGGTTTCGTACACATCTGAAGGCGATGCTATTAAGAAAGTAAAACAAGGCGACAAATACGCTCATGTTATCTTGATGTCATTATCTGAAAAAGGAACTCCTGCCGAATTGAAGGGTGGATTAGGTTCTGATCCGATAGGTGCATTGAATACTATTTTCGATACAGTTTATGCCGATGTTAAAAAACTAAAAATGGATGCAGTTCTTTTTAGATTCCCAGCTAAGAAAATGAAAGGCCAAGAACGTATTCTTCAACGCATTATGAATCGTCTAGTAATGGCTCGTACTGGTGGTCGTTTTAAAGTCCTGGATGCTCTCTATCACTTTACAGGTAAACATGCATATATTCTTATTTATCGTAAATCTAGACCCCTAGAAGACATCGCTGGCATTCCTGGCATCAATGCTGAGTTATATACTAAGGTAGAATCTAGTATAGGTGATGTGTATGTATCTAAAGAATCTGGTGTTCAAGTTACTAAAGATGAAGCTATTGCTGGTTCTATTGATGCAATCGAAAAGAAACGTAGTGATCGGACTGCTATTACTCGTACTAAAATTAACCGTCGTGCATTAGCACAAAGTCAATCTCTTGAAACAGATAGTTTTGTATTAAAGGATTGGGAAGAACTTGACGCTTCTGCGGCTGAATTAAGTAAACCTGCTACAGGCGAACTTATTAAAGATGTTGCTGCATTTGAAGCTATTACTAATTCAAGTTATCAGAAAAATAAAGTTGCAAAACAATTTGGGCATACTATTACAAACAACTTAGACTTATTCAGTGGTTATACTCTAAGTACCCCTGAACGTGTTATGATGAGTGAAGATATTGCTCTTAAATTCTCTGCAGGTATTAAAGATAATTCGACCACTTCGGTTGAAGCCTTAAAATTAGCAACGAAAATAGCTAATGATGCTATACTAGCTAGTGAATCTAAATGGCGTGAAAATGCTATGTTAGCTCAAACAGTTGGTTTATCAGCTGAACAAAAACAAGCCAATGTTGATAAAGAGTGGATAATCTATAGAGCAAGCCAAATACAAAATATGATTAAATCGTATTCTGCGCATATCTCTAATGACTTACGTGATTTTACAATAGATTATTCTCCTGAATATTCTTTACCTGAAAAACGAGCTATTAAAGAATATGTTGGTTCTGGGTATACTGATATCAATGGTTATTTGTTAGGACGATATAAGCCAGAAGAAGCCGATACTTTAGGCGAAGATGATGTGATAAAAGCTATTAAAAATTTAGATTCAGCATTCATTAATGGCGAAAAATTACCTAAAGATTATACGCTTTATCGTTCGCAAACGATGCGTGGTCCTATTTTTGATGCATTGAAAACTAACCGTAAATTCTATTTCAGAAACTATGTATCGACATCTTTATATCCTATTATCTTTGGCGGTTGGAAGTCTAACGTGGCTGTTGCATTAGCTGATGAAGATATTCGTAAAGATATTAATGTTCAAGTTCCTGGTCTTGATTCAACTGATGAATATGTTGATGCGAGCGCTTCTAGAGTAGCAGGTTATACTAGAATTTATATAGGTTGGGCAATTACTGGTGCTGATAAAATTAATATAGTTTATCCAGGCAAACTATCTATTCATGCAAATGAAATGGAAGTAATTTTACCACGTGGTACTATTGTTGAAATCACATCTATCACGGATGCATCATATAATACTAGAAAAACTATTACTGGAATGGGCCAAGATACACGCACGAATACTAAAATGGTTCAAGCCGAAATATTGACTACTGAACAGCTAAGTGAAAGTTCTATTGTGTATGATGGCGACATGATATTTGAAACCGGTGAACTAGTGGTTTATTCTGGGGAAGAAGATGAAGCGACAATTGATTTTAATTCGTTTATGTCCATGTCTAAAAAGCGTCCTGGTAAGGAAATTATGCAGCTTTTAGCCTCAGCCATGGATTTAGAAGATGTCCCACCTAAGTTTAGATAATGCTTTAACACAAGGATGTGTTAATATATTCTTACATTATTGAGGAGAACAACATGGCTATTTTACGTTTTAAGTGTCAAGAGTGGAAAACAGAAACTCGTATTGTCGATGCAGAGTTTAATACTCTTTTAGAAATTGTAATGAAAGAATATTTTCCAGCGGCATTAGTTTCATTAGATTTAGTTGAACAATTTAAACCAAAAACTGAAGTTGAAATTAATAATATTTTTATTGGCCGAGCTAATGGTATGTTAGCTGTAAATGTATTTTGGCATGATGATAAAAATAATATTATTCATCAAGACCTTGCTTTTGTAGGTCACTAAAACAAAAAAAGGAGCCGCAAGGCTCCTTTCGGGGTTTATAACAATCTAGAACTTGAACCACTAGCTAATCCAATAACACCACCTAAACCAGTCCTGGCGCCACCTAATCTACTTAGTTGTGCCAAAGATGAATTCAGTGATTGACCTGGATTAATCTTGTCAATATTGAATATAGCTTTTTCTTCCAACCAATCCAATGCAGCTTGTGTTCCTACTGCACCTATTTGCATAGCTCTATATGCAAAGGTAACATCAAATGTTGCTATTGTATTATCATTCTCATATGCTAATTCTGGGGAAGCCACTGAAACAGGAATACATCCAGTAAACATAGAAACTGTATGTGGCAAGCCATTTCTTTTATGCAGGTTAACTTGAATATCTGCTTCAACATCTTCCGGTAATGAACGAAGACCTGTAACTGGGTCTTGTACAGAGTTCACCCAATCCTGCATTGCTCTAAAGTTACTTGCGTCAGAATCCATTCTAAATGTTAAAATAAGAGGAGCATAATCGCGGCCAGTAATTTTAATGTTAGGAGCATTATGATTAGGGTCCATTTCATGCTGCAATGTATTATCAGGCATCTTAACAGAATTAACCATTAAGCCGGCAGTTGGGAATGCCATATTAAAGAAATCTAATAGATATGTCCCTACTTCAAATTCACCTAATAAGCTTTGAACAACACGATTGCTCATTGCTCCTATCAAATATTTCGATACGCCTGATTTACGAACTAACTGTTGTGTTCCCGCTGTGATTAGTGCAGTTACGCCTTGGTTTACTTCGCCTCTAGTTATTCCTAACCAGTCATTATCTAATGGCAAACTATTATAAAGATATCCACCAAACTGATCAAGTATTTGGCTAGTTTTATTACTTGGAGTTGTGGCGAAGACTACACTGAATAAGTTTGTACGTTGGAAGTCTATATTAATCGCTTGACTATTAAATTCATCTAATGTGTACATTAACCTAAACCTCCAGCATATAATGAATTACGGTTAAGCGTAAGGATTTCTCGGAATGTAATTTCTAATACAAATGTTGATGGTAAATTAGGAGCAATAGCTAAACCATTAAAATGTCCGTTAGGAGATTTATCAAATCTAATACTAGCTATTTGACATGGTCCAAATACGTCAGCACGTCCGTCAAAAGAACTTGTTGCGCCAAAGTTTCTTACATACCATACTGTCGGGTTACTTACAACTATAACGTTAGTTAAAAATGATGTAATTTGTTCAAACATTGTATTATCTAAATTAGCACCATCCGGAGTCATGTTCTTCAAAAATGTATTTTTATACCAAGTATCTAAATCACCTTTTAATCCTTTAGCAAAACTAGATGTTCCTGTTTGGCCATAAGAATAATAGTTAAATGTTTCATAGATTTTGATTATTTGAACCAAGTCTTGGACATTACGAGGTGTTAAATCCCAGGTAAATACTTTTTGTCTATTATCAGCACCGCCATACATACTACGGGCAGTGTTATAAATTTGTTCTCCATGGTCAGACATATAACCTTGTGTTAATGATTCTAATGCGCCGAACACAGCAGTTGAAGCCATATTGCTTAATATACCTGTTGCATTGCCACCACCACGTGTTACAAGTGATTCACCTACATCATTAAACTTATGAGATGTATTATCAACATCTGATTTAGACCTTGGAAGCAATATATTTGCAACTGGCGTTTGTTGAACTGTTTTAGTCCCAGTAAAAATAGATGAAGGTTTCTTCTGTGCTGCTATTTGAATATCTGCTCTATTCTGTCTTAAATCTGGTGATGTTCTACTAGTAAAATCATAGGCTGTAAATAACAGCCCATTTTTATAAAGATCTGTAATCTGTAAATCAAGAGTACTATCATTACCAGAGGCTCGTTCTGCTGGGAACTGAGCCTGTATGGTTTTGATTGACGTGCTTTGAGTTACTTGACCCGCAGAAGTAGAAATACCAGCAGATTTAATTGCGGATTCCGTTATTTCTGTAGCTCTTATGCTCATTGGTATTCCTTAATTTGTTCCTAATGCTGCTCTCATACCTGGCGCAGGAATATTAGTTGTTGGAGGCATATTGTACATTGTACGACTGGTATTGGTCGTATTAGCTTGGACAACTGTGTTTTGTGTAGCACCTTTATTAACAGATTGCGTGTCATTCTGTTTTTGTAATTCGGCTACGCGCTTAGTTGTTTGAACCTCTTGATTTTCTGCAATAGGCGCAGGTTTTAATTTATTAGCTGATGTCTTATTATTTAATTCATCAAATTGACGAGTTAAATCCGATTTAGATTCTGGAATTTTAGAAATTTCAGGGTCATCTAATCTAGATTTAATATCCGCTAAAGCTTTGTTTAACGAATTAACTTCTCTTTCGTTATTAGGGCCAATTTTAGTAGCATAATCTTTAGTACGATTAATAGCTGCCTGAGCTTCATTTCGTTTGACGATTACATTAAGACGTTCTTCTTCACTTAAGCCTTGTAATGGGTCACTAGCTTTAGCTTCACCTTTAGATAATGCTTCATATGTATCTTTGCTCATAGAACCATTTTTATAGGCTTGATCGTATCCTCTTTGGTCCATGCCTTTAAATTGATCATATGCTGTTGTATCATGCTCGTCTTTAATCTTTTGGTTATCAGCTTTAGCTATTAACTTCTGAAACTTCTGATGTCCTTCGCTCATAACAGCACCAGTTCTATCTTGATAACCTTTTAAATAACTACCTTCAAGTGCATCGGCTTTATCATTAAATCCTAAAGCTCTGAGAATTCCTGCGGTCAATTTAGCTACTGCAAGCCCTAACAAATCGGCAAGTTGTTTAGTGATATCACTTAAGCCAAAAGCAATAGCTTTAATGATACCAAACGGATCGTCACTATTCCATGCATCGCTTATATTTCTAATCATGCCAACAACTGATTCTATTAAAGGTCCCCATTCTTTAGCTCGTTCGGCGAATTCAGTAAAATTAGAACTGAACTTTTCGGCCCAAAAGGTAAAGTTAGCTTTAATAACATCTATTGCTAATATAATACCTAATATCATTGCAGCCGTTTTAGCAGCTTGTGCTATCGCGGATATTGTGAATTTAAATAGCATATTAGAAATTTTATCAGAATATCCAACCGCTGTTTTAAAGCCTGATTGTGTGGTTTTAATTAATAAGTCTAATTTTTCAGCTAATGTATTTTTTTCATCGCCATCAGAACTTGATTTTTTATCTTCCTCAGGTTCTGATTCAGGTTCTCTACGTGGAGGTTCAGGAAGAACTTCTTCATTAGGGTCTGTATCAGGAACAGACGGTAGCATTGGACCTATAAAATCTTCAGGCAAAACTACTGGAACTGGTTCAGGTAATGCGCCAGACACAGGGTTAGGAGCATTTAATGGAGCTAGTTGATCGCCAAATTTGGCTTCTAACATAGATGTTAGTTGTGCTAATTTAGCATTAATAGCTTGTGAAACCGTATCAATACTTTTTAAGTAGCTATTACTATCTCCTATCGCATCAACAGCTAATTCTGAAGCTGCCTGGACATCCTGAACACTTCCTTCAAGGTGCCCAATTGTATCTATTAACTGATCCGTTTTCGTCTCTACGACTTCACTGGTAAGTTCAGAGGCGGCTTGGACATCAGATAATTTAGAATCAATGCTATCTAAAGTCATACTTTGTGAATTAGCGGCCGAAGCCGCATCACGTTCTGGTTTACTATCTTCTATTACCTTACGACGGAAACTATTTTGTTGGCTAGGTTGTTTCATTCAAATAATCCTAAAATATTTGTTAATCCTTTTATAGTTCCACGGTGAGTATCTAAAGCTATGCCATATGTTATTTGGTCGGCCCATTTAGAAACAAATGCTGGCATTTTCATAAAATCAACATCAACCTTTTCGTCATTAACGGATACCAATAATTCAGATAACATTTGGTCAATAGATGCAAATGTCTCGAACGGTTGTGGTGATTTAAATTTAAATACATTACCTTGGAATTGATGGGTCAATATTTGTCTAATAACGACATCATCTACAGAATATGTGTGGCCTTCAATTTCTTTGTCTTTTAATCGTCCATTAAATTGGAGAACATGCAATAATACTAATTCACCTTCAGGAGCTGTTAAACCTGGACTAATGCTTTGAAGTAAATCTCTTAAATGAGATTCAGCAGCTTTTACTGAATTAAGAATATTGTGTTGTTTTACACCAAATTTAGGCACAGAAATAGTTTTATCATTGACCTGTATTTTTTTAATTGGTAGTACTAGTTTTAAGTTCATTTTTTACCTTAATAGGTTCTACAGGATTAAGTATTTTGCTATTAGTGAACATATACAAATTAGTTACGGCAGCATTATTGGATAATTCGTGGATGACTTCATCAACATAAAAATATGTGGTGAACTGATTTTTAGTATCTTTGAATTGTATTTTCATCCCAGGACGAATTTCAAAATTACCCATAATTTTACATTTGGCATAGGCATCATATTGTGCCATTGTGCCTATACGTAAGGCTTCTTCATATCCATTCCTATAAATCATTTCAGAATAACCACCTGAACGAGAAACCAATATAGAGTTATGACCTGTGCCATTTACTATTTTAGTCAAGTCGTTATCTAAAAATGAATGGGCATATATCGTAGCATTAGCAATTGGGTTATCTACGCTTTGATTAGTTTTAGTCATCCATTCAAAGTCCCATGCTAATGGAACAGGCATCTCGCCTACGTATTGGCCTATTTGTTTAGGTTCGCCAACAATCATCGGAGTTATATCTTGGTTAAGCATGCCAGAATAATCCATCATGTTTATACCACTAATATCTTCCCATACGAAAACAAATTCATCAGAATCTATAGCTAGGCCAACATCACGAACGTAATCAAGATATTTGGTTATCGTTGAAGTCCATGGCAATTTAGGCACATAAATGTTTATATCGTTTATAGGTGGAGCTATTAATAATCTATCTTGATAAATCGCGCCGATCATTTCTGTGATACTTTCGCCAGCACTATTAAAGAAAGTACGTCCAAATTTTAAATTTTCTATATTATGGATAGTGTCTAGCTGGATTGCAATTATATTATCGCCTTTAGAGTCAACACCAACTGCGCCATGCTTATTACCATAAATTCTTGTTTGAAATTGTTTACTATTTGAGTTAGCCACTGATATCTGAATTATTTCATTACCAGTTAATTTAGTATGCAGATTTTGGTTATCATAAAATTGAAGGATGCCTTCGTTAATTCCATATAATCCATCTCGCATAGTAAGAGTAGTAAATGTTGCAGCTAATTCTAAAAATCTGTTTTCAGTCCAGGCAACATAGTCCTCATATAGTTTCACACTTATATTAGGATAACCTTCGCGTTGCATCATTTTTTATTATCCTTCTCAATAAGAGATAAAGCAATGGTTCGTTCTATAGGAATCATTTTCATAACGCTATTTAAATCATAATGGCTCTTAGTCAACACATGATTTGTCTGGTAAAATGAAAACACTTCGTCAGGATTTAAAAGTAAGTTAAACACATCTTTTATATTTGTGTAAGTCACTGTTTTTGATTCACAACAATTCATTTTTATTTCGATATAAATTGGATGTATTTGTTTAAGTAGTTGTTCGATTGCTTCTAAAGTGATAGCATCTATAACAGCCAATTTATCATCTTCAGATAGTTCAGTCCATAGATGAATAGTTCCATCATCTATGGAATAGATATTCTCATTTATAAATTTCACTGGGTCTGGTTCGTAAATCTCAGGAAATTTAAAGTTAATTTTTACACCACATGTTTCTATTACCGGATTTTTAAGTTCTTCAATACCAATATTCAATAATGTCTTAGCTACTTTATTGCATGTGGCACAAGACCATTGAACCGGGAGTCTAGTTTTACCGATTGAGGTACTAAACGTTTTTAAAAATATGTGTGGACGATATGATTCCGGATATTCAGAAAAATAATCTGCAAGCATTTCATTAACAAGTTCTGTTTGCTCATCAGAAGTTTTACTGGCTAATTCTGTCCTAATTAACAAAATGTCTCTATAGTCTTGAACTGTAAAAGGCTTAAGACGACTAATTCCGGAGGGTAATTTACATCTGACTATATTGGCCATGGTCTCTCCTTTATTCTATTTATAAATAAGTTAAACTAGAGGTATTTATGTACAATTACACTTTTGATGTATCGCTTAAAGATAAAACAATTAAATGCCGGGCTTTTACTTTAGAAGAGTACAGAGATTTACTGAAAGCTAAAGCCGATGGTAAAGTCAAGGATGTTGTTTTAGACTTGATTAAAAAATGTTCAAATGCATCTGAATTGTCTAAAGTTGAAGCCGAAGTAGTTTTAATTAAACTATGGGCATATTCTTTAGGTGATGTTAACTTTATATCTACACATGTTTGTACATGTGGTAATAAGATTGATGTCCCTATTTCTATAAATTCTATCCAGTATCCTGAACTTGAAGATACTTGGCATGACTTTGGACAATTTAAAATTAAATTTAAACAACCTAAGCTATTTGATAACGAAAATGTTATTAATATGGTATTTGGTTGTATTGATTTCTTATTGATAGATAAAGAAGAAGTTAAAATAGAAGATTTAACTGATGTAGAAATACAAGACCTGTATAATTTTATCACTATTGAAATGATATCAGAAATCTCGGCTAAATTAACTAAAGCTGAAGCATATATTGCTTTGCCTATAGTATGTAAGTGTGGCGAAAGCTCAGTGAAACTGATTAGTGGTCTTAAAAGCTTCATGGAGATACTATGAGCGAAAATAAAACGATAAATGTGCTTTATACAGATTTAGACCCTACATTAGGGATAAATTGGGACAAAGATATAGGCAAGATAACCGGCCTTAGGGCCGTAAAGAACTCTTTACTTGGCATTATTACCACCAGGAAAGGCGAGAGGGCGTTTATGCCTGACTTTGGATGTAATCTATCAGACGAGTTGTTCGAGAACATGACGCCGCTAACAGCGGACACTATTCAACGTGGTATTGTAGCTTCAGTTAGAAGTTATGAACCTCGCATAGATAAATTAAATGTTGAAGTCACTCCAGTGTATGATGACAACGTTTTAATTGTATCAATTTATTTTAGCATAGTTGATAACCCTGATACTATTGAACAAATCAAAGTTCAACTGCAAAGCCGATAATGCTTATTTTTTTACATGGTATAATGAATTCAGGTTCTTACAATAACTTTGGTTGGTTAACAATAGGATTATTATGAAATTAGAAGATTTGCAAGTTGAATTAGATGCAGATATGGAAATTGATGGGACAAAACTTCAGTACGAAGCTGCTAACAATCCAAAGATTTATAGTAAGTGGATTCGGTACCATTCGGCATGCCGAAAAGAAATGTTAGCCATTGAAGCTCGTAAGAAAAATGCTTTAAAAGATAGATTGGATTTTTATACTGGCCGTTCAGATGAAGTGTCAATGATACAATATGACAAATCTGAATTGAAAACTGTTATGCATGCAGATGACTCTATTCTTAAGTTAGAGACACATTTTCAGTATTGGGGGATAATGCTTGAATTCTGCAGTAAAGGAATTGATGCAGTCAAAGGACGCGGCTTTGCTATTAAAGCAATGATTGACATTCGTTCACTTGAATCAGGTAAATAATTAAGTAATAAATACACATAACTAAGGAGACAATATGAGTCATATATGTGTTGTCTGCAAGACTCCAATCGATGATGCTTTGGTAGTCGAATCAGACAATGGTCCTGTACATCCTGGGCCTTGCTATAATTTTGCATGTCAGATTCCTGTTTCAGAAAGTTCAGAACAAGAATTAAATGAAGTGCAATTGTTAATGTAATTAAAGCCCTCGCAAGAGGGCTTTTTAGTATTAAAACTCTTCCTCTTCGCCATCGTCTTCTTCAACATCTAGTTCAAGACGACGGCCAGCCAATGCATCACGAACAGTGATATCATCAGAATCTGCCAATTCAGCGTCCTTAATACGTTTTTTGTAATACTTATCTAATTCGTCAAGGCCGTCAAGTGTTTGGCATGAATTGACTTTAGACATAAAAGCTTCAATTGAAGCTTCTTGTAAAATTTCTTTAAATGGCTTAATCATAGTAGTCCTATTAATATTGCAATAATGGTATAATGAGTTAAGTGGTGTGCTGCTTGGTCTAATCCTAAATAAGACCAAAACTTAGATTCAGATATACTAGTTTTTCTCGATGAATTAGCTTTTATTCTATCTATAACAAAATGACAAATAAAATCGATAGCCGCTACTAATAATGCTATAGGAAACCCAAAGAAAATTGCTATTATAAATGTGCCTAAAGCGTGAATTAAAGCATGGCTCATTAATGGCAATACCCACTTTGATGTATTTATCTTTTTTAACATGTACTCATTTTGCAATGGGTAATCACATAAGAAGTGTTTTATTTGGAATGCAATTAAAAGAATAAAAATCATAATTGCACAGTTTTCATCACATAGTTAAATTTCTCTTCTGCATAACGCTGAATACGTTCCAAAGCATGTTTTAATGCATAATTCAAATGGACATATTTCTTTTTAGCATTAGCAGATTTAGGTTTAACACCAGCATCATCTATGATGTCCCATACTGTAGCTGTTTCTTTAGATTCATGTTTACGAAGAACACGCCCAATTGTTTGAAGTACAATGATTTTTGATTTTACAGGATGAGCAAAAATAATATGATGAAGATTCTTAACAGAGATACCTGTCGAGAACACGCCATAACTCGCTACAACAATAATGCCTGTTCCATTTTCTGCCATTACTTTCAAAGCATTTCGTGTTTCAGTATCTACTTCGCCAGAAACATAATATACCTTTTCATGACCAGTTGCTTTAATCTTTTCAAAAAGGTCTTTACCGTGAGCTATATTTTTAAACATCAAAAATACGTTTTCTTTTTTCTTAGCTAATTTAACAGCTAAGTTAGTCACGAATAAATTACGCTTACTGTATTTGGTGATGATTTTTATTTCATCTTGGTAAGGCTTTCCTTTCATCTTAATTGTCAATTCATCTGGATAACGCAAGAAAATCGAATTGATATTTAAATCTGTTACTTGGCCTTCTTCCATTAATTGTGCAGTAGAAACTGGCTTATAGATAGAACCAAATGAACCAATGTATTGCATTAAGTTGGCTTTGCCGTCTTTTAAAGAACCAGACAATCCGAATTTAAAAATACAGTTAGTTAAACCTTGAATTATTGTTGAAATACTCTTACCATTAGCTAGATGACATTCGTCATTCATAAACATACCGAATTGGTTAAACCATTCTTTAGGCTGTTTAATAGCTGTTTGGTACGTAGAAACATAAATTACTGCATCTGAATCACGAGCAGTACCAGCTCTTATTCCAAGCATATGTTTAGCGCCAAACAAACGATAATCTTTAAAATCGTTTATCATCTGGTCAACTAATGCAGTAGTCGGAACAATTATTAAAATTTTACCTTTATAATGTTCGACATAATATCTGGCTAACAAAGCTTGAATAAGCGATTTACCTGCTGAAGTAGGAAGGTTTAAAATGCGGCGACGATTAACAATACCTTCAAACACAGAATCACTTTGATAATAATGCGGTTGAATAACATTAGTACCAGAATAAATTGTTTTACTTGAAACCCATGTGTCAAAATCTTCTCTAGATATATCTTCTTTATCGAAGATTTGTTCATCAAATGAAACTTTATAATCCATTTGAGCCGCAAACTTTTTAACTTGTTCTGCCAGGCCATAAGGTAGTAATTTATCATAGCCTAAAAGACGGATACGCCCATCCCACTGTCCATATTTAAATTTTGGGTTAAATTTAAAACCATCGGCTTCAAAGCTGAAAAAATCTCTTAACTCGTAAAAGATACCTTCGTCACATTCTAATTTTACATAACTAAAGTCATGAAATCGTACATTGATGTCTATCATCATAATTTTCCAATTTTCTGAGAATAAATCTCTTGATATAAATACATATATATTTATACACCCCAGAGGAATATCATGATAGATAAGAACTTTATTACAGAATTGAAAGCTTTGGAAGACCAAAAAGAAGCTAAACGTCAATTAATAGAATATGCAGAATCATTTAATATCCAAGTCAAAAAATCACGCTCGTTTGACAACTTAGTATTAGATATAAGTGAAAAAATGTCTGAACTTAGTGGTGAACCAATGCCAGAGAAAAATGAAGGATTGATGATTGGCGATTTGATTCAAGCTGTTGACGAAGCCGAAGGCAAAGCAGTGTTTAACGAAGCTTCAGATGAAGCTAAAGAATTAATTAATAGCGTATCAGATAGTGTTGAATCAAAAGAAATAGTATTTGAAGTTAGACAACCAGAATATGTCCCTATTAAAATCGAAGTTATTGAACCTACCCAAGAATTAGAAGTTGTAATCGAACCAGAAATAGAAATTGTTCTTGAACCTATTCCAGAAGTTAAAGAGCCATCTACTCAATATGAATTACCTTCTAATTTTTCACCTACTATTATATTGATAGGAAAAAATCCAGGCTATTATACATGTCCTTTCTGGATTTATGATTGGATTAGTAAGAATCCTGATTGGACTTCTAACCCTAAATCATTCCCTAAAGCGTCAGTCCATAATACCTTGTTAAGTTTACTTTATTACATTAAACGTGATGGTAAAGTGATAATTCGTGAAACAAGAAACTCAAGTTTCATTACACTTAGTTAATACTGGGCCTTCGGGCCCTTTTGGAGAATAAAATGGCATATACCGTAGTACTAACGCCAAAACCAGCCACCGGGGTTATAGGTGCAGTCCAAACATTCACTGCAACGACTGCAGGAGCCGCAAGTGCAGGAACAGATTCTTTTGTGTGGACAGTTGATGGTGTTTCTCAAGCATCAACTACTTCTACTTTAGATTATACTATTACTGGGCCAGCTGGAACTAAGAATATTGCAGTAACAGCAACACATACCCCTACAGATGCCGGTGCAACTGAATCAGCAAATGATACCACAGTACTAACTGTTAGTAACAAAACAATAACCGCAACTTTGGCATTAAGCCCAACAGCAGTGAATGCTGAAATTGGCGCAACAACTGTTGTGACGGCTACTGTAACAGGTGCTCCAGTTGGTGCAATAATTACTTATGCATGGAAACGAAATAACAACATAATTGCCGGGCAGTCAGCTCAAACAATTAGCGTGACTGAAGCTAATGTAGCTAATTACACTTTAAAATGCGAAGCTACGGTTGTTGCAACAGATTATACCACGGCTGTATTGACTAAAGATGCCGTTGTTACAATTACTTTGAAAACTATGACTTTAGGCTGTACTATCGTTTCTGATAAATCAACCGTAAGCTATGGTGAACAATTTACATTGACTGCAACTCCTAGTGGTGTTCCTGCTGGTGGATTAGTTGATTATATCTGGAAGAAAGGTGGTGTGGCTATTACTGGTGCAGGCAAAGGTCCGATTTATTCTGCATTAGCCGGAGATGTTGGCACTGCTGTTTATTCATGTACATTAGAAGCTATTCATCCTGATTATACACCTGCGACTAAAACATCCAACGATGTTTCATTAACAATTGGAAAAGCTAATCAGCAGACTATGGCTGTTCTTGTAACAGACAAGCTTACTATCACGACTAAACAATCGACTACATTAACAGTGAATGTAGCTAATGCTCCATCTGGTTCAACATTTAAATATGAATGGACCGTAGATGGTACTGCGGCTGGAACGGATTCAAATAAATTTGTTTTTAGTAATACAACCCCAGATTCATATGAAATTGTATGCAAGCTGACTGTTACTAATCCGAATTACAACGATTATAGTTCTGACACTAATGAAGTCATAATTGTTGTTAAAACTGCTTCTGTTGAGCCAACGATAGATGTATACATTCATCCACTGCCATCAAGAAATTCAGCTTACATCTGGTGTGGTTGGTGGGTCATGATGGAAATTCAAAGAATTGCTGCATCAGGTGGTAATTGGAAAATTGACGAGCCTACTAAACCGTATTATCAACATCGTTTAGTCTTGGCTAATATGTTGGAAGATTATCCAGAAGTGGATGTACAAGAATCCCGTAATGGCTATATAGTTCATCGTACTGCGTTAGAACTAGGCATCATTTACGATTATTATTAATTATAAGGGACTTCGGTCCCTTTAGGGGGTTTACAACTAATTTTTTGTATGTTATTATGAAAAGGACAATTAAATGAGAGATTATTATGAATAAATCAGTTGAAGTGCATTTTTTATATGAAAGTGGAATGTCATTTGTTGATATAGCACATAAAACAAATTGTACTATAAGTGAAGTGGGTAAATTATGGGCTCAAGCTGAAATTGCAAAAGACAAAAGCAAATTGAAGCCTAAAGTTGTTTTTCGCAAGCGAATGACTACGTCAAAATTACATCGCCCCAAATTATTAAAGAAAATGCAGACGTTATTTGCTTTATAATTTTCAGTGGTATAATGACTCTAGGTCTCACAGAGGTGATTGTTTAAAGCTAAGGGATAGAGTCTAATATCTCTTTTATTATTTATATCGTCGATATTCGACACGTTTCGCGCAGCGAATAGGAATTAATATGTTTGCAAAATACTCGTCATTAGAAAATCATTCTAACAGTAAAATTATTAATAAAATCCGAGATGAAGGGCATACAATCTGGGACAAGATTTGGGTAGCGCGAGAAAAGATTCATGGTGCCAATTTTAGTGTTATTATTACTAAAGAATCTATTTCTTTTGCTAAAAGAAGTGGCCCTATTGAACCTACAGAATCATTCTTTGATTATGAAAATGTAATGTCTCGATATATGGCCGGGTTTAAATCATTACAAAGTAGTTTAACCAAATTAGACAGTCATATCCAAATCTTTGGCGAATTAGCTGGTAAAGGCATTCAGAAAGAAGTAGATTACGGCGATAAAGATTTCTATGTATTCGATATCATTGATAATGGCGTTTATTTAAATGACTTCGTGGTATCATTTATTTGTAGAAATGCTGGTCTTAAAATGGCTCCACTTATTGATAGTGGGTCTTTTGATGACCTTATTAAGCTTCCTAATGATTTCCAATCTCTAGTTAATGAATATAACGAAGTTTGGGACCCAGTTAAAGCTGCAAATAATAAAGAAACCAAATTTGAACTTAAAGCAGGCACAGATAACATTACTGAAGGTTATGTATTAAAACCTGTGAAATATACCGAACTCACTAATGGCAATCGTGTAGCTATTAAATGTAAGAACTCTAAGTTCTCAGAGAAAAAGAAATCTGATAAACTAATTCAACCAGAAGCGCATTTATCAGAAAATGATGTAGCACTGCTTCAAGCTTTGCTTGAATTCAATACATGGAATCGTGTATTGAATGTAGTATCTCATTTAGGCGAAATCAATGCTAAAATGTTTGGACGTGTAATGGGCTTGACTTGCCAAGATATTCTAGTTGAAGCCGAGCGTGAAGGTATCGATATTAATACTGCAGAAATGCCTTCATTAGTTAAGAAACGTTTGACAACAGAAGTACAAAATACAATTCGTTCTCAATGGTCTGAATTGTTGTAATGCCAAAAAGGGACCTTACGGTCCCTTTATTTTATCCTGCTATCAGTTTAGGTAACTTAACACCAAGCAGAGTAGACATCTGGCTTCTGCCAGCAAACAAATCAAAATCAGATGCGTCTATGATGCGTGCTTGCTCATCTGTAGCGCCTGTAGTATAAGGGTTAACGCAAAGTGCATATCTAGTGAGCAATGCAATCTTTGGCTGCAAGCTCTCAGGGTCCACTATAGCTTTAAATACACCAACATGCTCTGGGTCTTCTAAATCCAATCCTTCAGTATATGGAGCATAAAATAAAGAACCAACTGCTTCCATATCGCCAAATTCTGCTTTAACACCTACAATAACATAATCCACCGGACTATTAGTATCACAGAACAAAACAAGACCATTGTTCAAAACACCGTAAGCATTATCGGACAATTCTTCATCTTCACCTTGATGCATCCAACCAGAAGCAGCTAAAACTGCCGCACATCTAGAAGATGCAACAACGTAAGTACCAGAATAAGATGTGTTACGTTGGATAGAACTATTCATTTCACAGACGAATCTGTATAATTTACGTCCTTGTTCAGGGGCTGTATCAGGACCAGATAAATCAAGTACGCCTTTATCAGATACACCATCAATTTTAAAGCGTGTTGATACTGTAACTAGGCCTTGCAAAATATCTTTATTAATTTCTTCAGCCATTTGTGTAGCTAATACGTCTTCAACCATACTACTAGCATCAAATCCATTAGCTTCTAAATCTTGGGCTAATTCAACTGTTAGTTCTGTTTTTAATTTACGTGATTTAACAGGTGCTTGCCATTTTGAAATTTGGAAACTCGCTTCAGCGATATCACTATTAGCAGATTCAAATTTACTTGTACTTGCTGCATCAGGAACCATTCTAATTGTACTATCTGCAACAGCTTCGGATACAACACCAAAAATTTCTGTTTCAGCTGTTCCGGCAAATGGAGTATCTTCTAATACTTTAAACACTACATCAACATATTTGAAATAATCGCCTTTAACAAAGGTATCTTTATTTGTCATTGTTATATCGATAATCGTAGCACGTTGTGATGGCCCAATTGCGCCGCCGTATGTTGCACCTGTAACGAAGCTTAGGTCATTATTAGGGTTTAAATATTTAATACCATATAGTGCAGCTACAGGTTGTGTAGTACGTTGTTCAGCGACTAAATCCATATACACTAATTTAGTCGTAGCACGAGTCAATGCAACAAGATTTGGACGTCCAGCAATACTAGACGTAGATGTTGTCGATTCGCGCAAAAGCTGGTTAATATTGCTCATTGCATGTTCTCTCTGTTGTTATAACTTACATGTTTACATGTAATCGATACTATGATAAAATGATGTTATAAGGAGTTATTATGGATATATCTATTTATAAAGATAAAAATGGCAATTTAAACAAAAATTGGAAAAGAATTCATAAAGAAAATCCTTCTATAATTGACGGCATTATTTCAATATATTCAGACCCAAAAACTAAGCTCATACTAGCTTTAAACAACCTTGATGAATTGCCTAAATGTAAAAAGTGCGATAAAGAACTTCCTATAGAAAAAATCATGGCAGAATACTGTTCAAGAAAATGTTCTGCATCGTGCCAATTAGTTAAAGATAAAAAACTTAGTTCTATTGATATAGAATCTCGTAATAAAAAGATATCAGAATCTTTAAAAGGCAAGCCAACAGATAAAACATGGGTTACAAGAAAGAAAAAATATGGAGAAACCGGATTTAGTTCTTCTGGGATAAATGCAATTAAAAATAATAGTATTTTGTCTTTGATTAAAAGAGAACAAACATGTTTAAATCGTTATGGTGTTAAAAATCCGTTCCAAATAGATACGGTTAAAGCTTCTATTTCTCTCAAACAATCTATATCTAATTCTTCAAGAACCCATTTACCGGAATGGCTGTATGATAAAGAAAAATTCTCTGAAAAATACAAATCTATAGGACTTCATGGAATTTCTTTAGAAACAGGCTGTGGACTTAATTTATTATATGGACTTACTTTTGAATACAATCTTAGAGACAAAAATATTTCTGTAGCTGAAATTGAATTAAAAGAATTTATTAATTCTCTAGGTTTTGCTTGCGAAACAAGCCGAAAAATAATAGCTCCTTTTGAACTTGATATCTATATCCCAGAGAAAAATCTAGCTATAGAATTTAACGGTATTTATTGGCATTCTTCTGGTTCTAAAGAAGAAGATATGCACAAAAGAAATTATCATCTTAATAAAACAGAATTATGTGAATCTAAAGGAATTCAACTTTTACATATTTTTGAAAATGAATGGCTAGATAATACTAAACGTGAAATATGGAAATCTGTAATTAAAGTTAAATTAGGTAAAGCTACAAAAATTCATGCAAGAAAATGTAAAATTAAACAGGTTTCATATAATGATGCTAAAAAGTTTTGTGAATTAAATCATTTACAAGGGCATGCTGTTTTTACTGAAGCTAAAGGCCTTTATTACGAAGATAATTTAGTTCAATTGATAACTATTGGTAAAGGACGATATCAGAATAAGCCAGAGTTATTACGCATGTGTTCTAAATTAAATACTGTAGTGCAAGGCGGCGCGTCTAGACTTTTAAAGGGTGTATATTGTGTTTCATATGCCAACCGGCGCTGGTCTCAAGGCAACGTATACAACGCTATAGGAATGAAACAAATTCGTGTAACAAAACCATGTGATTATTACATTGATAAAGGCAAATTATTTCATAGGTCATCATTTATGAAACATCTATTAGATAAAAAACTAGATAATTATGACCCAGAATTAACAGCAGTAGAAAATTGTTATAATAATAAAATTAGACGTATATGGGATTCAGGTAATTTAGTATTTGAATCTATTTAAACTAAAAAAGGGATACTCATTGAGTATCCCTTTTATTTTTAACTATTAAACATTTTGTACCCATACACGGCGGAAGTAAGCATTCTTACCAATAGCTGCAATAGCAGGCATTGCAGAAGTAATACGATCACCTGGACGCTGAGCACGAGAATCAGCGAATGGATTAATACCAATACCATAACGAGTTTTGAAGCCCATGACAGGTTGGAAATTCTTAGGATCAGAACCACGAAGTGGAGTCAATGCAACGTAAGGTGCGTAGTAAATACCGGCATCCATTTCGTTAGCACCTTTATAACCAACAGTGAAGTAATCTTGACGAGCATATTGGTCGATGTAAACTTTATATTTACCAGCCAAAATACCAGCAAAGGTTGCTTTCTGCACATCAGTGTTCAGACCAGCAGAAGCGCCTTGTGATGCATAACCAATCAACTGATCAGTAGAAGCAAGGATATTAACAACGTTGCGAGAAGCAATCAGGAAGTTACCTTGACCACGGCCAGTTTGACGACCAATTTCTACAGCTTCTTTATCGATTTGATAAATTACAGATTTAAAGCTTTCACCAGCCCAACGAGCACCACGAGTATCAATAGGGTCTTGAAGATCGAATACGCCGTCTTTAGAACCAAGAGTACGAGTCATACCAGTTTTACCAACCTGAGCGGTATAGTTAATCCAGTCAACAACTTCACGGTTAATTTCCAGCATCATTTCTGTGGCAAGAATAGTAGACAATTCAGCATCTGCATCCATACCATGAACAGCACGTAAATCCTGGGCCAATTCGATAGAATACTGAGCTTTTAACTGACGAGATTTAGCTTCGATGACTTGTTTGTCAATACGGAAGCTCATTTCGTTCCATGGGTTATCAGTAGAACCGTTAAAGTTCTGTTGCAATTCAGCGACAGATGTTGCCATACCTTCAGCGATTTCAACCAGGGTACCAAGTTCCATTTGACCTTGAACAGCATCAAGAACAGTAGCACTACCGGTAACAAGTGTAGTAAAATCTACAGCGGAAGCAGCCTGAAGATACGCAGTACCAGATTCTGGGAATTCATAATGTGCAATATCACCAGCAGCCATTACCAAAGTAGCAGAAACTTCTTTGAATGTAGCTTTAAGGGTAGCATCAGCGCCAGCACCAGAGAACATAGCATTTGGAGCAAACATTGGATGGAAAGCTTCTTTAGCATTAGCAGCCAACGGATCTTCACCGTAAGTAGCGCGCAATGCAAATACCTGACCAGTAGGACCAGACATTGGCTGAACACCACAGATGTCAAAAGCAATCAGATTAGGAATAGCACGACGTACCATACCCATTACTGCCGGCCCAATTTGAGTGATAGCACCGCTTGTTTTACCCATTGCGATATTATCAGCATTATAACCTGAGTCACCGCCAATTTCAGCTTCGTTCAAGAAAGTACCGAATGCTTCAGCAATTTTTTCATCACGGTATTCAGGAGAAGTCATAATATCAACTTCTTGGTTTTCCATGATTTTAGCAATCAGAGTACGTTTTGAAGCACCAACAATTTCAGGCAATTCTTCAGCTTCCAGCAGTGGAGTCCATTTGTTCAAAAGTTCGGATTTAGTAGTTTGTTTCATTTTAATAATAACCTTAAATTAAGCTTTGCTTGATGCTGCACGGGTGTACAGATTCATCATTGGTGAATTTTGAGTAGTTGGTTTAGCAGTATCTTCAACCACTTCGCTAATAAAGTTTAGCGCTGTTGCATCAATATCTTCAGTTGTATTTATAGCTTCATTTACCTGAGTAGATTTAGAAGCAGCTACCATTGATACGATAGAATTAAGTTTTCCAGCAAAACCTTCAGAATACTCAACACCTTCAAGCAATTCTACAACTTGTTCTTTATGGGATTCTACCAAATCACGTGTGGCTTCGGTAATAGCAACTTCGCGTTGAACATAATTAATATATGCATCGCGCTTGCCTAATTCTTCAAATAAACGGCCGGTTTCAGCAGTTTGTTCGGCTAGTTCTTCTTCCATTTCTGCAACAACATCTACAGATTCTTCCGGAACAACAACGTTGTGTTCAACAAATAGTTCTTTTAATCCAGAGAACATAGATTCAAACAAATCGGATTTAATACCACGATCTACAGCAAGTTTGTTTTCAGCTAGCCATTCTTTAGCGATATGGTCCAAGAAGCGAGATGCAGATTCAGTAATTTTCTTTTCTGCTTTCTTATCAGCTTCTTCTTCGGCTTTTTCTACTTCTTCTTCAGCCTTATCAGCGATTTCATTAATGTGTTTTTCTGCCAAAGCAGCGGCGTTTTTCTTGACCAGAGTTTCGAATACAGTGCTGAAGTTAGTTTTTACTTCATCAGACAATTGAACTGATTCGAAAACGCTTCCAAGTTCAACTGAAGCTTCAACCATCAAGGTTTGTGCTTCTTTAATAAGTTGTTCTTTGATATGCATTTCTCGTTCCTGTTGTTAAGTTACATAATTATTTATAACGCTTTTAAATTGGCTGTTAAAGCATTAAAAGCGTCATTAGCACTGCATTCCTGAATTTCTTTGCTTTCAGAAATTTGTTTAGCCTGTACATATGCATCAGGCGCTGAAGGACCCCATACTGCGTCAACACCTACAGTCAAACGGAAACCTTCATTAACTAGTTTATAACCTTTGCCGGTTTCAGTTAATGAACCCAAGCCTCTTGAGGATACTCCTGGAACCCAACCAGCTCTTATATTTGCAGCCAATTTATCACCAGGGCCATGGTCGCCTTCGATAATACGAGCGCGTCCCATAACGTTATTACCTTTCCACCACATATCTTCGATGATAATAGCTGCCAACATCGGATCGACATTAGCTCTTGGTGGATGGTTTAATTCTCCTAAAGCTTGTTTTGTTTTAACTTGCTCATTAATATATTGTGAAACCGCAGTTTCTAAAATACGTTTCGGGTAAAGACGTTTATTTCTATTAACTGTTTCGGCCTGTAGAAATACACCTTCTATATAAAGCCCCGGTGGGAGTCCTTCCTTATTTTCATAGGATTCTAGCATAGGAACATCGCCAATTAATTCACCGGGCTGACCCCAATCTTCAGTAAGTAACATAGTCATTAGCTTAATCCCATAATTTTACGACGTTTCATAGCACGCTTACGCTTACGAGAACCTCTGACGGTTGCTGATGGATTAGATTTTTTAGAACGAACTACTTTTCTTGCAATAGCACGACGTTTTGCTTTAGAAAGACCCGTGGTTTGGAAAGCTCTCCGTGAGCGAGTTTTTCTGTCATGTGTTTTAGTAACTTCACCACGAGAAGAAACGTGCTTAACAATAAACTCGTTTAATTCCATTTCTTCGTTAAGTGAAGCAATTGCAATTGCCAAATCCGGAGTTTTATCTACCATATTCTCAGCAATTGCAAATATTTCGTCTTTAGAAAACGCTGCAAGAAAATTAATTCGGTTCTGAGCTTCAGGAATTAGAGCTTGTACATTTTCATATACTAATTCGTGGTTATCAGAAATAATTAACATTATTCTTCCTCTTCGTCGTCTTCGCCTTCATCTTTTTCAGAATCGTCTAATTTTTCTTTTTCGAATTTATTAGGCTTCTTAGCGTCTTTTTCATTTTCGTCTTTTTCGTCTTTTTCTTCACTTTCAGGTTCTTCACCTTCAATCATAACAGACTTCGCCATAGCGATTTTTTCAGCTTCGATAAGAGTACTAGTACGTTCTAGCATAATAGAGCCGAACGCTTTTTTAGCTTTAACCAAATCATTAGATTTGATAGCTTCAATCAATTGTTCCATTTAAAATTCCTCAGGTTCTTTATCTGAATTAAAGCGTTCGATTTTGGATTCTTCCTCTATCTGCTTAGCTTCATCGTTAATTTCTTCTTCAGACATCTGTAAGAAGTCCATCATAGCCGTTTTATGGGAAATATATTTTCCAATAATAGGTTCAGCCATGAGTATCATATTGATACGCCGTTCAGTAATTTCTGCATCTTTCATTTCTGTAAAATACGAATTACGATGGAACGTGATATTAATATTATTTATCTCTCTTTCCCAGTCGTCTTCTGTTATAATTTTTTTAAGAATTAAGTTAGTTTTTAATGGGTCAAGAATAATTTCTTCAAACTTATGCTGTAAATCTCGAATGAAGTCATCAAATTTAATTTCATCACGAGTAATTGCAGTGCCAGCGTCAAATTGAACGCCACCTTGGTCATTTGGAATACGTGAAACCGGAATACGTAACGCTTCGTATAAACAACGTTTAAACCAACGCACATCATCCATTTCATTCATACCCTGAGCACCAGGCATTGTATCTACTTCAGTAACAGCTTTGCCATCACGACGTTGTAACCAATAATCTTCAGTCATAGACATATTATGTTGCTGGTTTTTAATTTTACCAGTCGAAGCATCATAAACCACTCGGTTTTTAAATGTATTCATAACATGTTGCATATGAGCTTGTGCTTTACGCGCAGGCATATTACCTGTGTCGATATAAAATACTCTACGGTCTGGAGCACGAGTAATGCGATATATCACCATAGCATCTTCAAGCAATTTTAGCTGATTAGCTGGTTTAACAGCACGATGCAAATAGCCTATAATATTTTTGCCTGAACAATCTACTAAACCTGAATGAGCATAAGTTATAGCAGTTCTAGGGATTTTTATTTTTGTTCCGGCAGTATAAACTTTTCCGTCGGTATAATAACTTTCATGTCCTGTGTCGTAAATGAAATATTCTTTATAGCCTTTAACAATTTTTACACCATTTTCCATATCAGTAACAATTTCACGAACAAATTCTACTTGACGCGGGTCTAAACGACGTAATTCAAGAACGCCTTTTTTAGGGTTCTTGACATCTATAATTTTATGGAAAAATATTCTTGAATCCACATACCAACGTTTAAAATGGTCTGTACCTTTACGCTGGAATCTTAATGTATTTAATACCACATTAAATTCATCTAACAATTTGTCTTTCATTGCTTCGCTGAAATCAGAATTTTCTAAATTTAACGCTACAACATCATGCCCAGTTTCATATACAATAGAATCCGAAACAATTTCTTGAACAGCATTATCTACTTCATAATTATTCATTAAACTACGGTATGTATCAATTAAGCGGCGAGTATTATCCATTGCCACTTCTTGACTGCCATACATTTGCTGCATTAAGCCAGCAGTACCACTCCCGTAAATATCTGAAATATTAGATTCGACTTCATGCGCACCATCGTCAAATTTAGGAGCAGTAATTGATTCAGCATTAGATTTTAATTGGTCGTCGTACAAATCAGCGTCATCACGACTAAATCGTTTAAACATTGAAAGTACAGTGTTTGTAATATCCATTGATTGCTCCAAAATATGTCTCTGGTAATATTTATACCGTTTAAAATGAACACTATTTTAACAATATGCATTTTAAACGGGCATAAACCCGTTTTAATATTACTGCCACCAGTCCAGGGAGAAGGTAGTCTCGAAGATTTGAACTTCGTTGTTAGAATCCCAATCCATTTGTACTTCGGCTACAATTGTAGGCCAAATACCTGTTAGTGTGTATTCTTTAGTAATTTCTTGACCATTACGATGGAACTGACGTACCAAAGCTGTCTTTTTATAATCAGCTGGATTAGCACCAGAGATTTCATTACCTTGTCCATGGCACAAATCTTGCCAAGCAACGATAGCATCACGGGTTGAGTGAGCATCATCGTTATAAATTGTTACTGTCCAATCATCAAAAGTACGGTCACCGGCAATATTTAATTTACGGTTCATATACCCAACTGGAATTTTATCTACTGTGCCTGAAGGCAATGTAGCTGCTTTACACTTGAATTTGAAGTTTTGACCTAAAAAAGGAATTTCTACCTCAAATAGGTTAGGACGTGCGAAGTCACCTGATTCAAATGCTCTTGTGATATCTGTAAGCTCCATAAGATCCTCTTAAGAATGATTCCTAGTAAGCCAGGAACCACTCAGTTTAATTTATTTATACCACTAATATGTTACAACAATATAATCTTTTAAACGTTCTAAAACGTCCTGAACGTAGAGCCGATATAGCTATTTATATCGGCTTTTTAATTACTGTTGTGTTCCGATCAATTCATCGAAATCTGCACCTGTTGCCGTAGCAATGAAGTTCAGAGTAATGTAGTTAATGCTACGTGCTGGTTTAACATAAATGCTACCAACCATTTCGTTACGATCAATAACCGCCGGGGTGTTATTTGTTGAATCGCAAACAACACGATATTCATATACACCGCCAAGAGCTTTAATTCCTGCCAAATATTGCGAAGCTTCCATACGGAAACTAGAACGAGTAAAGTCATCGTTTAGTTCGAATACTTTGTATTTAGATGCATCGCCAATATTTTTCTTCAACATATTGAACAGACGACGTACGTTAATACGGTCAAATGGTGAAGGAACTAATGTAGCAGTTTTATCGCCGAACAGAACAAAACCGTCACCACCTGCAAAACCAGTTACCGGGTTAATAGCAGCTTGGTACATAACGTTACGATGAGACAAACGAGGCTCAATAGCAAGTTTAATACAGTTCAGAAGTTGTCCGCGGTTATAACCGGCTGGAGACATCCAAGGTTGTGAAACATCATCTGTACGAGCACATAATCCAGCGATGTCAGCAGCCAATGGAACCCAACGGTTAATATCATTATACTTGTCGTATTGATATTTGTAGTTGCCATCAATAGCAGCATATGTTGAGCTGATATTCATGTTAGCATCTTCGTAGCCAGTAGAACCTTTACGCCAACCAACCAAATTATCTACAGCTCGAGTTAACGGAACATTAACAATAGTGCCACGTGGTGGAGAAATCAATGCTAAACAATCTTGACGTTCATCAGCAATAGAAACAACATGCTTTTGAACAGTAGATGCAGTTTCGTCGTCTTCACCGGCACAAGCACCAGCAATCAGCAAGTTAACATGCAATGCTTCACGGTCAGCAAACAAATCCCAACCTTGCATCAAAGCACCGGCTTCAGCAGTACCATTAGAACTTAAACCACCAGCCAAACGAATAATACCTGAGAAACCAATTGGGAATCCAACTGAAGTACCGAAGATATAATTGCTTGAGCCTTTAGCAAAATAGTCATCCATATAGATGTTATTGCCGTACACATCTTTTTCACCTTGCTTAGTAGAAAGAATAATAGATTCTACAATAGCGCCATCACGACGAACGATAATGCCATATTGGTTGACAGTCTGCGGACCATATGGGAATACAGCTTTTGCAGAAGAAACACGTGTACCGCCAGTAGGGAAAATACTCAATTCAGCAACTGTAGTAGCATCATATTTTGCTTTAGAAACAATTTCTAGCTCTAAAGAACTACCCAATTCACCAGGATATACAGCTACAAAACCTGGCATAGCATATTTAGCTAAAAGAGCCTGGAATGCAGTTCCTGTGATAACTTCATCAGCATTTTCAGTTTCGGTTAGCAAAATGCCTGAATCAATTTCAATTCCGCCTAAGGTAATAACACCACTAAAGCCAGATGAACTAGAAGTTATTTCAGTAGTCCAGCCAACGCCAAGACTAGGGAATTGATTAATTGATTTTGCATAATCGATAATTTTACCTGTAGGAATGAATACAGATTTAATTTTGCCATCAGCATCAACAGCAGTAATTTTACCTGAGGTTTCTACAGTAGTTTGCAAATATTTCACACGAACAACGTCATCAACTTTGTAGTTAGTACCTGGCTGTGAGATTGTTGAAATAATATTATTAACGATTGGGGATGAGTTTTTAGCCGATTCTCTATCAACAACACGAACAACACGAAGGTCATTACCGTATTGAAGGAAGTTCATACCAGACATAAAATAATCAGCTGTTTCGTCATTAGGGCCACCAAATTGATCGACTAATTCAACTTCGTTAGTAATTTGCGTAACCTGGAATGCTGGGCCCCAGGCAAATTTCCCAACTAATGCTGCGCGACCGGTGGCATTACGTACAATAGTGCTTTGTACGCTTGTTTCTTTGAGCTCAATGCCCGGAGATAATAAAGCCATTTTGAATCCTCAATATTGTTTGCTCTAAGTTTATTTATACAAATGACAGGCCATGATGATAACTTTCATATACTTCTTCGCCTGTGTCAAACATCACAACCGGAGCATATTCATCATTCATATCTTCAATTTCTTGTCTGAATATGTCTGAAGCTATTCTATGGTCATCTTTATCAACGAACTCTGCAAATTTAGGTTGTGTTGTTAGCCATGCGAAAATAACAAGGCTCATTACTAAATCATCATGATAGCCATCCTCGGCAGCCCAAGATAATTTTTTCTGACTAAATGTTCTGAATTCCATAATTGTAGCTTTATGGTTTAAGATTAATTTGTCTTGTTCAATTAAATCTTTTAATGTTGAACATCCAACAGCTTTTGATCTTTTTGTTTGTTTCATTCCTAAATCAATGAATGAATCACAAATAACGTTTTCATATTCTAAATCCATATAAAGAGATTTAGCAACTGATACACCTGTACTATTTAACTCAATGTAAATAGGTGGTGAATTATATTCTTGAAGATAGCGGTAAATAATATCAGGAAGAATTAAGTGCGAAATAGTATTAGAATGTAATACAGCAACTTGTTCCCATTTTTCGCCAGTGACATCAATTATTTGTAATGAATGATAATCTTGACCACGACCTTCAGCCGAATCTAAAGTAGCTATATATTTATGACCCTCTTCATATGCTGAGAATTTATAAAAAGAACGTGCATCAGGACTAATATCTTTAAAATTCATATTGGCTAATTTAAGGCCAGATATTAATGTCCCCGAAGTTCCTTCAAATTCAGCCATATGTTCTTGACGGAATTGCTGCAATGAAGACGCTGAAATAGTTTGCGAACTCCATTGCCAGCCATCATCGAATAAGTCATTATCATCATACAAGCGTTCTTTAACAGATACCCATACCGCAGTATATGGTGCAAAGCCTGATTTTCCAGAAACAGCAGCTTCCCAGATATCATGGAAATGGTTTAAGCCATTTGGAGTAGTTGTAATAATAATCTTAGAACGACGTCCAGATGAAATAACAGGCTGAATAGCAAGCCATGCATCCAAGAAGTTAGGAATAAATGCGCACTCATCGATGTAAATCATAGCGAATGAGTTACCACGAACGGCATCAGGGCTACTAGCGTAGGCACCAATAGAACTACCGTTATCTAATTCAATTGATCCCTTGTTCCATTCTACGATGCCTGGTTGCAAAAAGTCAGGCAATAATTCAATAGCCTGTTTTGTACGGTCTAATACTTCTGCTGACATCGACCCTTTATGAGCCAAAATGCCAATTGCTTTATCTTTATTAAAACATGCAAAGTGAGCAAGGAAAATTGCTACAACAGTTGTTTTACCAAGCTGGCGTGATAGGTTGCAACATGTCATACGCTTAGCACTCATAATTCTCAACATATCTCGTTGATAATCACGAAGTTGAACTTTAATTGTACCATAGTCAATATGAGTAATAGCACAATAGGTTTCAGCAAAATAGACAATGTCATCACGACATTTTTTCCACTCACGAACCATTTCCTTAGTCCAATCAGTTTTTATATTTGCACGTTTAAGGTTCGGTAAACCCATATAACGAGTACGTTTGTTATTTTTATCTTTGAACGTACTAAAAATTTCTCTATCTTCACCCTGTAATTTTACTTTTTGGATGCTGTTAATACGTAAGTAATCACTAAACTTTTCTGGATACCATTTTGAATCCCATTGGGATTTTATAAAATTGATTCCATCTTCTTCTTTACGTTCAAGAGATGCAAGGTTTTTAATTAAAGTTGTATCCCCTATATTTAGGGGATGGTTGTCATTAAAAACGTTATACGGTTGTTCCATTGATTAATTTCTCTCTGGCTTCTTGAGCCTCGTAACAATCACCAATTTCATCCATTAAATCAGACGGAGAACCAGTAAAAATAGTTGCATTCTGAATAGACATACCTTGAGGTTGGCCGTTTTTAGTTTTAGTTTCCTCATTAGTAATTTCTTTCATCTCTTTGTGAAGTTTTAAAAGCTCTTTATTAGAAGTAGTCATCTGGCCCATTAAAGTGGCGAATACTTCCATATGCCTTGGCGAATCAGCATTTTTAGCAGTTTCTAAAAATATTTTAGCTGCATCCATTAACATCTGTGATTGATAGTGCATATTTTTACGCACTACCATATAATCGTCTTCTAAATCAGGTGTTCTGTTATGTGGATTTGATTCAACATCTATTAACTGAAGTGGCTCATAAACCTGAATACTTTCACCATCTACGCCTGGTAAATCGGTTATATCTAGAAGTTGTGCAATATTTAATTGGTCGTTCATATATCCTCTTTACGTGGGTACGGTGGTTGTGGGTCTACTGGTATAGGAGTATCTTCAGAATATGTTTGGAATAACTTACCATCCCAACTTATACCTTCCACTCTATATGGAGTAACTTGGCTATCAACTGATTCGAAATTACCTTCAACTTGAAGTTCTTTCATATTTCCAAAGAAATCAACATAAACTGTTCTAATTTCACCTTCGATATCGGCAATTGGCGGATATAACCAGCCATTCACTTCAAACATAATTCCCCATTCAAGATGGCGCCTTGATATAGCATCACCATCAATGGATTCATCAACAGAAAATGATTGCACAACTATATTAACTGTACGATCAATTTTAATATCATTAGTATGATTTTCTGTTATTTTTGTACTAAAATGAGGCTGGAAATAAGGAACAATTTGTTCAACAATTTGATACATATCATCTTGGTGACGAGTGTAAATTCCTAATTCAAAAATCATTTTAATAGGTGTTGGCGAATATTGAGATACTTGCTGGGTACTTGTCGCTGACTTATTTTGTATCTGTGTTTTAGACATCATAGAACCCTTGAACTGCGGATTATATTGCATGTCTACCATATGCAAGTTCATCCGTGGAAGAATAGTTTCTATTTTAGCTTTCATTCTAGAACGTTCTTCAGGCGTTGCATTTGGGTTAGGGATATTTTGAACTTGTGTAAACTTATTTAATTGCGCTATAAATTTCTCTTTAGAAGCATAAACAATAGGCACTTTAATAAATTTAGTTCCAGTATCTTCTCTACGGCGTGCCACTTGGACATGGGAAAACAAATCACCCATTAAAACAATGTAACGCCGTATAGATGAATTGTACCAGTGTCCAAACATGGCTATTCCTTAATCAAAAAAGTTATCGTTATCGGGATCAAAAGCTGTTGGTGGGACTTTATCGCCTTCGCCGTTCAATACATAGAACTCATGAACATACGAGGCAGCTTCATCATTAAAGGCTTTAGATTCAGCGTATTGGTCGTTATCAATATCAGCTAAGCCATCTATATTATGAATAGGCATTAAATCTAATTCACTAAACTCAGGAATATTAATACCTTCGTTGCGTTGTAATTCAGGTTTAAGTTCTTCACCAGAGTAAATGAATTTCTGAGCTGTTATTTTACGAATTACGTTCTGACCAACTTGATAGAACGGATCATATGGCTGTACCCAGTTTATTTCAAATAGGCTATTATCCATAGGGAAATAAATCAAATCACCAGCAATAGGTTCAGTTCCATTACATTGGTGTTTAAACAAATTAGGGTTAATAGAAATATTTACTTCATCATTAACTGTTAGTCCAAATTTACTGAAATATGAATTATCGCCAGAATAGCCATCAAACGAATCTAAATAACCAGCAAACTTCCAAGCTTTATCAAACTTAGATTGTGGGTCTTCGCCAAAGATTATATCCATCTTAACATATTGACGTGGAATATAGTATAATTCAATACCACGCATTTGGATACTTTCAGCCACTAATGAATCAGCTAATGTTTGTGTATTTCTAAAATTTAAGAAATTGACAAATGGATTGAGTATTTCAGTTTCATTTGTTTTTGTATAGCCTGAACGATTTTCAAGCTTTGCAAATAAATTACTATCGTATGTAGCCATATATCACCCAATCAATATGCCGAACGGCGGATCTAATGAATCAAGTTCAGCTCTTAATGTTTCTTTTTCTAATCGAGCTTCTTCAATTAATCTAATACCGTCAACTGTTACTCCACCGGCTAATTGTAAGCCTTGATGTTTAGCAAGTATTTGTCCATTAAGTTCTTTGGCTAATACATACGAATAATCTTTAACCCAGCGATTATTATATGCGCCTTGTTTAGTGGCAGTATCTTCACCGGCTCTATAACCAGTCAAGTTTCTATCTGGATTATCATAACGTTGAGATAAAGACCAAGCATTGGCATCTTGATATCCTGCATAACCATAACCTGCTTGATGCCCAAGCATTGCATCTGGTTGGATATAACTTCTGGCAAAGCATTCAATTACAATGATATCGCCTTTAACGAATTTGCCGATAACTTTAAGCTGTTCATTGCCATCATTATACCAATAATCAGGAAGAGGAGATAAAATATCTTGCATCATTGACATATAAGTCATCAATTGAGTATAATATCCAAGGTCTGCGCCAAAGGCATTAGGCCCATAAGATTTATTACAAGAAGTACCCATACCGCCATTAATACCGGCCATACCTAAAAGAAAATCTGTGAACCATGGATAAGTGGCATTCCCATCCATAGAAGTTATAGAACCCATATTAGTTCTAAGGATTTGAGTAACGGCAAATACGTTTTCACCTTTCAAATCAAACACACCATGCTGGAATTCTTCATCGGTCCCAACATAGAAAATTTTAAATGTCTTACTTAAACCATCATAATGGTAATCGCCAAATAGTTCTAATGCACGTGAAATACAATCGTATATTTGTTGTTCTGTTAATTCCACATTAATGATTGGAGCACCTAAACGTCTCAAAATCACATCTTTTAATTCTTTAGGATTAAAAGCATTATATCCACTCATATAAATCTCCTATCTGTTTAATATATTTATAAAGCAAAAAGGGCCCGAAGGCCCTATATTATGGAGTCAAGAAATCGCTTAATTTAACCCAAGCGCCATCTTTACGGACATATGCTTCACCGTCTTTAGGAGCTTCTGGGACCAAATTAGCAATTGATGCATTAATAGTCAAAATATCATTTTCAGCAACATCTATACGAGAAGTAATATTAACGATATCAGTTTGAATGACTTTTACAGTAGGAATAAGACCTTTTTCTTCGACAGTTGTTCCTGTTGTAGGGTTAGTGCCAGTTTCAACTAATTTACTTAATTGAATAACTTTAGCATTAAGACCATCAACACCGCCGATATCTTGTTGAAGTCCCTGGACGGTGCCTGTGACTGAAGTTAATCCATCGTTTAAAACCACTAACCGTTTCAATACAGTGCCATCACGCGGCGCAGCAACGTTATCTGTACCGACTGTAGTAGTCAGTAAGTCAACTTTAGCCTGTAAACCAGATGAAATATTTCGTCCTAATGTTGTGTAGATATCTTCAACTTCGGCATCTAAAACAGTTAAATCACCTTTAATAGAATCCGCTTGACTAGCAGAACCAATATCTTCTTGAATGGCAATTACTTTATTTTCTAATCCATCTGCACCTGAAACCTTAGTACCTATAACCGTGATATTCTGAGTGTTAGTTGTGACTCTAGAATCGATACTAATTGGATTATCAAAATCAATAAATGTTTTAATAGAAGCAGCATCTGCCATATTAGCCTGTTGCTGGTTTTCTAATGTATTTAAACGAGAATAAATTACAGGTTTACCAACTGCTAATGAAGATGCACCTATTTCAGCACGAATAGTAGTAACTTTTTCGCCTAAATCATCTAGACCAGAATCAATTATCTGATTTTTGATAGCGTTTAATTCAGTTTCTTGTGTTGATACAGACGTGGTTAATGTAGTGATACGATATTTAATACCAGAACCACTTGCACCAGGAACTTCATCACCATTTACATCTTCGTCTGGCCAAGCGCCAATTTGGTTTTTAAGATACCAAATATTTTCACGAACTGTCCAATCTTTAGGGTCACTAGCTCTAACGCCAACGTTCTGTTGCAAATCTGAATAACGAATAGATAATTGATCAATTGACTGAGCTTGTGATATCAAAGTAGTATCAATTTGGCCAATTCTAATTGTGTTACTATTAACCTGTTCAATTATATTTTGGCCATCCATTTCACCAAGGATATCATTAACAGCCTGTAAACCATCTATTACTTCATTTACCTTCTGAACTGTTTTGACTTCGCTTTCAATAAGAGATTGGACGTTATATTGAATTTCTACTCCAGAACGGTTCAACTGGCCTTGATTGCCACCTCTAACATCAGCGCCATTCATTTGTTCGCCGTTTTCTATCCATCTAATAGAAAACTGGCCTTCACTAGGAAGGCCATCAACAAATTTAATAGATGGAATAGTTAATTTTGTTATACTCATTTTATTTCCTTAATTACTTACAACAGTAGAAGAATAGCCCCAATATTGGAATGCATGGTTAGCTGTAGGTTGTAAAACAATAACTGAATTAGGAGCCAACGGACCAATTCTAATTACAGTTGTTGTGAATCCTTCAAAGCCCCAATAATGACCTTTAGAACCACCTTTGGCGTTGAATAGGTTCACATACCGTTGTTGGTTTAATCCACCATTGTGCAAAACATTAAAGTTCAAATATCTATTTTGTTGACCATCACCATTCTGGGTAAATTTGACATGCAAATTAATTACGGCAGTATACGTTCCTGCATCACCTGGGCAACGAGCAACTTCCATATTAGCCCAGCCAACGTTATCTGCGCCATTAATAACAACTTTTGTACCGTTAGGAGCATTAATAGGTTTAAATCGTCCATCTGCTTCTGGTTTAGAATAAGCATTAACCTGAGATGCAGTTATATTAATATCGCCTGCAAATGGTATACCGTTAATTTTCTGAGATTTCCATGCCACATTTGCATTACCAGCTAGTGCCGTACCAACTACTGGAGACGGATCAACAACTAATTTAACGATACCTTTAGCTGAAGTACTAGCATCCATTTGTTGTAAAATAGAAGGAGAAACAGATAAATTAGGTGTGCCAGTATTCAATTCAGCCAAAGTAGCTAAACGAGTAGTACCGACTTGAACTGTACTTGCTTGAGTATTTTTAAATGAATATGGAGAAACAGCATATCCATCTCTAATAGTTCCTGCCGCAACTTGAGCAGTATTTGCCAAATAAACTAAACCGATAGTCGTTTCAGTTGCTGGAGCATAATCACCAGGAACAATAGCGAATTTGTTAATCATTTCTAATACACGAGCAGGCGAAGTAGCTGTTGTATTATCAGTTCCTGCTTGAGCTTGTGGAGAAGAAGTTATTTTAACAGTCCCATTACGAGCAGTATTTGCTGTAATAGTATCAAACACTTGTCCTAATTTCAATGGCGTAATAACCACATCATCTTTTACAAAATCAGTCGTATCGGCAGTTGTAGATAATTTAACAACGCCAAATTGAAGTTCAGTTGCTTGAGGATATTGTAAACGTTCATTTAATTTTTTAGGAGTAACAATAGTTGTATCATCAGTCCCATCTAATATTTCAGCACTAGTAGCAATGCGAGAAATACCAGCAACAGTTTCTGAAGCAATAGGTAATCCACCAGATACAGTAGCCCAAGAACCAATATCGGCTAGGGCTTGTTGGACATTAACAACCGTTACAGGCCACTGAGTGCCTGTAGGGTCAAATGTCACATAACTTGATGAATCACTAATATGATTTATATTATTTTGTGACATTATGCGATTCTCTGGAAATAATTGAGCGTATAAGAAATAGCTCCACCTGGGAAAGTTTTAGCTTCTTGGCCTATTTTAAACCAAGTGCCATACCCAACTTTAGGAGGAGAAGCTACTGTCATTACAGCAGAAACACCATATACATTAAAATCTTCTACATCATGATTTTGATAATCTATATGTCTGATATTCAAAATACCTGGGTCGGTGCCATCTTGAGTAACATTATCTATTACTTTATTTTGCAATACGTATGTGTCCATCTCAGCTTTTAATTTAGTTGCTATTTGATCGGATGTATCACCATCATCAACTGTAATAGGAAAACCTAAAATAACAGTTTTAGCTGATGTAAGAATAGTTCCTGGAGCAGTAGATATTTGGACTGAAGCTGTACCAGAAAAAGCTATTTGAGTAACTTGTTGAACACCTGCTGGATTTAACCCACTTGTATTAATAACTACATCACCAATATTACCTGTCAACATAGATGACAAATCATCTATTGCCGATTGAATATTAGGATACCAAACACCTAGATTCGTTTGCGTAGTTGTAGTCATTCCTATTGGATTTTTATTACCAACTATAGCTTGTGCGCCATCTGGACTGAATTCTAGATAATCAGCCTTTCTAGATGGGACCTCAGCCCCACCTCTAGTTTTTGTAAACATTATCCTACCCTTATCCAGCGATATGCCGTAATTGTTGGTTGAATAACTACTGTTGGATTAACTGTAGTCATGGCATCGTTAACTTTTAATTTATCTTCTCTATATTTAGTGTAAGCTGGGCCTGAAGCATCTGGGTCAAATTGACATCCACCTACAACAATAGGACCATTATCATCAGCAATAAGAACTTTGTCGACTGATTCTAATACAGGAATTTGACTATTATTTAAATTAACATCGTTAGAACCAAATGTACCGCCAGCAGTATGAGAAGGAATATTTGATACATCTAAATCATTATTATTTAAAGCATAATAAGGGTCATTAGGATTACTAGACCATCCTGCGACAACTTTACCTTCAGCCCAACGTGTCCATATGCCCATACCCATATAATCAGCTGGGTTAGCAGCGTTATTAGCATTCTCGTATATGCTACCAATTGGATAAAGTAAATCAAACATGCCTTTCATTGTAGTAACATTTATATTGTATTCGTTAGCTACAGGACGAGAAGTTTTTTGCGAAGGATTGTTAAAATCAGTGTATTCAATCCGGTTAACTAAATTAATAGGCTCTTGAGTGTTTAGATATCTTTTGTCTGTTTCGGCCGTTATTTCTTCGATTGTCATCGTAGAACCGATATTATTGTTATACCATTTAACAGTTAAAATATCACCCGATTCAAATGGTTTAGGGAATAATATTTTTTCTATAGTATCAGTTAAAGCAACAAAAACAACAGAATAATCTGAATTCGAATCTTCCCAAATACCGCCATTAGCCACACATTCAGAATCTGTATCGCCAAATGCACCATTACAAGCCATTTCACCTAGGCCAGCATTACCTGATTCTACGAGTTCACGGCCATTCAAAAGAATTTCTAATGAGAATGGGTTAATTCTTTCGCCAGGAGCTAATCCTAAATCACCAGGAAGTAATTCAGTTTTAGTAGACAAATCACCGATCCAAGTTTCACCTGGAACTGTTTCTAGATTAGTCAATGTTTGGTCAATAAATTGAATTTGTTCTTTGTTGTATGATGAACGCCAAGTGCCAATCCCATCAAAATATGTAATGATTTGGATTGTTTCGCCTTCAACGCATGGCCATTTTAAACGAATATTCGAACCATTAGGAGCAATTAATTCACCGACTACAGAACCAACAGAACCAAAGTCACTATTAGCTTCTACATATTGTCCAGCTGAATCATATTGACAGAACAGTAAGTTACCTCTACGGAAAACTTCAACGTTGCCTACATTATAATCATGGCCTTCAAATACATCTAAAAAGTCTGTTTGACCTTCAGTAGCTATAAATGTCTTTTTGGCCATCGTCGATAAATCTGAATTGGAAATACGATCTACATATTTGTTTTCAATAAATTCCCAACGTCCCGGTGAACAATAAACAAATTCTAAGTCTTGTAAATTGTTAGGAAATTCTCTAGAAACCGGAGAACCTTTTAATGTATCGCCTGAAGCAGGAACTACAGTAATAGGATTTTTCTGCCATGTGCTCCAGATATCACGAATACGAATAACGTGGTTATAATCAGTTGGTGTGCCTTTAGGCAATTGAATTGAAATTTCACCAGCTGTAGTATTAACAGTAAACGATTCGCCAAATTTAGGCGATAACAACACACCATCAGCAAATGCCCATGTTTTCCAGGCACCAGCTGCATGTGGGAAGTCACCATCGCCTAATTGATAGTATAATTCGTCAAAGTTATTAATGATTTTTTCGCCACCTTTACGAAGGTAGTCGCCACTGCCATCATCAACAACATTGCCGATTTTGATTGTTTGTTTCATTAGATAGCAACCCCAATTCGTTGAGTGTTAATAGTTTTTACTGCTAATACAATGCCAACAACATCTGTTCTTGCGGTTAAAGTAATATAACCTTGGGCATTAACAGTATAATCAGCCGTATAAATTTCATCTTCTTCGTCAGTAGAACCAAGTCTGATACTAGCATATTCTGTGTTATATACTAAGTTATTCACTGGGTCAATCAATAAATTAACTTCAGAAGATTTAACTTTACGCCCATCAGCAGAAGTAGCCGTCAACAAAAGTTTAATTGTTCTAAACTCATCTTTATGAGCAATAACAATATCTCTTGGAGTAGCTGCAGTTAAACGATAAGTGGCATCAACAGAAGTATATGAAGTCCCAAACAAAGAACCAATAGAATAATTCCATACAGACACGCCGCCTGAATCTGATACACACCAGCATTCAACTTTGACAAATGGTGAAGTTATTTTTAATTCACCAGACACGCCAACAAATCTATCGTTAGGACGAATAACTAAAGCGTTATCGATTGAAATTGAACCGTTGAAATTGACGAAGATTACACCTTCTCCCAATTTACCTTTAGGTAGATTCACATAAATTGTTCCTGTTGTAGTATCTATGTCATGCATAGAACCAATTGAAACAGGGGGAATAAATGCAGCTGGATCATTTGTTTTTTGATAATAGCCAGTAGCATGAATTAATTGAAGATTTGCACCTTCATCTATAGCGAATAAACGTTGGTCTGCAAAGGCATTATATACCGAGTCAAAGTTTTCATTTATTTTAACTCCACCATCATATAAAATATCACCAGTGGAGGCGTTCCCGAGTTCACCGACATCTACAACTCGTTTAGCGACTTGAGTGACCATATAGTACCCCAATAATTGATTAAGTAATATAGATATTTATACCAAAAAAGGAGCCCGAAGGCTCCTTATCAGAATTCAAAAATAATATTCACTTCCTCCGTCTGATCCATTGCTCGAACAATCGGAGGTCTATTTTCCATATAAATCATTTCCCCAGAATGTCTTTCCATATTAATAACATCATAATATTCTTTTTCGCATTTAACATTAGGGTCATTAGGATGAGCTTTAGCTTCTAATGGATTTTCTATTACAGCTATTTGACGGAAACCATCATTACCTGGAAGAGAAGCTTCTGGGAAATATACTGAATCTAAGTAAGCTTTAAATCTAACTGTATTAGCTTTAACACGATAAATTATGCCATAGTCGTTTTGTTGCCAAGTTAAATTGTTTTGATAACCCCATCTAGAAGGGTCAGCTTCAACTTCATCTGGCCATGGAACAACAATATATTCATTAGTGCATCGGTTAATACTTACATCAGGTGGAATTTCATATAGATATTCCCATAAATAGCCGTCGCCCATATCAACTTTGCCTTCAGTATCACCACGTCCACTTGGAGGAGAAATACTTTCAACTGATGAGGTCCAAATTCCACCTAATTTAATACATTCGATTTTATTAGTGAAGTCAGTAATAGAACATATTCCAACTGATGGGACATCAATACAACGATATATCATCCAGCCAGAACCAATATCGGTCCTGTTATATGGAGCACTATTTGTTACTATAATTTCACCTATTTGGAAATTACGTGGGTTGGGGTAATCAATATCACCCCAGTCTTTACGAGGAGTAATTGCATCAAGCATACTTTTATACACTTTAACAGAACCCATCATATTAGTCCACATATCTACTTCGCCTTCCGTATCATCTACTGGATACGGAGGAGCAAAACCAGGGTCATTTTCGTTTGCAGCCCATGGTTTACTACGTCCAAATGTTACATACAAAGCATTTTGGTCGGCTCCATCGCCGACCGTTTGATAAAAGTTTTGCATCTTTTTGGTTCGAAATTTACTCGTAACAATTGCACGATAAATTACACTTGAATTATTCATTAATTAGAACCTGTGTAGGATTGCTAGGGTCTCTTGGATTGCCAGCATCATCTTTTAAACGTTTATCAACTAAATCTCTAAATGAACTAAATGTAACAGCCGACTGGTCAAATAATGGACTCAGTGCTTTACGACGTTCATCAGGTAATTGACCTTGGAAAATACTATCGTCGTTCTCACTATTATAATCTACAGGAAGTGGGAAAGGTAAACCTGCATCAGGAGCAGCAGTATATAAAGCTTTGCCAGAAACCGAATCATGTTCAATATTACCATTAGAATCCAAAACTGCAACTCTATCCGGATAAACTGAAGGTAATCCAGCATCCCATTTGTAGTTCTTCATTATGTTTATAATAGTTTCAACGTGCTTCATTGTTAGGCCAACATTAATAAACATTGTTAAAAGTGTTATGCCAATAAATCCAAATCCAACTGGATGCACAAATCGAAGAATATCATTTCTATAACGCGAAGTAGGAAGATTAGAAGATATCTTCATTACATAATATGAACGTGCTCTATTTATGTAATCGATGTTATTAGACAGAAGTTCTTTACCACGAACACCTTGAATAATAGTACCAACAAATCCTGTTTGTTCAGATTTAATAACTTGTCCAGTTACAAATCGTCCAATTAGGTTATGTATTGTTATACGCCATCTTAATCGGCCAGCGCTATAATCACGTTCGATATAAGTCACATTACAACGACCTGTAGGCGTGTATATAGTTCTACCGGCCAAATCGTTACTAATGTTATTAGAATCAACAATGATATCGTATTCATCAGTATTCTTTGATTCTATATCTATTTGCACATCTTCATTATACAATACTTTGAATAAGAATTTATACGAATCTTCAATACCTTTGGTAGCATAAAAATCAGCTTTACGAGCTTCAAAGAATCTAATTACTTGGTCACGAGCTTCTTGACTCAAATAGATATTTCGTTTATAAATTTCAGACCATAAGTATTCCCATGCATGTTCTTCTCGTGGATACTTGTTTTTAATAACATTTAACAAATTGTTATATTGAGTACCATAGCCATCAGAAAGGAATTGCAAATATGACGTGCAGAAAGTTTCGAAATTAGTATCTTCGGTAAGATATGTTTCTGGCATCATAGTTCTAATCAAAGGACGAAGATCAGGATCGCGTTCTTTATTGCTTGCTTCAGGTGTCCATGGAACTTCTCTAGTCTGACTTTGGAGATAAGCAGTAAACATAGTTTCAGTAGGTTTCCAGAAAACTATTGCTTCATCTCTAACACGATAGTTAAATTCATAATAACCTAAAATATCGCCAGTGCCGCCTTTATGGAAAAGTATACCAGAAGCATATTTTATAAAACCGCTGAATTCAACATTAGGACATTTAAATGTTCCTGTTCCTTTGTTCCAAATTTCATGCACTACACGTTCAGGAGAACCAGAACCATGTAATTCAACAGGTTTGGTATAAATCAAATCTGAATACACAACTGCAGCTAAATCAGAAGTTGTTATCCATGAACGAGAAGAATCACGTCTAGACCAACAGAACCAAGGCTCAGCATAATATTTCATAGGACCAGGGATAAATGATTCCCAAGCCGAGTCTTCATTAGACCTGAATGTCATCATATGATAATGCTTATCTGAATGCCATTGTGTATATTCTGCAACCTTAATAGCATCAAATACAACTGAAGGGTATTTTTCTATTAATGCGTCATCTTTAACGAATTCAGTGAATTCAAAATTAGAACCACTAAAGAATAATTCTTTACCATCAGTGCTCATTGACGCCCAGGTGTGTTCTATACGTTCGCGTTCTTCTGGTGTATTACCAAATATACGTTTGAAAGTATTGTCATTCTGGAGTACGTAGACACCTTTATCTTCAGAATTAATAACGTTATCTGGATTGGTTGGGTCTAAACCATACGTTTTAACTTCACCAGTTATTAAAGCGAATATACTACTACCAATAGAATCCATTTTATAACAAACAGCTTTATTATTGCCAGTTATATGAAGAACTTCATCTTCAAATAATTTTTCATTATATGTTGGAGACGCTGGGTCTGAATCTATTGGAGCATTTTTTAGTTTAATGAATCTAACAGTGTCTCTTGCAACAACATAAAGATTATCATTATTACAAGTCATAGCTTCAACATATTTAGAAACATCGCCTGGATATTTAGCATAAGTGCCAAAGATTTCAACATCAAATCCTAAATTAAGTTGGTCACCAATTTTAGCAAATGTAATATCTTGCGAACTGAATCTAACATCATCTTCTGACCAACGAGTGTCATTACTTAGACGGCCATAAAACAACCGATCATAGCCAATAACATAAGTTGTTGTATTACTTTGATATGTACAAATTCTAGATACTGGATTACCTACGCGGTCGTCAAATAATCTAACATAATGCCAATTCTGAGCTTTATCATTTGAAACTTTAACAACAGGTTGGAAACGTTCAAACAAATAAAGAATACCATCAGAATGCATCAACATTGTTCTATTTTTATCTACACAAACAGCTTCTATAGGCCCTTGAATTTCGTGATATTCATCTTCGCCAACAATAAAATTAGAAACAGCGCTAACATTAGTGTAGTCTGAAGAATATTGGAAATCTTCTGTCATTAAAGATGCATAAATTAAATCACGGTTAAAGTCAACAAATGAATTATCGTCGTGAACAAATTTACGATTAATTAATTGTTTAGACAATGTGAATTCATTCATCATGTCAAATGTATAGGCATTGGTTTCAAATGTCTGGAATTCTTCTGTTGTAACCCAAAGAGATTGTGTAAATCCTTTAGCAGCAACAGCAACTCGCATTTTATAATATGTTGTTGGACGAATTAATGCTTCTTCGAACCAATCATTATCAGCCGTATATCCTAATGAACGCCATTGATAGTTCGCAGGGGATATTTCATCCCCGTTGAAGTTTCTTGTTTCTGTGAGTTCTACAAAATAGTAAAAGTTCTCACCAACATCGTCCCAAAGGATACTTACCTGATTTGCTGATAGCTTGTCAATTCTTAAGCTGGTAACAACTGGGGCTTGTATCATTAGTTTTATCCTGTAATAGGTTCCATAATTATTGTAGTGTATTGTGGACGGAGATCATTCTCAAATACTATTAAGGTCCCATCTTTAGCAAAGATATTATCTTGAGAAGGTTCAGCATATAACTCAATGCTTTGAACTGGAAATTTAGTTGAATCAACGTCAATGGCACCTAAGTTCCAATAAATGTAATCACTAAAATAGTTAAGTTCGCCAACAACAAAATATGTATCTCTACCATCCTGGTTAGTTAATTTTTCGAAATCTGTTCCTATGTAAGGTTGAATAATAGAACTTTCAACAATATCACCTGCTCTAAATGGTCCAATAACCATTTTACCTGCACCTAATGCATCTGCAGCAGTAGAAACAATCCTGACATCATAAGTCAATTCTTCATATGCTTCGTACGGGAAGTTACTTGAATAAATGCCTTTTGAGTCCACTTTATTATAGTATTTAATACCAGCTTCAGGTGTAGCATAAAAGTTAGGAATTTCTCTAACTAATTCTATTGTAGCCGAACTACCGATAATAGATACGCCTTTATCAGCATTATCAACATATGTTAACATACGAGATTTACTGAATGAGCTATTAAAGATTTCTACATCTTCAGTATAATAATTATCAATTTGTTCAATTATTTTAGACTCAAGCCATTGTTGAGATTCTTGTAATTTATTTAAGTTATACGTCACTGTTACATTATGCTTAATAAACAAATAGTTAGGAGAAATAACCGAAGGCGTAATAGGAGCCAAGTTAAATTCTTTAAGATAGTTTTGCATATCCTCACGTTGGACCGCAGTTAAGTTTAAGCCTGATTTAGGTTTAATAGAAATAAATGCATATCCAGGTTTATCGCTATCAGTAAAGCAAGAAACAGCCTGAACAACAGAGCCAAATTGAGCAGAAATAAATGATTCGTAATCTGAAGCAGTTACACATCTCATTTGGGCTTCGCGTTTAACTACGGCAAGTTCTCGTATACGTTCAATATTCTCTGGGTCGCCGCCGCCATCTGCACCAACGAAATCAGGATTGTTTTCATAGTTTTCGATAACTTCATCAATACTGATATATGTTAATGTATCCGCATAACTAAAGCCAGTAGAACCATTAGCAGCTTCGCCATTTGTTCTGATATATTCGACAACAATATTAGAACCACTAAATGGTTTTAAACCACCAATATAATTGCTTTCTAAAACACCACCAGCAACACTTTGAGAAGCAACGCCTTCGCCAAAGTAAATTTCAGTATTGCCGTCAATGGTTTCTCTTGTGTAATATATTGTGGATATACTTCCAGCATGAACCATTGATTTGGATGTCCAATCGGTCCATTCTGAACCATTTATAAACACACGAATTAAACTACGGTCGATGCCTGGGTCTCGGATAATAATAGGTGAATTTATATCGTAAGTTAATTCATTACGCATAATTCGGCCTTGACCTAATTTAACAATCGGCCAATAAAAATTATCTTTATCTTTTACAGCAACAACGTCTTCTAATGATACGAATGCGTATGGATCAGCTTTAGCACCTTTAGCATAAGCCAAGAATTTGGTCCCACGTGGAATCCGAATATTAACTGGATTCAGTGCATGAGATACTTTAAGCAAAATACTAATAGAAGCGGCTGACATATTAGCAGGATAATATCCTGAGTCCTGTGCTGCTTGAACAACTGATGAACGTTGGTTAGCTGTACGAATAAAGCTTTCGTAAATAGCTGTGTTACTGAATTGTTGGATATATAATGTGTTGTATGAAAGTAAATCTAACAATACGTTTAATCTTGAACCTAAGAAGTCATAATCTTTAAATTCATTCTGAGATTTAAGCCAATCTATTAGCTTAGCTTTAATCTCATCGAATGTAGCAGCTTCAAATACTTCTGGAATAGCATTAGCTGTTTTTGTTAATTGGAAATTAGTTAATTCTGCCATGATTTACCTTATGAATACTTTTGATGATGACTGCGAAACCGTATCGCCGCATGAAATAGGATCTGCCATTTGGACAGCTTTTTTGCCTGTCACATATACTTTATTTGTTCTTGGTTGAACAGTTCCGCCATGAATATCATGCGGTTCTACCATGTTTTGGTGAGGAGTTATTTGGTCACCATCTACTAAGACAGCAATCCCACCTGTGAATACTTTACTTTGAGAAGCATTTATATCAGTAGGAGGATAAGTTGCATGTCCAGATGTTATTGCTTTATTAAATGAAAGTCCAGACATTATTCCCTCCCATAAACATAAGTGCGTAATTTATTTGCCCAGTTGGACCAGTTCCCAACAATTCGTTGAGAGTAAACTTTAGTGATTTGTTTCTCTGTAACAACATCATCTGTAGCCCTTCCTGTGCCGCCTGAACCACTAGATGTAGTGACTGTATATTCCATTAGGACTGTATATGTAAACGTCCTGTCTAAGACCTGTGGAGCACGCCATAAGTATAATTGAGTATCTAAAGATGTGGGAAGATCTTCCCAAGTTGAAGCAGTTTTGAATTCATCGCCGAGGCGATAACTCAATGCATCTGAACCATATTCAAATACGCTTTCATAATTACCTTGGTATAATGAACCTACTACTTCTATTCCAGGCGTTGGTTGGTAATCAATAATACTAATAGATACAAGTTCTTCATTACTATCAAGGATAGGAGTAAATTGTTGTGAAACATACGCTCCTTCGGAGAGCGTATTTAATGTTGTATTTATAGGAAATATATCAGCCATATGTTATCCAATATCAATTCGTGAACCATCAATAGTATATTGTCCTGAAGCAATTGATGACATACTTTGCATAGTTTGTGTCCAAGAACCAGTAACAGATTGAGCCATTTGCCCAGCTACTGTTACCGTCATATTCCCACCAACTTTCATATCATAATTACCTTGAACTTCTGTTTCACAATTACCTTGAACAGTTATTTCAGCATTGCCTTCAACAATAATTTTAATATTACCCTTAACATAAACAGTTCCATCACCATCTATATTCAAAGTATCATTACCACGAACATAAACATCTTGATTACCATCTATTTGTTGACGACGATTAGACATGTTATAAGTTGTTTCATCACCGCCGATGTTTATTGCTAATTTACCACCAGTATATTCATTTCGATGTCCTTGGACCATCGAATATTCATCTGCAACAGTTTTAGTTGTTCTTCGTCCATCTGGAGCTATTTCCATATAAGAACGACTAGGATGAACTATACGATATCTTTCATATCCTGGCGTATCATCAAATTCTTGTATGTGTCCGCTTTCAGATTCATATGTGTGGACATAAGGATATTCGCCTTTATACGAACTTTCTGGTTCTTTAAACAAAATACGAGAATCAGTAGGAGTCCATGGGTCAGAAGGATCAGCTTCTCTTGTTTGTGCACGCATCATCATACGTGAAGCGAAGGGAGTAGTAGGGACCGGAATACCATACGACTCTAAGTTACCTACACGTATAATCATTGAGACCCTAGACGCTCTTCCTGGCGTCTGGTTGGCCCATGTAGAATCTTTTGCTTCTTTATAAGCTGTTTCCCAATCGCCAATAAACATAGCATTAAGCATATTACCAAATTTAGCTAAACCGCCAACACCCATTTGGAAAGCCATATTTTCAAGAGCCATTTGTCTTGAACGGTTTACTTTATTATAAACCGGCCCGGTTGAACTATTTGATTTAATATCTTTTTGAACTTTAGCTAAGTCTTGTTCAAATAACTTATCGGCTTCTTCTATATAAATGTTACCTGGATTACCAGTAACTTCACGGCCAATTTGTTTACTTAAAGCTTTATTAGCACCAGCCATATCACCACGTGCAAATTCGCCAATGAAATGTCCAATACCAACTGTGTAACCACGAACATCCCAATAAATTTTTAATGCAAGACCTTCATCTCGTCTAATCATTAAGTTAATAGAATAATTAGGATTAGGGTCTTCAGGAATATCAGAGAAATCACGGTCATCTGGATTTATGCCTGTATCAAGGTTAGAATCTTGCACTGTGTTTGCTTGATATTCATAACCTTCAGCGCCACCTTCTGTTAACGGGTTAACGTCAGAACCTAATCGTCTAGGATATTGTCCAGTTGGGTCACTAAAGCCTTCTAGTTTATTAGGTTTAACTGTATTGATACCAGCTAATGTTCCTAAAACTAATCCAGTTGTATTATATTTGTCCAACCAATGACCGTATACTTTAGAACCTTCAACGGGACCAGTAGGAGTATAACCAATACCAGACATACTTGCACTATTAGATGGTTGCAATACATCCATCCATTGTAAATCTTCTGTAGATAATCCTGAAATAGGACCTTGAATTCTTTGGAACGGATGATAGCCAAAAACACGTACACGAACACGGCCCAATTTCATCGGGTCCATTCTGTCTTCAACAATACCCGTAAAATAGCGAATATGTTCATTAACTTTAATCATTGACCTTGTCCCATAAGATGAGTTAACTGATTAATAAATGTATCTAAATCATTTGGATTAAGTATTTTTATAGCACGTTTAGCTTCATTTTTAAGAATAGCATCTTCGTAAATATCTACTGCAGCTAAAGCACCTTTATATTGTGGATAAGTATGTGTCTTATCACCTTTAGAATACCAAACTTGTTGTCCAATAGGATATTCTACTAAATCATAATACTTTTCACCAAGGATATCTATATGGTATAAAACTTGGTCTCCACCAATATCTTTATATCTCTGCTCAGCTGCTTGATAAGCTGCATCCTGAGATGTAATCCATCCGTAATAAGGGTCATAGATATTGTTAATCATTAATACGAGCCAATAATATTGGACGTTACCATATAAACGATATGCTAATTCTTCTGGACGAGGATAACCTGAAATATAGTGTGTTTGTAGTTTAAAACCTTTAGCTACTGTAGAAAAATATTTTCCATAATTTTTAAATATATCAGCCATTGGAATAGCTGGTGCATTAGGGTCTAGTGTTTTTACTGTATAAGCAACTGGGTCAAAAAACGAGAAAAGCATACAGCCTCCGAAGTATAAATAATAATAGTATTTATTAAGGAGGCAGCTATGGCCTATTCGGGGAAATTCATTCCAGTAAATAAAGAAAAATATAAAGGCGATTGGAAAAAGATTACTTACAGAAGTTCATGGGAACAATTTGTAATGCGTTGGCTAGACAATCACCCTGATGTAAAGAAGTGGAATTCAGAAGAAGTGGTAATTCCATATTTCAGTAATGCTGATGGAAAGAAACGTAGATATTTTATGGATTTCTGGGTTCTTTGGAACAGTGGCAAACAATTTTTATTTGAAGTTAAACCTGCTAAAGAAACAAGAGCTCCTATTCGTCCTGCTCAAATGACCACTGCTGCTAAAAAACGATACATGAACGAAGCTTACACATGGAGTGTAAACCATGACAAATGGAAAGCAACTATGGCGTTTGCGCAAAAAAATGATATAGAATTTAGATTACTTACAGAGAATTCTTTGAAAAAATTAGGATGGAAAGGCTAATGGCTATATTTGAAACAATAAATGAAGCCGAGAGAGTTTCGCCTATTGTGCGTAAAGAACGTCAATGGATACAACTTGGCTTAGAATATCAAGAAGCTAAAAAGAAAGGCGTAACATCAAAAGCATTTGCTGAAAGTAAAGGATTGAATCCATCTACTTTTTCAAGAAGCTTATCAAGATATGCTACCCAAATTAAATTAGCTAAGACGATTAAAACTCTTCAAGATAAACCTAAAAATAAATTGTCTCAAGCAGATAAAAAGCTTTTGATGGTGAATAGTTTTAGATCATCTATTAGAGATAAAATTAGAAATGATGGCGCAGCAACAAACAACAAATCTGCCAAATGGTTTGCTGAGACATTAAAGACTGGAATACGTGGCCATAAAGTTAGTAAACCTACGCCAGGTAAAGTATATGCATATATTTATGATGCTAAACATAAAGATACATTACCATTCTGGGATAAATACCCGTTAATTATATATCTAGGTTTAGGAACTCAAGGCTCTACACAATTAATGTATGGTCTTAATATGCACTATATTCCACCTAAGGCTCGGCAACAATTATTAGAAGATTTGTTAAAGCAATATGCTAACACATCGACTATAACAAATAAGACTAAACTAAAGATTAATTGGTCTAATGTTAAAGGTTATGCCGGCGCTGATAAAATGATAAAAGCATATTTGCCAGGAAATATAAAAGGTCCCATGGTTGAAATAAAACCTGACGACTGGGCCAATGTGGTTTTAATGCCGTTGCAGCAATTTATGTCAAAAGGCAAACGTTATTCAGCATCAAAAGTTTGGTCATCATAAGGGTTTATTATGTTACAGAACCAAAGTAATATTACTAACTTTGTTTTGGATATTCCTGATTCAGGTTTAACCAAATCATTTCAATTAAACGTACAATCTGCTACTTTGCCAGGAATAAGAATCCCAGTAACAGATACAGTTAGTGCACCAAAAGGGCTCGGAAGAGCCCAATTGCCAGGTTCTACATTAGAATTTGACCCAGTAATGATTAGATTCATTGTTGATGAAAATTTAGAATCTTGGTTAGAAATGTACCAATGGATGTTGACATATAATAACTACTTGACTTCTGAAAATACTGCCTGGGGTCCAGGTGGTACGCCGGAAGCTGTATTATTGCACATTTTGGATAATGAAAAGAAAAATATAGTATTGACATTCATCCTTAAATCAGGATGGTGCTCAGCCTTATCTGAAATCGAATATGATTACAGCCAAGATGGGGACCCTATTGTAGTATGTAACGCAACCATAAATTATAAATATTTTGAAATTGAAAAGGATGGACGAATAATAACTGGTCGTCCATCTATAAATGCCAATAAGGCTTCAGCACCAGGTGTGCATCCTTCTATGAGACAACAATGAAACTATTAGTTATTAGCGGAATCAAACGTTCAGGTAAAGATACTTCAGCCGATTATCTAGCAGAGAAATATGATGCAGAGAAATATCAATTAGCTGGTCCTATTAAAGAAGCATTAGCTTATTCATATAATCATATTAGTATACGTCATAATCTTTATATTAAAAATAGTTTGATGTATCCTATTTTAAGTGAAGCTGATTGGGCTGGTGAAGGTATTGATCGTGAAATCGATTTAGAATTAGATTTAGAAACACAATTTGATATTTTTATGTGTGCATTGGATTATGTTTCTACTGAATTCCTAGACCTTTATTATAATGCTGAAACAGTTAGACATTTTGTTATAAATAATAATGAACCAATGTCTATTAGACGTTTCATGCAGGCCCTTGGAACAGATTTAGTAGTCAATGAATTCGATCGTATGTATTGGATGAAGTTATTTGCATTAAAACATATTGAAGCTTTCGGCGATAATAAACAAGCTTTTATTATTCCTGATGTCCGTCAAGTTCATGAAATCGATTATCTCAGAGCGATGGGAGCGACAGTAATCCATGTTGTTCGCCCTGGTGAAACCGAAAATAAAGATAAGCATATCACTGAAGCAGGATTGCTTGTTAAAGAAAATGATATAATGATTCTGAATGATTCTGATTTAGAGTCTTTATATAATAAATTAAACGAGATTATATGAAAACTTATGTAGAATTTTTATCTGAAGCAAAAAAGAAATTAACAGATGAACAAACTGAACTGGGAATGGTCTATCTACAAACAGGCGGTAATCAAGGTTCATTTGCAGGTGTAATTAAAAAACACCCTATATTTAAAAAAGCTGCTAAAGACCATAAAAATGGTGCTTTAGGTTTATTCGATGATGCCATGCGTTATGGTACTCAAATCAAAAAAGAAAAATTTGGAAAATAAAGAGAAAATTATGTCTGAAGAAATTCAAAAACTGCAAAGCGATATTGTTATCCTTAAGTCTAAATTGTATGACACTAATGAAGTACTTGAAACTAATCGTGCACAAGTAAAATATCTGACAGAAGTTATTACTAAAATTGTTCAAGCAAGTGCTTTTGAAGTTGAAGGCGACTCTATTGATGTAGAACAGCTAATCCAACATCTTACCGTAGAAGTGGCGGAAAGCTAATGTTATCATTTGACGAAGCAGCCGAAGGGCTCTACGTCGCAGCTAAATATTCTGAATTAACTCTCGATGCGATAGAAATGTTGCAACGAGAGTTGAAAGTTCCTAATCCAGTCCCAAGAGAAAAAATCCATAGCACAATTTGTTATTCTCGTGTCATGGTTCCTTATAGTGTTGCTTCTGGAAGTTTTGAAGTTGCTACATCAGGCCATCTTGAAGTTTGGGACCATGGTTCGCCAGTACTGGTTTTGGTACTTGATTCAGATTATCTCCGTTGCAGACATCAATATGCTAGAGCTATTGGTGCTACACACGATTACCCAGATTACACCCCACACATAACGTTGAGTTACAATGTAGGTGTTTTGAAATACCCGAAAGAAAAATATCCTATCCGAGTAGTACTTGATAGAGAATATAAAGAACCACTTAAACTCGACTGGGCAGACGACCTAAAATGAAAACCTTTGCACAATTTAATACTGGTACGATTAATGAAATAGCTAAAGGTGCAATTAGTGCTGGCGAAGCCAAAACTGCCGAAGCACATAAACTCACTAAAGCCATTATACCTCTTATCAAACGCGGTGCTCCATTAGAATCTCAGTTAACCAAACTTTCTGACGAAGCTCGTGAACTTGGGCTCAAAGAGGTTCAAGATGCAGTTGATTCACTGCGTAAATTATTGCCGCCAACTTTACAAATTTTATCTACTTTTATTAAGCCATAAGTGTGTATAATACCACAAAGGTGTGGTATTATAGTTACATCATCACAAGTTAGAGAATATAAATGAAAAGTTACCAAGAATTTATCACTGAATCTACTCAGGCTCGCAAATTCAACAAGAAAAAAGTTGAAGAGTGGACTAAAAAAGTAATGCACAATTATTCTGATAGTGAATCAGGACGTTTTCAGTTCGATATGAATGGCCGTACTTCTAATGGTTTCCGACAAGATGAATTAGATTATGGCTGGAGCTTCATCGAAGCACGTACTAGAAAAGGTTAAATCAAAGGTGTTTACATCCTCATTTGTCTGTGTTAGTATCATTTCATTGACAAGTGAGGAGTATATAATGAACCAGCACAAAAAACGTTTCAATATTTTAAGCACAATTGTTTGGACCATCATTATAAGTGTTATTATTATAATGTTAACGATGTCAGCTGCATATGGCTACATCATTGTAAAAGCCTGGTTTATCATAGTTGACTTAGATTGGTCAAATGGTCTTCAAGGTGTAATGCAAGTTCTTTGGACAGGTAAATAATGGATATCGGTTCAGGTAATTCATACCCTAGTTGTGCATTGAGCAATTTTTCTCCTCACCCATTTGTTATGGATGGAGTCTTTTGTGCATCAATGGAAGGATTTTTACAATCCTTAAAATTTAGTAGTGTAGAAATGCAAGAACATGTCTGTACATTAGTAGGTAAAGCTGCTAAATTTAAAGGCAAGAAAAAGAAATGGTTTAGAGACCAAACATTATGGTGGAAAGGCGTTCCTATGCAACGTTCTTCTGAGATGTACCAAAATGTTTTAACTAAAGCCTATGATGCACTAGGTGAAAATAAATCTTTCCAAAATGCATTATTAGCTACTCAAAAAGCTACATTGACACATTCAATGGGACGTAGTAAAATAAATGAAACTGTTTTAACCGAGCGTGAATTTTGCAATCAGCTGTATCGTTTACGCAATATGCTTCAAACTAAACTGTAATATAATAATTACTCAATTGACAAGAGAACAAATAAATGAAAATGAACAAAATGATTGTAGGTGTAGTCGCACTGTGTTTCGCTTCCGTATCAATGGGCGCTCTACCTATTAAACCACCACCTTTTTCTGACCCAGATCAAGTAGAGTTTATTGAATCGCGTTTTAATGTTAACCAAGCAAAAATTAATAGTGTTCAAAAACAAGCTAATGCAGGTGTTGCAGGTGTTGCAGCCATGAGCTCTATTCCAGCTGTCGCTGGTCAAACACTAAGTGTTGGTGCCGCTTTTGGATCATTTGAAAACGAAAGTGCAGTTGCAGTTGGCATTACATTTGCTCCATTAGATCGTGTAGCATTCAAAACTTCGTTTGCATCCACCACTGATGGAAACGTTGGATCTGCTGGTGTTGCATTTGGTTTCTAATTGTTTACCGAGCTATCTTAATTGAGATGGCTCCATAAACAAAGGCCCTTTAGCTCAGAAGAGTAGAGCGAGCGACTCATAATCGTTAGGTCACTGGTTCGAATCCAGTAAGGGTCACCAAATAAGTGTTTACAACTCCTTTAGTTATGATATTATAGACCTATCAAAACAAAGGAGATTAAAATGAAAATTGCAGAACTGATTCGTGATATCGCTGGCTTTGTAGGTATTTCACTCGGCACAGGTCTTATCATTGCTAATGCAGTAGGTGCAGTTACGCATATCGAAACAATTTTAATATCTATTGTAATAGTTATAGATTTAGGTATAGCTTATACAATGAATACAATTTCTAAGTCCTCATAGCTCAACAGGACAGAGCAACGGTCTTCTAAACCGTAGGTTGCTGGTTCGATTCCAGCTGGGGACACCAGTTTATGAAAGGAATATTATGGTCTATATTTTAGGTTTGATATTATTATTTGTTCTATATAAATTGATTATTAAACAGTACAAAAATGATTCAACTAAATTAGTTCAATGGCACCTTGATAACCAAAATATTATTGTAGCTTCATGGGCTCGCCATGGATATAAAGCTATAGCTAATTTTAAACTTGAAAATTATACTTTGCGGTCTCCTACTAAAGAGCAAACATGTATTAGTTTTAATTTAATGCAAGACCTTTGTGAAAATAAATTAGTTCGAATTAATGGCGATGATATAGATTATTACATGTCTCGATATTTTCCTATAACAGAAGTAAAACCTACGTACTTTTTCTGAGGATATTGTCATGGATTTTGGGCAAAAGATTAAAGCTGGCTATGTTATTCAAACAACTACTTGGGAAAACGATGCCGACCATTATAAAACTCTTTATAATTATGGCTTCACACGAGAAGAAGCTGCTCAGTGGATTATAATTTTGCAATGGTATTCTCATGCACAAAGTGACTTAGGCAATAAAGAATTTGATATTGATATATTCTTAGAACGTCTATTTGAATATACTGAAAAAGGACTTCTCACTAAAGAATTTGTTAAGACTCAATTTGGTCTAGAAATTCTTGGCAATACTATAGAAGAATGTTTTAGTAGTTTCTTACCAAAAATCCTTGGTGAATTTGAAGATACCATTATGGATACCATTGTAAAATTCTTGGACCGTGCTGTCGACTACGACTATAATTTTTGTCGAGTTATAGATATAATTAAAGTGCTTTATATTAAAGAAGATATAATTATCCCTGAAATTCCTATTCTACAAGAATTTAATGGCGATTATTGGGCTTCTAAAGAACAATGGGTACTGAATAATGAGCCTATTATCAAAGATAAAGCTTAAATATTTTCAATATAAATATTACAATACAAGTAATGAACCAATAAAGTGTGTATTTTGTGGATGCACTGAATTTAATAGTGTAATTAAAGAAACTGTCGATAGCCATTTAGCTGAAGCCGAAATAAATTGTGCTTCATGTCATAAAAATGCATCTTACTTTGCATATGGTTATTACCAACCAGTTACACAATATAGATGGTTCGAAATGTTTTAAATCAATCGGTCCGAGGAAATATCCTTGCAATAAACCGAGTAGCGTTATTGATGTAACGTTCGGATATTGTACGGATATGGCCTTCTAAAAATATATAGAAGCATCAACTTTTATATAACTTGGCTCGACTCCAAGCGGACTGTTCAAATTTTAGGTCTTTAGTATAGTGGCGATTATGCTGGGCTCCAAACCTAGTGACGGGTGTTCGATTCACCCAAGGCCTGCCAATATTGTGGCTGTCTAGGATTATTCTTCTTCCCTCATGTTTCATGAGTTCTAGATGGTAATTCGGCTTCATTCAGCTGCCCGGAGGATATATGAAAACATATATTGAATTCATAAATGAAATTATTGTCAAAAGCGGAGATAAGTTCTTAGTTAAAACCGAAGATGGTTCTAAAGTTCTAGGGACTCATTCATCTAAAAAGAAAGCAGAGAAACAATTAGCTGCTATAGAAATATCTAAAAACAAATAACGCAGAGTTCGTATAGTGGCTTAATACTATTGACTTCCACCCAGTAAACATCGGTTCGAATCCGATACTCTGCTCCAAATTCTTCCCAATAAACGGAAATAAAATGTCTTCTGAACGTATTGTAATTAAAATTGATCTTGAAAACCAAGCTTTTTTCACTGGCGAAATTCTTAACATTAATCGTGCGGTTATTAGATCAAATGCTATAGTAGGATTAGTAGAAGATATATCTGGCCTTGTAAAGATTACTGTACAACCTAATGAAAGTACTCGGCCTAAAACATACTATATTCATAATAATTTTGACGAAGTAGCAGAATTCATGTGCAAAGCTAAATAAAAGGCTAGTAGATAACTCGAGTACGCTACTAGAAGTCCTCTGGGATAGGTTTCTCTATACAGTGGCAAGGCATAAAGGATGGGATACACCCTAAGTTCTTTTTGTTGAATATGTACTTGAGTTGTGTATAACTTATGTATCGATTCTAAAGGAGACTTCGGTCTCCTTTTTGGCATGTAAACTATTATAAATATAATTATCAACACTAATAATTGGACCACATATGTTACAATACAATGAATTTTTAAAGGAATCGCTTATTTCTGAAGCTGTAACTAAAGCAGATTGGCTTAAAGTTTTTTCTACTATGGACAAAAAAGATTTATCAAATGAGTCTAAGTTTTTAGATGCTGCACATAAAACTTTAGGTATAAACGTGTATGCTCCTAGTATGTATAAAAAGACTATAAGTGCGCATAAGGCTCATTTAGATACTTATTTAGCTGGTTCAACTTCTACCAAAGCACCTGTTAAAGCTCCAGTAAAAGTAGAAACTCCTAAACCAGCGCCTGCATTAAGTTTCGATACAAGTTCTTTAGTTAAAAAATATAAACAACTATCGTCATTACTTAACGATATTGAAGGCGATACTATTAAATTAGTCCGAGAATATGATAAGTTACGAAATGGGCAACGTATGAATAACTTAGAAACTCCTGACTTGTATAATTTATATCTAGCCATTGAATCTCTAAAATATACTCAACCAATGCATAAAGAAATTAATCATATGGTTAAGTCGGCAAATGAATTACCAGCTGCCGCTAAGAAATATGCTGCATCTCGCAAATAAGGACAAAACATGTTAGAATATAGCGAATTTTTAAAAGAGCTTTTTTGTGAAGCTAGTATATCAGATGTTAAAGCTGCAGCTATTTCTGCTGTAGAAGCAGGCAAGTATTCATACACTAATACTGAAGAATCACGTTTTCAATTTGCGCGTGATATGAAAGCTGAAGGTTTTCGTGGAAGTGAAGTAAGCAATGCATGGAAATCACTTGCTGTTACTGGCGAAATCTTTAAGAAAGGCAGTGCTAAACCAGTTGCTAAGCCTGTTGTTAAAAAGGAAGCTATTACTGCATCAGAAGTAAAAGCTCTTGAAAAAGCCTGGGCCGATGTACAGACTGCATATGATAAAGCTCATAAGTTATCGGCTACATTATACGCTAAAGTATCTTCTGCCAATGCTGGTGTTGAAGTTCATATCAGAAAGACCCCAGATCTTTACGCAGTTCTTAAAGGTCTTCAAATGTCAGCTATTCCAGAAGATAATAATAGGCGTTTAGCTCAAACGATTGGATTTGTCGGAGATGTTGGTCGTCACTATAAAAATCTATAATACCCAAAAGCCACTTCAATTGAAGTGGCTTTTTTGTTTCTTATTCTTACATATTTACACACTTAAGAAGTTCAACCATAACCATTTCATTTTCTTTTTCCAGAACATCCATTTTAGTTTGAAGTTCTTCTTTATTGTTAGAGATACCAAACTGAGCTTGCCAACCACCAAAATCTTGTTGTTTACAATGTAAAGCACAATATTCGTTGAAGTTTTTCTGAAATTTACGAACTAATTTAGCTTTTTTAGCTTCACAATTAACTTTAGTTTCTGCGTTGATTACTTGATATAATTCAGTTTTCATTTTATAACTCCGTTAAGGTTTTTGTTTTCATGTTTTGTTTCAATAGAAGTATTATACTCTGCCTTAAAGCATATGTACACTTTTTAAAGCAAATAAATGAAATTAATTTAAAATATTTTCTTTTATAAAAGTATGTACAAGTACTTTTAGTCATGTTACTATACTCCTATCGAAACAACAGATAGAAACGGAGATAAAAATGAAAGTTCAAAAAACCACTAAAAGCGTAATCGTAGAACACATTGATAGTATTGTATTCGACATCATTGATAACGGCAATAATCCGCAAAGTATCATAGCTCGTTATAATATTGCTACGACAACTTTTCTTCTAGAATCTGTTGTAGGGATCCACACTACAACATTATCATTTGATTTGTCTGATTTTACAGTATTCAATATCTCACAAGCTATCTGTGTCAGATTCAATGTTTGCTCTAAAGATATCGGCGATATGATTATTGACTTAAAAGAAATGTCTAAACCTACTTACAAATAATGGAATAATTATGAAAACTATTAAAAGTGTTTTGAATTTTGTTCGCTCTAAAATCAGCACCGTTGTATCAAAAAATACTACGGTTGAAGACCAATACACCGATGCGGCTAATCAGTTGATTGATAAGATTAAATCTCTTCGTCAACGTTATGTTACATCTAAATCTGAAATTACTCGTCTTGAAGATTTAGCCAATCAGAAAGATAAACAAGGCGCTTCTAAAGAACGTGAAATCCGTGCACTACTTGCAGATAATAAAGATGCTAATGTTGTAACTCATGCTAAACTAGGTCTTTTGTATCGTCGCACGGCTGAAGCACTTCGTTCTAAAACAGTTAAGTTAGTAGAAATGCAGACTCAAATTGCGCAAACTGTTGTTGAACTTGATGAACAGCGACAAGATATCGCAATTAAGCTTGAATTCATTCGTGAATCTAAAGCCGCTAATTCAATGGGTCTTGATACTTCAGAAAGTGTTATTGAACTGGCTGAATTGACTAAGATTGATATTGATACCATCTTGATGCGTGTTGATACATTCAACGGTTCTGATCCAGCAATGACTACTACAAGCGCTGATGTTACTGATTATATCAATAGCCTGAAATAATTAAGAAAGGGCTCTTCGGAGCCCTAGGAGATAAAATGATTTATACGACAAAAGATTACAACCGTATTTCATACATTAATATTTACAATAATATAGTAATTGCTGATATCACTCGTATGTATTGTTATGACGGCAATGATGCAGATCAAGAAACCCTTTTAGCTTTACATGAATTAGTCAAAAATTACACTCATAATGAACGAACTAATTTAGTTTATTTTAATAACAAATGGCAACCTATAGAAAATTTAGACCTTGACCTATTAGATTTTATTGATCAATGCCGCCGAACTTTAAAAGGTGATTATCGTGCATAAAGAATCTACTAAATTTCGTGTATGTGGCTATAATATTATTATGCCTTTAATTTGTTTCAATATAGCATCTTTATTGATTTCTATGGTAGCATGTATTAATTTAGACTTAACTCCTGGATTTTGGATTACTACTTGGCTTATTTCTGTACCATGTTCAGTAGTTGCTTGGTTTATCTTTGAGTGGCTTTGGTTTATCCCTGCTCGTGTAAGAAATTATCTTATGAAAAAGCGCTGGAAATATAACGAAGAATATAAAGCATTTAAAGATTTTATTTCAGAATGCCGAGGTAGATAATGGAAAGAACTAAATTACCAATATCATATGATACTGAAAGCGGTATAGGCGTATGTATAGCTGTTATACTAACTTTAAGTCTTGCAGCAGGATTTCTAGTACTAGAAATAAATGGGCCTAATGTAGTAGGAATAACAATACTAAGTGTTTTTATTTCTTGGGTATTAGCTTTCTTCTGGTCTAATATAGTAGAGATGATATATTATTTTCCAGCCAGATTACGGAACCGTAAACTTAGTAAAATGCTTCAAGAAACCAAGATTAAAATGAAACATCAACATGAAAAACTAGCTGAACTCGAAGCAGTAAATGAGTTCGTAACTTATTGTAGAGGTAATAAATGAGTCGTTCAACTGAATTAATGGCAAAAGCTTCAGAATTAACTAAATTGTTTGGCGAAGTAATTAAATTAGCCGAGCAAAACAATTATGGTATTGAAGTCGACACTGATGATGGAACACTGGAATTTAAAGATTGGTTGTCATCTTCTTGCTATGGCGAAGGTGATGATGAAGGTTTCGGTACTCTTGAAAATGGTAGTATTTGGGAATCATCTTCTTGCTAATTAAGGAAATAAAATGTCTTATACTCCAGAACAACTAGCAGCAAAAGCAGCAATTAAAATTCTTCTTGATGAAGCTGAAAATCTTATTTACACTAAAGCTGTAAAAATTGCAAATGAAGTTGGTATTCCGTTTAGCTTCGAGTTTGATGATAGCACTAGCACATATTATCCTGAAGGTTATAAACATAGTGCTTATGAAGTAGCTGATTGGATGTCTGATGATAATTGTGAAGATGGCGTAGTTCATACTGCTGGTTGGGTATCGTCAAGCGATTTGTGTTAATTTAATGGCAGGGAAACCTGCCTAGGAGAATTTATGTCAGAACTAGATGAAGCTGTAAAAGCTATTAGAGCCGCTATTAATAAAGCAATAGAAATCGCTGAAAAGGAAAATGCCACATTCGATATTTATCCAGCTTATGGCATGGGTGGGACATATCATTCAGCAGGTGCTTTAGATAAAGAAGAGGCATTTGCTAAATCTGTTAATGGCGATATGGAATGGACTACTCGTGCATTGTATGATGTCTCTGAAAATAAAGGTTGCTGGGTCTCAAGTACCCAAGAATGTAACTAAGGAATAATTATGTCTGCACTATTAGAAATTTCAATCCGTAATGCTGTAACTGCACTTGAAAATCTTATTGATGTTGCAATCGAAGAAGGTGCTGAACCAATACTGCATATTTCTCATTCTGGGTATATCAGCGATATTTTCAGTGTGCATGAATATGGTGCAAACCAAGGTAGCATTAAAATTATCCCACAAGTATGGACTTCATCAAGTTCAGATTGCTAGTTTACATTCAAATAAGACCATGTTATAGTACTTCTATCGAAACAAATGAGGAAAATATTATGTTATTAGTCATCGGCTCCCGAGCGTTGTATAATGCAGGTCTTATTTCTATTAATGATGTAAAAAATTCTGATTGGGATTTTATTGCAGATGAGCCTGATTGGATTGACTTTAAATCTAAAATGTTTGGCATTGAAGTTAAAGTAGCTAATCCTAATGTGAGCGCTTTTGTGTGTATGCATGGTGGTAAAGAAACTCATTTTGAATCGTACATTGTTAAAGAAGGACATAATGAAGATTCAAATGCTCTTTTGCTTAATTATGCTGAAGGCAACTGTAGACTTGATCGTTTGACCGGGTTTAAATGGGCCACACCTGAAATGTGTTTGGCTATTAAATTGTCACATCGTTATAAAAAGAATAATCCATTTTTTGAGAAGACACAACACCATATTCGCTTCTTGCGTAATAAAGATATTCGTTTGACGTCATATCTTGAAGATATTGTAAAATTGCGCCAAAAAGAAACTTTGAGTTATGCACATCCTGTGTTAGATGTTACTAAAGATGCATTCTTTAAAGATGATATCTATACATATGACCATGATACAATTCATGAAGCCATTGCATTAACTGATAAACCAGCATACAAATATTACATGAAAGACGATTCCCAAGTAATGACTTCTAAAGAAAAGTTCATGGCTTTGCCTAAAGAGATTCAGTTGGCTGGCGTATATGAAGAAGCCTGTGTATTAGCTTTAGAGCGTTCGCAGATTCCTAATAACTTTAAACCTGGCTCAGAGTTAAGCTTTAAAATGGCTCTTGAGAAAGTGTGTACAAGCATCACATCAGGCTGGTTCCGTGAATTTGCCTGGGAAAACTATTTTGTTGTTATGGCTATGTACAAAAAACTAGGCCCTAATGATTATGTTAAACGATTTAAACTAAACTTTGATAAAGTTAAACCATTCACACGAGGTGAACAATGAGCGTAGCAATTTTTTTTAAAAGCGAATCTGGCGATAATTATTTGTATTCTTATGGGCCTGATGATTCAACATCGGACATAGAATATGCATTACGTAATGAAATGTATCATATTGGTAAAATTGCAGAATTCGAAACTGCAACTGGTGATAATTGTTCCGAAGAACGTGAAGTAGCTATTCATGATATTGTTTCTAAACTCCATAGTCAATCATGGGACTCTGATTATGATGAAGATTTCGAAAGTTCAGAAGACTATTAAATGCAAGCAATGCAAAGAAAAGCTGTCTACAAAAGAATTTAAAAAGTCAGCTAATTCTGATAATGGCTTATTTCCTATTTGTCGTAATTGTGTCAATGAATTATTAACAAATCAAATTAACAAATGTGTTCATTATTGGAGCTAACATGGAACATTCAGCAGGTATTATTTTCTATAACAAGAAAACACAGAAAGTTCTTTTAGCTCATGCTACAGAAACTCCATACTGGGGTATTCCTAAAGGTCATATCGACCCAGGCGAAGATGCCATTGCTGCGGCTATTCGTGAAACAAAAGAAGAAATAGGATTTGATGTTCATTCATATGATTTGATTGATTTTGGGGTTAAATATTACATTCCTAAAAAAGATTTACATATCTTTATATATAATGGATCTGAATTGCCTATTGCTTCAGAATGTGTATGCACAGCTTGGTTCTATAAAGATGAACGAAAAGTATTCGAAATGGACCGTTTTGAATGGGTAAGCGTTTCAGATATTCCTAAATATTGTAATCCTAGTATGTCTAATTTGATAGCTTCTTTTTTCTAATAAATACCTCCTACTAACCTAGGAGGATGTATGAATTTATTTGAAATGTTACGTTATGACGAAGGCCTGAAACTTGAAGTGTATTTTGATACTGAAGGTTATCCAACTGTTGGAGTTGGCCATCTGCTTACGAAGGTCCATAATTTAATGACTGGAATTTCTATTCTAGATAAAGAATTAGGACGAAGCACACAAGGTAGAATTACTACTGAAGATGCTGAATATTTGTTTAGTAAAGATGTAGAAAAAGCTAAAGCTGGGATTAAATCTAATACGGTTTTAAATGACTTATATTTGTCATTAGACTCTATTAGGCAAATGGCTTTAGTGAATATGGTATTCCAGATGGGTGTTGCTGGTGTTGCTGGATTTAATAACTCTATTAAACTACTTAAAGCAAAACAGTGGGACCAAGCTGCTTTGAACCTTGCTCAATCTAGATGGTTCAAACAAACGCCAAATCGTGCTAAACGAGTAATTGATGTATTTAAAACTGGCACGATGAATGCCTACAAATAGGAAAACAAATGAAAAGTTACAACGAATTTATAACAGAAGCTAAAGCCCACGCTGATACTATTATTAAAGCTGTCAATAAAAAAGCTAAATCTTTTGACGACCTTGATGACAAAGAGCGTAAGAAAATTATAGACCTTTATAAAGAAAAAGAACGTATTCGTAAACTTCCGGGTGCTAAAGATGGTAAACAAGCTAAACCTTTGTTAGCTATTGACAAGAAGATTGATGCTTTTGCTTCTAAATATGGTATGTCAATGGATGACCTTCAAGCAGCTTCTATTAAAGCTAATGAAGAACTAAAATAAGTTTACATTAAGATTATGCTGTGGTATAATGTCCTTCTTATAAACGGGAGGTCATTATGACACGTATAAATTTAACACTAGTATCTGAACTTGCCGACCAACATCTTATGGCTGAATACCGTGAACTTCCACGGGTATTTGGTGCAGTACGTAAACATGTTCAAAATGGCAAAAAACTTAAAGACTTTAAAATTTCTCCAGTCTTTATTTTAGGAACAGGCCATGTAACATTCTTTTATGACAAATTAGAATTTTTAAGATTACGACAAATAGATCTCATTACAGAATGTTTGGTCCGTGGTTTTAAAATTAAGGATACAACTGTTCAGGATATCACTGATATCCCAAATGAATGGCGTAATAATTATGATGCACCTCAAGATGCTTTAGACTTATCACAAGCACGTCTTGATGAAAAAATTGCTCTGAAGCCTTTATGGTATAAATATTTTGGTAAAGCAATTTACAATAAATAGAAATATGATAGAATGTTTCTATTAACTAATCTAAAGGCTATAAAATGAAAACTTATAACGAATTTATCTTTGAAGCTGCTGGTGGTATTAAAGGTATCAATAAAGATGAATGGACTTATGGTGGCAATGGATTTGATTCTAAAACCGCCACTATTGACCGTTATTTAGCTACAAAAGTTGCAGACTTTAAAGCATTTGCATGGGAAGGTTTAAAGTATCGTAATGACTATAAAATTGAAGTAAATGGTTTTAAATTTGATAATATTATGGATGTTCTTGCTTCTAATCATGATGCTGATTTTTTAGCTGCCGATAAAGAAATGCGTCGCTATACGAAAGTTTATAGCAAAGCATACGATAAAGGTCCTTCTTTTGTTCCTAAGAAAGGACAGTGGGCTATGAATAGCAAGCTAGGTGAAATTATTAACTATGCTGGTACTGAATTTGCTAAACATAAAACCAATTGGTTTAAACAAGATCGTTCTGATACGCGTAAAGAATTCGTAAATATTATGAAGCGCGCAGGCCATAAAGTTGACTTTAACCATACTAAAGAAATTTATACTGATGCTAATGTACAGTATGCATGGGAAGTAATTTCACGGGCTATTTGGCGCAAACAAAATTAATGAATTTATCTTTAAAGATATTAAGCCCAAGCAAGTATAATAAAGACACGCCGGCCCTCTCCTCATGAACAATGTTCCTCTGAGTAATGGATCTTTTCCCACCTGTAATAAGGTCGAGCCCTAGTGCGGTAAGGGGCTTACATTCGGTGAAATGGACTACTTATGTGCCAAGGAATGGCCCAACTTAGGAATAATATGAAATATCTAACAGCTCCATACTTAACCCTGATGAATGCTTTTAATGACCGTTCAGAAGCAGTTTTAAGTAAAGAAACAGGTTTTATTAGCCAATATTCACGTATTAATATTCTTGCTGAATACCGTACACTTCGTATTGATGGTGGCCGTCAGTCTGGCAAAACAGAAGCAGTAGCTTTATTTGCTGCAGACTGGATTCAAGATGATGGACATGTTATTTGTCTAGCTGATAGCGAGAAATATGCATTTGATACAGGTTGCCGAATTCGTAAGAAATGCGAAGGCAGGATAAATTTACCTAATGGCTATCGTAATAATATTAGCACTCAAAGCATCCGAGCTTTTTTATCAGACTCATATGATAATCAATATCGTGGCGTTTCTATGAAAAAGGTTTTAATTGTCATAGACGAACCATGCCATAAAATGCCAGACATTTTTAAATTCTATAATGCTTTCGAAAATAAGTTGTATATTAATACAGTTTCATCAGGAAAGAAATTACCTTTGTTCATCGTATTAGGAATGCAATAATGAATCGATATATTATGGTTGACGGTCCTTTTAAGAAAGTGGCCTTTTTAAGTGAACATACGATTGAAGAACTACAAGATAAATCTATAGTTAATAGTGGTGAATATCGATATATTACATTGTTAACTAAACACGGTCTAGGTGTACAGTGCCTTAGTAATATTTGTTTTGACAGACAAATCAAGGCTTATCCTGGATTTACTAAACCTACGCGAGAAATCCTATTATGGGAACACAAGCAACTGAAAACGTACAAATCATTATCACTTTGCCGGAATCCATACGTGACAGCTTTTTAGGCTGGATGTCTGCTTGCGGCGAGAAAGATTTTGCTGAAGCTTATGCTGATGGCCATAGTGAATCATTTATTGGATTTAAATACCCGGATTGGCATAACCAAATAGTTATTGAGGAACATTTGAATGATTGAAGATATTAAAGGCTATAAGCCTCACACAGATGAAAAGATTGAATTGGTTAACATTGTTAAAAGTGTTGAAAACAATTTAGGCCAAGTTTATACTTCTATTTTAACTAGATTAGATGCTGAATTAACACTAGCAGATGCTGATAGTTTAGAAGCAAGTGATATCCGTGAACGAATTTTCCAAGTTCAAGTAGCTATTCGTTCTTTAAAAGAATCTAGTATGTGGGCATGTCGTTCTATTTTCCGTCCAACTGAAACTTACTAGTTTACATACAAGTTAGTTCATGATATTATACTCTTACTGAAACAAAAGGAGAATATTATGTCTGAACTAACATATGAAACACATATCCGCCGCAGCAAATTACGCCGAGTCTTCGAAACGGAATTTGCTCAAATCAATGCTTCAATTAAAACGGCTTGTAAAGAACAAAATCTCAAGCCGTTTCATATCCGCTTTACTCCGCATCTTTTAGACCGAGCAATTCAACGCGAAATTGACGAAGTTTATATGTTCAAACTGTTTAATCGTCTTCATACAAAAGTAAAAGATGTAGTTGAGTATTTAGAAATGACTCCACTTCCAGCTGTAGAATATAAAATTCTTCCTGGTGTAGAGTATCGTCCTTTCCGTTTAGAATTGACAGATGGCAATTTATGGTTAGGTCTTACTGTAGACAATCCACTCAAACATGAATCTGGACTACGTTGCAGAATGGCCATTGTTAACAATCGTCGTTTAGAAGGTAAAATCGGAACTAAAGTTATAAATCTATAAGAGAAAAATCATGAAAAAAGCGATAGCCACTTTACTATTGACAGTTAGTATGTCTGCCTATAGCGTAGAGCACACTTTCAGTAATGAACAACTCGACAATTTGCAATATGCTTACGCTTTTGGAGAACAATTCCAAAAGACGGGGAAGTTCAAAGATAATGAAACTCGTTATGATAATAACGGTCTTGGATATATAATGGCTGGATTGCTTTGGCAAGAAAGTTCAGCTGGAATAAATACAGGTATAAGTAAGGACAAACACCATGCATATGGAATGTTTCAAAATTACTTACCTACATTGCGTAACAGAGTAAAACAAATAGGATGGAAATTATCAGATAAAGAAATAATTAATATGGTACAAAAACGTTCTAATTCAGCGACATGGGCTTATATAGAATTGTCTTACTGGTTAGAGCAACATAACGGAGACATGCGCAAATCATTAGCCTCTTATAATGCAGGATGGAATACCAAAGCTGGGAATAAATATGCTTCAGAAGTTCTAACAAAATCAAATTACTTGAAATCTAATAAAATGCTTCAACAAAGGATAGATTAATGTATAAGACACTAGTTGTGCTAAGTTTGATCCTAGTTTGCACTTCGGATGTTAAAGCAGACGATGCAGTTTGGAAAGAATCAATCAAAACAGCAAAATTGTTTTGTGGGAGTAATAACGAGTGTGTTGACGTTATAGCTTTAGAATTAGATAGTGCTTATAGAGATGGTCAAACAGCTATTAACAAATGGCGAACTGATGCTATTAAGCGTAAAGAAAAACAATTAGAAACATTCTGCGATAAAGCACCTAACTTAACTATGTGTGTTTCATATCGTGAAAATATAATGAAACAATTTATTAGTGGATTGCAAAAATGAAATTATTAGTGAGTATATTGTTATGTGTGTCAACTTCTGCGGTAGCTTGGTCTCCTGTTTCAGGCTACCCAGAAAAATTATATTCTCTTACTGGAAACCAAATTGAAACATCAGGAGCATTTAAACAGCATGTTGAACTCGCTTATGCTCCTAAATTAAAACAGTTTGCAGTAACATTTTACAACAAAAATAAAGCAGACCAAGCATTTATTACAGAAGCTGAATTCACAATGTCTGCATGCCAAGAACGAGCTGAAGGACTTATCTTAGAAAGCTCTGTATTCATGACTCCGCCTAATCAAACTAAATTTACACAAATCCTTAAAAACTGTGAACAACCAGTATTCATCAGAATTTATAATAAAATGACTGGCACATATGCAGCATATCGTTTTGATAATAAAGAAAGTTTGACATTTAAGGATATTTCATGAGAGAACATCTTATTTCTAAAATAGAAGAATATGCTAAGCTATTTGAAGATCGCGGAAGAGAAGCTAACCGTTGGGATTCTTCTCACGTAGCTATGAGAGAAATCGATGCTGATATAGCTATGGCTTATGACGAAATTTGTGATATAATAAGCGGGATAGAAGATAAATGATTATTAAAGAAATTGATGGCGATATTGTTCAATTGTTCCGTGAAGGTAATAAAATTGCTCATGGATGTAATTGCTTCCACAAAATGGGCGCTGGCGTTGCTGGCCAATTAGCTAAAGCATTTCCAAGTATTTTAAAAGTTGATAAATTACATTGGGCCAAAGGCGAACGTGATAAATTAGGCAATTATAGTTCATATTATCAGGCAGATGCAGGATATTGTTTTAATCTTTATACTCAATATGAACCTGGACCTAATGTAGATTACGGCGCTATCGTAAATGCTTTCTCTAAATTGAATGGAATGTATGCTACAACTTATACTATCCCAGAAATATATATTCCTAAGATCGGAGCAGGTATAGCTAAAGGCGATTGGAATATTATCTCTAAACTTATTGATGCTGTTACTCCTAATCTTGATATAATTGTAGTTAATTATAAGGCTCAATAATGAAAGTTCATTATCCGCATCCTTTTGATCCTAAATGGAAAGCTATTATTCATCGGATATGGTCTGAAACCCGATTCACTAAATGTCCTATTAAATCAGATGTTGAAGAGAAAGAATATGCTGGCACATTTGTAGAGTATACTTATATTGATAAAAAGAAACGAAAGATTTATGTAGAAGAATATTGTTTACTTGTTAAATGGGTATAAGGATTTAAAATGGCACAGCTTTATTACAATTACGCAGCAATGAATTCAGGTAAGTCAACATCTTTACTATCGGTTGCTCACAATTACAAAGAACGTGGCATGGGTACATTGGTAATGAAACCAGCCGTAGATACACGCGATTCTTCATCTGAAATCGTATCTAGAATTGGTATCAAACTTGAAGCAAACGTTATTCACCCAGGAATGAATATTGTAGAATTTTTCAAATGGGCTCAGACACAACGAGATATCCATTGTGTATTAATCGATGAAGCACAATTTTTAGAACCAGCTCAGGTACAAGACTTGTGTAAAATTGTAGATATCTATAATGTTCCTGTTATGGCATATGGTTTAAGAACAGATTTCAGAGGAGAATTATTCCCTGGTTCTAAAGCATTATTACAATGTGCTGATAAATTAGTTGAACTAAAAGGTGTATGTCATTGTGGTAAGAAAGCTACAATGGTAGCTCGTATTGATAGTAATGGAAATGCCGTTAAAGATGGCGCTCAAGTAGAGTTAGGTGGTGAAGACAAATATGTATCTTTGTGCAGAAAGCATTGGTGCGAAATGCTAGAATTATATTAATGGGTCTATTTTGTACAATTTTAATGTTATAAATACTATTATCTAACCCTTAGAGGTAAATATGATACATTTGACGAAGAAGCAACTTAGTAATCTCTCTATCCCTCAATTAGATGAAATTCGACTGGAATTAGGCCATTCATTAGGCCGTCTTACTCACGAAATTCAAATTCATGGCGCTAAAGCAGATTATACACGTAAACGTACAATAGAAAAATACCTCATTTTGGTTAAGGCTGTTTTACAGCATAAAATTAATACAGGGCCTAAATAGGAGCTCGTATGAGCTTAACTAAACTAGCTGTTTGCGCTATGATGATAGCGTTTTTTGTCTCGCCAACTGCATCAATGGCTGATGAACATAATAAGCATCAGTATTTTGAAGGCGCGATGACAATATATTCCAAATTTAAAGAACCATCCAGGGAACAATCAGAACAGTTTTACTCATTTATTAAATCAAAATGGCAACAAGCCAGATGTCAAGCCTCTTGTTCGGTAGATGGAAGAGATGCAGCTAACGAATACGCTATGCAGCGTAAAGTAAAATTAGACGACGAAAACAAATAAATGTTCAGTTTTAAAATATTAAAGGGAGACTCAATGAGTCTCCCTTTTTGCTTATATATTTCTAACCATTTGTTCAGCAACAAGTAAAACAGAATTTATTGTAAAAACTCCGGCATTTGCTGTCACGTTTATGGCAGTTCCATTAGTAGCCATAGCACCATCTTTATCTACACTAAAGAATGTAGTAAACGATAAAATGTCTGAAGCATTCTGAGGTCTAGATTCAACTAAAGTATTCCCATTAGTTCCTACGAAATCAACAGTTATACTTCTTGCTTGAGAAGCACCTGTAAAAACACCAATCAAGTTTAGTTTAAAACTAACAGATTCGCTTTGGTTAAATACTTTCATTTTATTATCGGTGATATCAAAGAATGGAAGTAAAGTTCCTGTTGTAGGCGGAATTGCTTTAAGAATACTAATTAGATTATTTGATACTCCGGTTGCTAAAGCAAGAGTTAAACCTGTCCAATATAATTCTGATTTCTTTCTGATACCAGCTATATTATTCAAAAAATCATCAATAGTTCCAGTGTGTCCTTCATCAAGCCATAACTGATAAGCAGATTTACCTCCAGGACCTACTGGACCAACTGGACCTTGATCTCCTTCGCCACCAGTAGCTCCTTGAGGACCAGTTGGACCTTCAACTCCTTGAGGCCCGGGAGGACCAACAATACTTTGTCCAGCAGGACCTGGAGGCCCAGGTGTCAAATCCACTGTTTCTGAAACTTGTTGGAAAAATCTTTCGCTAGAATCATATATCGTACTTGGAAGGATGGTAGGACCTCCAAATAGATACAATCCAGCATCTAATTTCTCTTGAACTTTCTCGTTCAGTTCTGTTACGTTCGTAGCCGATATTAGCATACATCCTCCTGTGGTGGAATATTACTATTTATATCATTTAAGCAGTGTACATCAATAAAATTGTATGATATAATATTTTTACTAACATCAATGAGGAAATAAAAATGAGTTTACTAACCTGGGCCAAACATCGAAATGCTACTATTGTTTCAGATATCAGTAGTTGTTCTCCAACAATTTTATCTGTAGAAATAACAAGTCCAGATACTGTACGAGACTTGATTCATTTACGTCAAGATGACGACTATGTAGCTTTTACTAAAGCCGAAGCATCTGCATTACTTAGCTATCTTTCTGCTGTAATCCCAACTATGGATAAGGGTCAATAATGAAAATTTCTAAAAAATCTTGGCATTACCGTTTGCACATGTTTTATTCTAACAAATATTATATCCCAAAAACATTGTGTGGATATTTCTGGAAAACTGTAGGATATTGTGCATTTGTATTGTTTAAAATTTCAGTAGCATTAGGCGCTGGGGCCATAATGGGTTTCCCTATACTTAAAGCAATTCTGACGGCTCTTTCGATCTCTTTATCTTCGGTTGTTTTTGTTCCGCTATCTATTATTTCAGGTCTTATTGCAATAGTTATTATTCTTAGCATTTGTTTAGGCGGTTCATTCTTAGTTTTTAAAGGTTATGAAGCATCAAAAGATTTTGTTAAAACTAAAACTAAAGATCGTGAGCCTACATTAGTTGGTGAATTCATTAAAGCTAAGAAATCTAAATATTGTCCACTTATTGAGATTGAATAATGGAAATTGAGCTGATTAAATCTAAAACTAAATTGACACAAAGTCATATTAAACAGATGACTTTAGCCTCAAATAAAACTATTTTCCACGCCAATAGATTTCCAAGTGAGTGCGTATTAGGATATGTAAATAATGTAAAATACGGAAAATATATTGAAACAGTTATCATAATTAAAGGTGAAACCGACTATCATATTATACCTATTTGCATTCCAGCAGTGTATGAATCAACTGAACAATATAGCGATGATACTCGTGGCTATAAGATTAAGCCTATTTGGCAAATCGTGCAGAAAATGAGAGGTCAATCTTTGATCTCAAAATTTGAAACCGAAGAAAAAGCCTCAGAATATTTTATGGCATTAAAAAATATAATCAACATTGCTAAAAGGACTCATATTTATCTATGAAAACTATTGTCAAAGCATATTTCGGCTCCCATCTTTATGGGACCTCTACTCCAGAAAGCGATATTGATTTTAAAGAAATCTTTGTTCCTAGTGCTAAAGAAATTCTTTTAGGAACTATGCAAAATCAATTTAATTTAAACACTAATAACACTGCTACTAAAAATTCTCAAGACGATATCGACCATGAATTGTTTAGTCTAAAATATTTTCTTAAATTAGCATCAAATGGCGAAACAGTAGCTTTAGATATGTTACATACTCCAGCAGATTTGGTCGTTAAATCAGACTTGCCAGAAGTATGGAATTTCATTCAAAAGAATCGTAGTCGTTTTTATACGACAAGCATGGAATCATATTTAGGCTATGTGCGGAAACAAGCTGGCAAGTATGGTGTTAAAGGTTCTCGACTTGCTAATTTACGCTCTGTTTTAGAATTTATCCAAAATATTCCAGGATGGAAACATCCTGATAAGCCTCAAAACAAACGAGAAAATGTTCGTTGGAAAATTAAAGATATCGCAGCTAATTTGCCAACAGGTGAATTCATTGAGTGGCTACCATTTGTAGACCATAAGCTTGGCGAACAATTGTTTTATGTAGTACTTGGTTGCAAATTCCAAGATACCTTAAGCATTGAAGAATTCAAATATTCGTTGACTAAATTGTTTAATGAATATGGCGAACGTGCTCGTAAAGCAGAAGCTAATGAAGGTATTGATTGGAAAGCTTTGAGCCATGCATTACGTGGTGGTTATCAATTGCTTGAAATTTATGAAACCGGCGATTTGAAATATCCTTTGTCAATGGCTTCTCAGCTTAAATCAGTTAAAGCTGGGGAATGCGATTTTAAACATGTACAGCATAATCTAGAGCATGTAGTTGATGCAGTAGAAAAAGCTTCGGCGATTGCTGCTAAAAACGGTATGCCTGAACATGTTGATATGACCTTCTGGGATAAGTTCCTAGAAGAAGTTTATCTTGATGAATTGAATAGTTGGTACAAATGAGTATAAACAAAGAAGAACTAATCGAATTCTTAAAAGAAAATCTATACTTAGATGTTAACCAGCGTAGAGAAGACTTCTACAGTCAAGCTATTACAACTCATATCAGTTTAGTTCTTCGGACTGATGACGGCGATGTAGGAATTTCTGATATCAGCTTTGATTAAGGACTTATTATGAAAGAAGGTTATAATATTACATTTTATTTAGGTAATGAATTGGCACATCTAGTGTTTGAAGAATATAATGATGCTGCATTTGTAATAGAGCTAATAAAAAACTTTTATGAAGATAGATTAGGCGATAAAATTATTTCTAATGCTAAATTTGTACATCTTATACGGTTATTAGAACATAAGCATAATATCAGCCAAAATCTAAGTGATAGTTTGCCTTCTTTAGACCATGAGTACCCTGAAGAATTGATTCATGATTTGCTTGGAATATTTGATTTACCTGAAAGTATTAAAGGACAAGTTTATTGTCCTATAGCTTATGGTCTTAAAGTCTACTTCATTGAAGACCTAGTAGATATCACAGATGCTTTTTCTTTTACGCAATTTGATATCTAACAGTTTACAATCGTTCAAAGCCATGATAGTATTGTTCTACACAATCAAGAGGATATTATCATGGCTATTAAATCGGCATCTGAACTAGAAGTAGGTTCTACTATCTTTCGTGTTCACGGCACTAATTGTGTTGCGGATATAGAAAAAGCTGTTTCTAAAGTTGTAATTCTATCAAAGCCATTACTTTCACAAAGTGGGCATCTGTATATCAATATTTGTATTGATTACATTAGTTGTACGGATGAAGAACAAAGCTATATAGATAAAATGTTTTTAAATGATTTTGGCATAACAGATGGAAAACCTGTTTATAACTTGAACAGAGCATTTAATACTAAAGACGAAGCTTTATCTTTTGGCGAACAATGCGTTCTTGGTGTGTTCGAAGACCCTGAAGATGAAGAATATTATCTTAAAGATAAACATCATCGCGAAAATAAGCGTATGATGTTAGCTTTTAACTGGTGATTTATGAAACGAGAAATAGCTGATGTGTATAATCCTGGGTATTGTTGCCCAGGTCATGACGATTATCCTAATGATACTTATAGAAGTAATCGTTCTATCAGAGCTCGAGCCAGAGATATAAAGAAAGAACATCGACATGCTCGTAGAGTTAAGAAATTCTTATTACGTGAAGAAATTAAAATGGAGCAACCATGAGTATTAAATCGTTATCAAATAAAGCTGAATTCGATAAATTTAAATCTATTTTTCTGTCTGAATTAGGTCTTAAATTCACTATTAAACCAGTTGAACTTGCAAATCCTGTGCATCCACATTTGTGCATAAAAGATTTGATTAATAACTACAACTCAATTAGTCATAGAATTTTATCTAATAGCATTGTTAAAGCTATGACTATATACATGAATAGTAATTCTGAGCTTGGCGGTGTAAAATATTTAACATCGACTCAACTGATTAAAATAGCTAATTATGATAATTATGGAAATTTAAGTATCTATGATATTTGGGTACGTTTAGTCGGTACTGGTTGTGTAGCACGAGTAAAGAAATATAAAAAATTAAATGAGTTCGGAACTATTGTTAACGGCCGTATTGTAGATGTATATGGTGCCCATCGCCTCGTAAAAGGTTTCCAGAACCGTAATGAAGAGTTTGTTGATTTACTCCGAGATGACCTTAAACGTATTATTTCAGATTCATCGTATTTGTCACAACATAAAAATAGATTTTCTTTGCCAACAACCAGCGGAATTTATTCAGCTATAGATTATACTGGCGAAACTACGCGAACTGTGACTGTTAAATTGTTTAAACAAGACATCGATGCACCGACAAAAGATATTGATTTCTGCATTGAGATGCTTAAAATATTTGTGTTCAGAAATAAATGGGTTGAAGGTAGCATTATACATGTATCTAAAGGTTGCATTCAATTTACATTATCCCCTAATTATGCATATCAGGAAATTTCAGTGAAAAAAGACTCAAATTCAAATTTAGATGAAGATGCTGTATCAACAGTTAAAGAAATTTTGAAATCAAAAATCAAAAATCTTAATGATGAGATTTCTAAAGCAGAAAAAGCTAAAGAAGCATTCATCAGAGCATTAACTGCACTTGATGCAATTTAATTTAAAAATAAAACCCACTTCTGTGGGTTTTTTGGCATTTAATAGTTTACACTTACGCCTACTGTGTTATTATACCAACATCGAAACAAAACAAGTAAATGGAGTTAAAAATGCAAGTTCAAATCAACACAGGTACTTATCGTGGTAATGAAGTCTCTGGTAAGTTTATTGCTTCACGAGTATGGTTTCCAGAAGTAGTGCCTTCGCATGAAGAACATCTTGGAGATGGAAAAGTATTTGTTACTATTGGCGGTAAAGAACGTGGTGTATGGGTATTCAAGAAAGATGTTGTTATGGATAACATGCCAGAATCTCAGGTCATCGAAGTTGAATCTTATGATGAAATGAAACAACGTATCAAAAAACGTTTTAATGTAATGAACTTAATGACTAATGGTATTATTGGAGGTAATATCCGTTCTCTGATTATTTCAGGTGCAGCAGGTATTGGTAAAACTTTTTCACTTGATAAAGCATTAACTCGAGCTGATGAACGTGGTGATATCGAATATACATCTATTAATGGTAAGGTTTCAGGTATCGGTCTTTATGAACGTCTTTGGAATTCACGTGAGAAAAATCAAGTTCTTTTGATTGATGATGTTGATGTGTTTAGTGATATGGATATATTGAATATTCTTAAAGCTGCACTCGACTCAGGTGAGAAGCGTAAAGTATGCTGGAGCACTGCCTCTTCATATCTTGCTGATGCTGGTATCCCTACTGAGTTCGATTTCGAAGCTACTATAGTCTTCATTACAAACGTTAATATCGACCGTGAACTAGAACGTGGAAGTAAATTATCTCCACACTTAAATGCTTTAATATCTCGTTCAGTTTACTTAGATTTAGGTGTTCACACAAACGAAGAAATTATGTCTCGTGTTGAAGATGTAGTGATGACTACAGACATGTTACAAAAACGTGGATTATCAAATAGTGAAACTATTGAAGCTCTTCAGTGGATGCAACTTAATGTTAATCGTTTACGTAATGTTTCACTACGTACAGCTCTGTATGTAGCAGACTTCATCTCTACTGATCGTCACAACTGGAAAGAAATTGCTGAAGTGACAATGTTGAAATAGTTTACATTAAGATAGGTTCATGTTATAGTGGACCTATCAAATTAATCAAGGATTCGATATGAGTGTTTATGATATAGTTCGTCATGTAGTTCGCGAAATGGATCAAAATGAAGTTCTAGATGCTTTGATCAAAGCTAATTTAGTTAAAGATGTTGAACGTCTTAATTGGCTTCGCTCGTTAAAACCTGGTGATATAGTAATGTATGGTCCTAATAGTGTTATGTTAGATTCTCATACCGACAAAACAGCTCGTATTAGTCGTGATAACATATCTACTCGTGGTTGGACTGTTGACTTATCAGATATTGAACCATTTATTTTGTAAAATTGAGGAAAATAATATGCATATTAAAAAGATGATATCTCAACATCGCCGAGATTTTCAGGCTATTTACCAATGCGAACATTGTGAATTCGAAGAAAAATCTAGTGGTTACGATGATTCTTTTTTCCACCAAAATGTTATCCCAAAAATGGTTTGTAAATCCTGTGGATTATCGGCTACAACAGATTACACACCTCGTGAAACAAAATACGATGATTCAGTGACAATTTAATTGAGGAAAATAATATGTCTTATATCTCTTATGTATATCAAGTAATTCTGAACAAACTTGGTCTAGATCATGATGGTGAATTGTTTATGGCTACTATTCAAGCTAAAATCAATAACCCTAATTTGTCTGCTTTCTTCTCTTCGATTGGTCCTATTGAATTAGCTTTCACTGCTATAGGTGTAGTTGTATTTGCTTATGTAGCTAACACAATGAATAACCTAGGTGAATCTTTAGAACTTAAATCATGACAGTTTATGTGATATATGGTTCAATGGAAATAGGTGGGGATAAATGGTATCTCACTAAAACTGAATCTCTTGAAGAAGTAGATATATTGATTAAGAAATATAAGGCTACTTGGCGTCATGTGACTTATACCGTAGTTAAACCTAAATTTCTGAGGTAGTTATGTTATATAAAATTAAATATCGTCGTTTAGTAGAAGGTAAATGGGATGGAATTTTCCATACATCTAAAATTGAAGCTCCTAATGAATACCAAGCTGTATGTCATTTAGGGTCATATTCTGAAGAAAATGAAGAATATGAAATTGTGATGGTTGCTTCAACTAATGGTAATCCAAATACATTTGCTAAAGGTTACGAATATACTACTCTCGGCGGTTCAGTGGTTACTATGCAAGGTCTCTCTAATCCAGGCACTTCATATGAGACACTTTATGACGAGCATGGTCATCATCGATATTCTAAACGTGACTTCGGACGATCTACTGGGTCTAAAGGTAATGAGCCAAATAATATCCAACTAGGTGTCTTTTGGCTGAAGATGGATGTAAATGATAACTACGATTTTATTATGGAGCGTCCATATGATTCTCATGAATAACTGGGTCGAGAATACATCATTATATCCACCTGCACATATCTATGCAGGTAAACCTCAAGGTAAACAAGAAAAAAATGCTGTTAGAATCTGTGAAGAGCTTTATAAATTCAATCATGGTAATAAGCCTAATGTATTAGGTGAATTACGTTCGGCCTGGCGTGATGTAGTAGTTGCTTCTATAATGAATGCTAATTATGATGTTAAACTGGAATATATCGATAAAGTTCAAGGAACATTTTTGTTCTGGGCTTTGGTTACTAATCGTGAAATTCAAAAGCTTTGTAAGCAACATCCTGATTTAGCTGAATGGTACAAGCCATGGGCCTTAAAGAACCAAGAAATTAAAAGCTATTTGTATGACTGTTATCCAGATACAAATTTGTTCCAGAACGTTATAGCTGCTCATGATACATTAGCCTTAGAATGGAAGGACTTATGATTACAATTATAATTTATTTTTTATGTGGACTTGTGGTGTACATTGGTATTGGCACATTAGTTGCATTGATATGTGAATGGGCTAATAGAAATCCTTATACAACTAGCACTTTTGATTCAAGTTCTGCTTTAATGGCCACGGCTCTTTGGCCACTTTTAGTGCTTATTATGCCTTTTATTTTCATCACATTTCTCGTTAAGCATTTATGGGACATCCGTTTGAATAAGGTTAAATCATGATTCTTGCAATTTGTTATTTTGCTTTGTACATTATATTGGGTGTGGCAATTGCACTATTAGTAAAACGTATCAATAAATTCTTTGATGTTGAATTTGATTCTGTTTATGCTGCATGGGTTACATGCCTTTGGCCATTAGTTGGGTTTATTCTTATATTCGTTTATGCTGGAATGTTTGTAGAACGTTTATGGTATGAATATCTTACTGAATAAGGAAATACTATGATTGATTATATCGTAGCTAATATCGATGTCTTTGGAACTATCGCAGCGATCTTGAGTGTTTTGTGGATTGCAGGTTATCAATACACTTTGAAAATGTAGGTCTTATGTCTATTGCACTTATCATATTAAGTCTGTTTGCTTTATTCTGCTGGATCATCACAGGTTCAGTCGTAGCTATAGCTACGCATACATTTGCTCCTAAAGGCGGAAAGGTGTGGACAACCATTAAATGTAGTATCATTGCTCTGCTTTATCCATTATGGATATTTTATTTGCTCAGTCGTGGAAAAATATAGTTTACATGTTGATGTAGACATGGTATAGTACTCCTATCAAATCAAAGGAGATTATTATGTCTACATCAAAAGATATTTTAGAAATTTTAACAGAACTTCGTGACGCGCAACGTGCCAAGTATAAAGCTCATCGTGTACGTGTTACAAATCGCGCAATTGAACTTAATTCGGGATGGTCTGCTACACTATCAGGTCGTAAATCATTTGATAAATGTGTTGACCCTACTTGGGGTGTTGATGGACGTCCTCATGCCCCATTTGATGGCTATCTGTGGGAAGACCCGATTACACAAGAAATAGAAGCTTATGGCGGTGGGCAATATTTGCCATATGCTGACGAAGCTGATTATATATCAAGACCTATTAGTGAATCTGCATATGGGTTTTGGAAACTTCGTATTACAGAAGAAATGTACAATTCTCTTTGCATGATGAAAGAATCAATTGACATTCTCCCTCCTTATAAAACTTGGGTAAATGAAGGCATTAATGTCTTTATGTGTGAAATAAAAACTAACCCAATTTTCCTTGACACAATCAAGACATTTTCTGATGCATTCTTTACAAACTTATACGAACAACTTAAATTATTAAAAGGTGATGCGCCTTCAGGTAAAACTCATGTTAAAGGAACACTTCGCTCAACTAAAGTAGTTGAAAGTTTCTACGGTCCTTCTATTAAGATGACTGTTGTTCTTGAAAATGGTTCTACTGTTTACGGTTCTTTGCCTAAATCAGTGTCAATTGATTATCGTGGTGAAATCGAATTCGCGGCTACATTCGAAGTAGCCGAAAATGATAAAACCCACGCTTTCTTTAAACGCCCTTCTCAGATTAAGGTTATCTAATGGATGCTTTTATTTTTTGTATGATATGGTTCTTTTGTGGACTGATTACAGCAGTTTTTTGTAAATTGACCACTCATGCTTTAGAACCAGATGATTCAGAGTTATCATCTATATTAGGAATTATTATTGTAGTGTTATGGCCGCTGGCACTAGGAGTATTGGTTATTTTGATAGGATGTTTAGTGATAAATTATATCTTAAATGCAATTTTTGCATTAATCGATAACTTGAGGAAATAAAAAATGTTGTTTACTCTTAAAGGTAAGGATGAATCTTTTGATGTTGATATTTCTGAAAACTGCATTGATATAATCTCTGAACATGCAGATGATATTACTGGGGCAGGTTCTATTACATTATCTAATGCCAAGCTTTAGAATTTGCTAAAAAGATTTTAGAATTAAATTCAATTGATTTTGTGAGGAAATAAAAAAATGAGACACGATCTTAGACCTGGTGACCGTATTGTAACAAACACTTGGGATGGAATTCAAGTCCAAACCGTATTATTTCGTATGCTTGAAGGTGTTATTACTATTATCACTTTTAGTACAGATCCTTTAATTAAAGGCCAAATTGAAAATTATTACAAATATACTCATTCATTTGGTTATGATACTCAAATTGTTCGTGAAAATGAAGCATCTAAAGGTTATGATTTAGATGTTACAATCGAAAAATATAAATCTGGCGACCTGTGAGGAAATAAAAATGTTATTTAATCGCAATGAAGTTAAAGTTGGAAATAGTGTCCATTCATTTACTCAAGCGGATATTAAAGATGCTCCTGGGTTATGGAATGCTCCACTAGAAATAGCAATAAACTTTGGTGGTAAAATCACTCAGGAAGCTCTCAGTTCAATGAACCTGACTTATGAGTATAAACATATTATTGTTGATGTTAAAACCCACCTGCTACAGCCTGGCATGTTTCCTGCGATACCAGGCTGGCATACTGATGGTGTTCCACGCGGTGGAAGTATGTCTCCTGCTAAAGGTTCGCCTGATATTAATATGCAAGAAAATACTCGTGCTCCTAAATATCATTTAATGGTATTAGGTATTGATTGTCCTACTATTTTTATTAAGAATCGTAATGTTGAAGTAGAACTCTTAGATACGAACCTGACGTCCCTGTATAAGTCCTTGACACAGAAGGTCAAAGCTGATATAAACCTATATGATACGTATGAAATTGAACCAGGCTTCATCTATGAGTGGGATTGGTGGGAATTGCATACTGCTCAAGCAGCTCGTCAGTCAGGTTGGCGTTATTTGATTCGTGTTACTGAAACAGATTATTTTGAACCACAAACAGATTTAAATCAAATTTTCCGTCGTCAACAGCAAGTGTTCTTGCCATCAACCGAGTTTGGCTGGTAATGGATGGCGTAACGGTAATGATTATTATTATGGTAGCATTATTGATAATCCAATGGTGGAACAAATAATGCTTTACAAAAATAACGGTATAATGACTTTAGGTCTATCCATTTAGGTAATTGATATGAGTTTATTCACTGAGTTAAAAGATTTAATTACAACTGAAATCGATGATAAGTATTCCGATCGTACTGTATTTTCTAACTCATCTGTTCGAATCGATGATTCATTTTTAGAAAATTTGTATGATAAAGTAAGTGAACTATCAGGTTTTCATCCTATTTGTGATGCGCCTGGTTGGGACCCACGTAATGTAAATACCAGAGATGAAACCTTAGAATCTTCTAAGTTTATGTCACCGAATTCGTTATTCACTGAATTCGTGAAATTGTTTAAACGCAAGAATGTTTTCAGTAAGTATTCTGCGGAGCAGAAATTAAGCAAATTAGGCGTTTATCGTAATACAGGACGTTTTGTAGTAAATGGCGATAATGCATTTACTACAGACAATAGTGCTTTATGGCTCGTCTCATACTTGAATATGGAATCTAATAGATTAATTGCACAAGGTGCAAGATTGTGCTCAGGTAATGACCGCGTAGTTGTTAAGGTTAGAACTAAGCATTTTATTGCATCAATAAGCAAAACATGTAAAGATAGTATTACTATCGACTTAGCCAAACCGTATCATTTCGCCAGAAATAAATTGCATGTTCTTAAAATGCTTAATGCAATGTCTATTGTTGATAAAGTACATGATAACGGTACAACACTTTGTGTTCAACTTAACTCGCTGTATTTTAAAACGGAATCAAACAGTTCAGATTATTTTATAGCCGAGCCAGTTAAAGAATCTATTCCTAGTGCAATAATTGAATGTACAGCAAAACTTCAAGAATCATTAAACGAAGTTCTCGCAGAGAAAAATAAGTTATTGGCCCAAGTAATAGTATTGGATAAAACTGCAGCAAAACTTCAAGAATCATTGAGAACTCTAAAATGAGTATAAAACTTAAATTAGAAGCATTGAAACGCTACGAGACAAATCTGCAAATGGCTCGTAAATCATTTGAAATCGATATGGCTTATTCACTAAGATATCCAGTATTTTCTAACAATTTAGAGTCTGATATTGTCTGTAAAACTGTAGGCCTTATTGCAATGGACCGTCGACAAATAGCTGCCGTGAATGTTTTTAAAAATCTCAAAGCAACAGCTTTGCAAGTGTATAAGACTGATTTGAAAGATCTAGAACCAAAACGAAAACCATCAGTTTACTTTACTTAAGGATTATGATAGAATGAATCCACTTGATATTACTTATGTTCTACCTAGTAAATTGATAACTGGACAGATTGTTGTACTTAATGGTCTACCATATATTTTTAGTTCTAGAGTAGAACACGACATTAAATTTGCGGCATTTGAAACTGAAGGGCATGGCATCATAGTAACGCATACAAATATCTCAGGTTCTAAATGCTCTATAGAATTAGACCGTAAAGTCTGGTTCGATTCAGTTAAAGGCTGGGTAATTTTATGATTATTGAAATAATTGTAGGTGCTTGTATTGCTGTAGTATTCTGTGTAAGTTTAGCCATGATCTTTGTTTTTAATCGAGATTAATATGAAAAATCAATTAAATGAAGATATTTTCTATGCTAGAATGATTGAAATTGTAGAACGGCGTGAGCAAGCCAGCAAAAAAGCACCAATATGCCCAAGTTGTAATAGCGAACAGGTACAACTTATTGGTTGGTTTAAATCTCCAGTTCAATTTAAATGCCGTCGGTGCAGACATAAATTTGAGGTAGTTATTGATGGAAATTAAAGTCGATGAAATATACACTGAAAGCGGTGACTGTGAGCTAGGTTGTTGGAATAGCGCTACAGGCTATAAAGTAGAAATTGATGGCATTGTCTATGATGATTTGATGCCATTTGCTTCTTGTTGTGATTCTACCAATTATAATCCAGGTCATTTGCTTGATTTTATCTTGTGTAAAATAGGACGTCCAGACATTTATATAGAATATAAGGATTAAAGATGTTTACGATTTATGGCTATGACGAACACATTCATAAGTGTGTCCCTTGCATCAATGCTAAACGTTTACTTGCTACTAAGAAAAAAGAATTTAAATTTATCTCTGTTGTTATTAATAAAGATGAAAATGGTCCTGTGTTTGATGATGGTGTTATTCTGACTTTACTTGATAAACTCAATCGTGATACTAAAGTTGGGCTGACTATGCCACAAATCTTTGAAGGTGAAGATTATATCGGTGGCTTTACTGAACTACGTGAATATCTTAAATAAGGATTTGTTATGGAAGGCCGCGATGACTTTGGAAATGCAACACCCGAATTAACTAAATTTATTGATAGTTATATTAGTGAAGAAACTGATATATTTGCTTTACACATCATGCAAAAATGCATAGAAGAAGATATTGATCCAATCCATGTTATTTCGTCTATTCATGCTCAATTTGAAATTATGCGAATTTGGCATTTAACTATGACTAGAAGCAAATATGATGCTCTTAAGCGAGATAAGCCTGAAGTTCATGATAAGTTGATTTCATACGATGAACGTCTTCCTTTGATTAATGCAGGTCATGAAGCATATAAATGTATTTCAAGTTCATTAGAAGAGAAATATAAAAAATGACTAATCAAGAAATTATTAAAGAAATTATTAAAGAACATTCTAATAGCCGTTGGTCTGATACACCAGACTTTGATGACAGTGAATATTTGGAAGAAGTCGAAGCCGACGAGTGGACTCAAAACCATAAGCATCAGTATCGTCAAGTTATCTATTGGTCTACTAAGCATTGTGTCTTTATTGCAGTAAATGAAGCACGTTCAGGTTCTTATCATACAGATTGGCATTATGAAGACCCTGATGTTTCAGTTGTTCGCAAAGTAGAAGAAGTTGTAACTAAAACTGTTATCAATTGGGTTAATTGCTAAGGAAATATTATGCTTAATATCGGTCAATGCTATAAAATAATCGGTGAAGATTTTGATTCTGGCAGTGGTACTGTTGTTTATCATCCAGAATTCAAGAAAGGTGCTGAATTCAAAGTTGTAAAAATTGAAGAGAAAAGATGGGCTACTGGCATCACAGCTGTTCAATTTCGTGCTGGTCCATTGATCGATATTACAGAATTTCCTAATTCTCTGTTCTGGGCCTTTTATACTGACAATGACATGGCTCATCTTATAGAACAAATCGAAGAGATTTCTAGTGACCCTATTGAAGTGATTAATGATTTCAATATGTATGCAGGGCGTCCAATTGTATTAGCTTTAGATAAAATGGCGTCACAAGAAAACTGCGATACTGAAGAATACGATCTGATAGTTAAAGCTGCAGCTTATATTCGCTGGCTAGAAAAAGAACTAGATTGTCCAAGCTTCTAAACTAATAAATACGTTCATCTTATTATTGCTTTGAGGTGAACTGTGTTATTAACAGCTAGAACGTATAAAGAAGAAAAAGAAAAATATTATAATGCACAGAATGGTATTTGCCCAACATGTAAACTAGAGCTGGACAAAGATGTTCAAAGTAATCACCTTGACCACGACCACGAATTGATCGGGCCAAAAGCTGGTAAGATTCGTGGTTTACTATGCCCATGGTGCAATACTGCTGAAGGACAAATTAGACATAAATTTAATCGGTCGGGTTTAAAAAGTCGTGATGTCGACTACCTAGAATGGCTTAAAAATATGTTGTCCTATCTTGAAATAGATTATAGCAATGCAAATATTCACCCTAATTATATCACGGATAAAGCAAAAGAATTTGGTAGATTAGGAAAAGATGATATGATACTTGAAATGAAAAAATACGGTTTTGTTTACGGAGATGAAACCAAAACAAAACTTCAAGCATCATTCAAAAAACAATTAAGGAAATCACTTAAATGAATCAAATAATCCCTTTTATTGCAGATGTATTTTATAATTATATCTGTGCTTTTGGCGAAGAATTCCCTTCTTTATATATCTTTGTAATGGTGGCGTGATGCAAATTGAAAAATTGATTGAAGAAAATAATTATTTAATGTCTCAACTTCAAAAAGCTAAAGCACTTATCTCTACTATTGACGGTGCTCTTCCGACTGGGTTGGAAAGTTTTATGAACGAAGAAGAAAGTTTCTCTTACTACGAAAAAGGTGAATTCCTGTGATTAATAAATTTTTTGCGCAATTTGTAAAAATTGCTACTACACTTATCAGCTTGATTCTTTTCATTTATATTTGTTTGGCTGCTATTCCTGTTATTGTAGTTATTGCTTTGTTATCAGTATTTTCTTCAGATTCTAAAACCGACGATATCACAATAGTTTTCACTGGTCTTAAAGACGAGATTAAAAAACAATCTGACATCATTAAAGCCAAGAAGGCCACTAAAAATGCGTCTATCTGAATTCGTAGTTAAGAAGTGGGCAGCATGGGACGATATTGGTGATGGTATTTGCTTATACGATTGTGTATTAAATACAGACTTTTTTATCGGCGCTGAATCTGATTATGATGCAATCTTAGATGCTAAAGAAACTTCAGGTTATGAAATCGACGTAACATTCTTTACAGGCGATTGCGATTTTGTTATTGAAATTAATGTTGGCGATGCTCTGTGGACGTATAAGCCTAAAATTAAATTGCAGATTCAAAAGCAATGATTAAAGTATATGGCATCCCTGAAGAAATTCATAGATGTCATGCTTGTAGAACTGTTAAGAAGCTTCTAGATGATGTAGGAGCTTCTTATGAGTTTATTCCTGTAATAAACAAGCATGGTAATGACATTATTTTTGACCGAGAACTAATTAAAAAGTTAGCATCGCTTATAGGCTCCAAGACACTAGCTTTATCCTACCCTATAGTAACATTCAAAAATTCTCCTTTAAACGACCTGGCGGCCCTACGTTCACTGCTGATTTCTCTAGGTCATGATTCTGATTTGATAGAAGAATAGTTTACATTCTTCTATACTCATGTTACTATACTCCTATCTAAAAAGAGGAGTATAGTATGAAATATAAATTCAAAAGTTTTTACTCATATAAACAATTTTCTGCATGCCACGGCGTTAATGGGCAAATTGCATCTTTTATCACATCAGGGCTAGATCAAGTAACAGATGCAGTGTTTGAAGTAATATATGGTATCGTCGATGCTAAAAAGTGTATTGGTACTGGTAATGTGCATGCAATTAAAAACCATACTGGTGCTTTACTGACAGATGCTGATTTGCCTACGTCATGCGTTTTGAGTTCAGAAGAATTGGAAGAATATTTTGAATTATACGAATATATCAAACCAATAGAACCAGATTTATCTAATCTTGATGTTGGCGCGCTATTACGTATCAGTGAAATGGCTTTGAATTTAGTTAAACTTAAATTAGGGCACTAATATGATTGTATCTTCTAAAGCAAACTATGACTTCGCGATTCTTTTAAATGCTTATGACCGTATTACAGTTAAGATTGAAGTAGAAGATTCATTCATTACTATAAGAACTAACGGTCTTATGACATATGTCAGAGGTTCAAGTGACAAAGTAGCTCAGGCTATTATATCCTTGAACCCTTGTATCAGTATGGCTGATGCCTCGGTTATTGCCTCTAAAATTAAATAATTTGCTTTAGCCATTTTAATATAAGATGGCTACATCGAATATCAATGAGGAAAATAACATGTCACAAGCAATCAAAAACGTTTTGAATTCTTTCGCTTTTAATAAAATTGAAGCTATGATGGAACAAGGTACTTTTGTGACACCTTCTTTACTTGATGAGTGGGAAATCCAACTCCACGGCAATATGAAAGAAAACGACCAAAAGATCGGTAAAGCACGTATTCGTGAACTGTTAGTAGAATATATTCTTCGTGAATTTGATATCAAAGCTTTTGGTATTGAAAGCAAAGTAAAAGGTTTAAGCACTATTTCTGATTCAGCTATTCGTAAAATGAAGAATCAACGCAAGAAAGGTTTTCGCGATGTTAAATCAGTTAAGGCTGCACTATGAAATATATTCTTTATACTAAATCCAACCGGCCTGGTATCGAACGTTTATATTTTGTTGACACAAAATGGGGTGCTCCTAGCTATTTTAACCATATTGAAGAAGCCTATAGATTTGATACACGTCAAGAAGCTATGGATGCTAAAGAAATTTTAGATAGAGCTTTGTATGTGCCTGAAATTCATTACATCCAGGAAATAAAATAAATGAAAAATCTTGCTCGAGACCTTGTGCTAATTGGATACACAGTAAAATCTACTTCTGACGATAGATTACTTATTGAAAGCCATTCTAATAGAACACAGTGGGCCATTGAAGAAGATTTTGGCGTGTGGTGGCTATACCAATTTGATTCTACACGAGAAATTTACTTTACAGTTGATACGTTTAGTCTTCTAGATGATGCATTACAAGCTGCTAAGGATTTATCATGATTAAAGGTCAATGGTACCAATTTAGAGATAATGAAGAAATTAAAAATTATCTTAGAGATTTGCCAACTAAATTGCGATATGATGTATATGACTATATGATGGAAGTTAATAAATTTATTAATTGTGTAGGGCTTCGCCCTTTTAAAGTAGAATCTGTCATTAATGGTACAGTAACTAATATTTCAGTGCATCCTTGTCATCAATACGCTAAAGAAATAAATGATGAATCTTTACTAGAATCATTTGAGTTTTATATGATTGAACCTGAACAGCAAGAATATTTCCAATTATGCGATCCTGAATTATCTAAATCGTATAAAATTGCTGACCTTAAATTAAAAATTGTATCACATAAAAAGCGTATTTCTAAATTAGAAGCTGAATTGAAAGAGGTTGAAAATGACAAAAGTTAATTTCTTTAAACCTGGGCATTATTACAAGTTTGCTTCTTTCCATGATTATCAAACTTTCGTTTATAATGATAGTATTAATAAAACTATTTGCGAACAATTATTTGAAGATTATGCACATTTAGAACCATTTTTAGTATTAAGCACTACTCAAGATGGTGATGCTTTAGAAGCTCGGTCTGCCACTAAAGAAATAAATGCTGAAGACCATAGTTACTTGGCTCTTTTCTTTGAAGATGAAAGCAAATATTTTAATGAAGTTACCGACAACAAGTTCGAGCCTATTAAACCACCTAGAACTAAAGAAATGGTTCTAGACGAAATTCGTGAATTGCTTAAAGAACTTGAAACATTTTAAAGCAAACTACTTTAATAAAGAATAAGTGATATAATAAGTATTAAATACATATATAACAACAGAGGCATCATGGCTAATAATTATGTAAACAATAAGGAGCTCCAAGCAGCCATTGTAGAATGGAAAACCCGCCTTAGAGCTAATACAAATCCAAATAAAATTATTCGCCAGAATGATACGATCGGTTTGGCTATTATGCTGATTGCCGAAGGCTTATGTAAGCGTTTCAATTTCTCTGGATACTCCCGTTCATGGAAAGAAGAAATGATTTCTGATGGTATTGAAGCTTCTATTAAAGGACTCCATAACTATGACGAAACCAAATATACCAATCCACATGCATATATAACCACAGCTTGTTTCCACGCATTTGTACAACGTATCAAAAAAGAACGTAAAGAAATTGCAAAGAAATATAGTTATTTTGTCCATAACGTTTATGACTCTATGGATGACGATATAGTAGCGTTAGCAGATGAAACCTTTATTCAAGACATCTATGATAAAATGACGCAGTACGAAACCTCAGCTTTCAAGACGCCAGGGCCTAAAAAGAGCGAAACAGAAACTGATGGTGCTAATTTGGAATTTTTATATGAGCCTGAAGATTAACCTAGCTGGCTTTCTAGATGAAATAGATGATGTATCAAGTATCCCTTATCTTTTAAAATTATATCTCTTGGATGTTATTAAGATTCCTATTAAAATAGATCCTTTAAATCCTGGAGATGAAACCATTACTTCTGACTTCGGTATAGTTGAATACCAATATAATGTAACTGATACCGAATTCAGCGTTTCTATTGACTTTAAGCCTTTCGAGGAATTATGATTCAACCTAAAATGAACGAGCCTGATACAGTTATTAATGAAGAACGAATTCAAGAAATTATCGATCAAGCCCAAACTGAAGTTGAGATTCAAGCTAAAGCAAAGGCTAATAAATTCCTTAAAAAGAATAAACGCGAAATTGCACGTCTACAACAAGTAGCATATGATTCAGTTTTAGATAATAATTTTGCGGCTTATTCATATTCGCTTAAGAAACTTCGTGATTTCTATAAGCAGCCTTATAACGACGAATTGATAGCTACTCAATGGGCTACTACTCGTAAATCTGTATGGGACTTAATTAATGTTAATACAAACAAAATTTAAGAATCTGAAAGTTAATGCAGGCTTCACTTTAGCTTCTCCACTGGGTGCAATTTGCGTTAAACGTGATGAAAAGAATTATTACGATCTTTCGAAACCTGGATTTATACCTACAATTAAAAAACAAATTGTATGGGCTGATTCATATATGCTTAAACCTTGGTGGAAACGACTATGGTAAACGAAGAAGATTGGGGTGTATATTAAAGAATTTACTATACGCGCGTCATTACACGACTGGCCTGATGACCAGTCGTATTTTTGTATATGTCATGAGTGTAGTGTTCAATATTCTGGCCCTAAACGGTCTTATTATTGTTATCCTTGCTCTAAGTCAGAAAATATCCAATTTGCTAAAATACGCGCTCAGAAACAGCAAATGATAAATGAATTTATAAAAGCTAAAGCAATTGTTGAAGCTAATGGCTATGTGCTAACAAAACAAATGGAACCCTAGTGGTTCCATTTTTGCTTTCTAAACATATGATATAATGAATTAACTTATTAGAGGAAAACAGAATGAAAATAATTCAATCAGGCGATTGGCATCTTGGCGTTAAAAATGATGACCCTTGGGTACAAAATATTCAGCGTGAAGGTATCCGCCAACATATCAAATATGCTAAAGAAAATAATATTAAAGTAATTATCCAGTATGGCGATATATTTGATGTTCGCAAAGCTATTACGCATAAGTGCTTAGAATTTGCACGTGAAATCGCTACGATGCTCGAAGAAGCTGGTATTGTGATGCATGTCATTGTTGGAAATCACGATATGCACTATAAAGATACATTAACACCTAACGCAGTAACTGAAGTGTTAGGTAAATATGAAAATATCATTGTCTATGAAAATCCAACTACAGTAGATTTCGACGGGTGCTTAATTGATTTGATTCCTTGGATGTGTAACGAAAACACGACTGAGATTATGAATCACGTTAAAACATCTTCAGCTGATTATTGTATTGGGCACTGGGAACTAAATGGTTTTTATTTTTATCGTGGCATGAAATCTCATGGATTAGAACCAGATTTTTTGAAGAAATATAAACAAGTTTGGTCTGGGCATTTCCACACAATCAGCGAAGCTGCTAACGTTAAGTATATTGGTACTCCATGGACATTAACTGCTGGCGATGAAAATGATCCACGTGGTTTTTGGGTATTTGATACTGAAGATAAAAGCATGGTATTTGTAGAAAACCCAACATGCTGGCATCGTAAGATTTTTTATCCTGCTGATGCATCATTTAAAGTAGAAGATTTTAAAAACTTGGCTGTTCGTGTTATTGCAGAAAAAGTTGATGATGGCTTAACTAAGTTTGAAGCTGAATTAGAAAAAGTCGTCTATACACTTAAAGTTATTTCTAAAGTAGATAATGGTGTTGACCTTGCAGATTCTGATGAAGAAATTGAAGTTAAAAGTTTGCTTGAGATAATGGAAGATTATATTGATGCTATCAATGATGTTACTCCAGATGACATCAAATCACTTAAAATCTTAGCTAAAAAACTTTTCATTGAGGCTCAAAATGCATGATTTTTATTTAGGCGATGGCTGGTATGGAAGTGTTGAATGGACAGAAACAGATGGTCTATACACTGGATTGATGTACGTTATGTCTGAATGTTCTATTAATCATATATGGTCTGAACATTTCAACAAAGAATTTAGCTCTGAAGCCGATATGATAGAATGGACTACTGCGCGAATTGAAGAAGAAAACCTATGAAGAACTTTAAACTTAATCGAATCAAGTATCAAAATATCATGTCTGTTGGTGGCCAAGCAATTGACCTTCAACTAGACAAAACCCATAAGTCATTAATCACTGGTAAGAATGGTGGTGGCAAATCAACAATGCTTGAAGCCATTACATTTGCATTGTTCGGCAAGCCATTCCGTGATATTAAAAAGGGCTTATTAGTTAACACGACTAATAAGAAAGCATTACTAACTGAATTATGGATGGAATATGATGGCCATTCTTATTATATCAAACGTGGTCAGAAACCTACAGTATTCGAAATTGAACGAGACGGCGAAAAGCTTAACGAATCGGCCAGTTCAAAAGATTTCCAAAGTTACTTCGAATCACTTATTGGAATCACCTACAACGCCTTTAAACAAATCGTTGTCCTTGGAACAGCAGGATATACACCGTTTATGGCACTTACCACGCCAGCTCGTCGCAAACTTGTTGAAGACCTTTTAGAAGTTTCTGTATTAGCCGAAATGGATAAATTGAATAAATCTAATATTCGTGAGATTAATCAATCAGTTCAAATCATTGATACAAAGAAAGATGGCATATTGCAGCAGATTAAAATCTACCAAGATAATGCTGAACGCCAAAAGAAAATGGGTGAAGAAAACGTAGCTCGTTTCCAAAGTATGTATGATGACTTCGTAAGTGAAGCCCAGGGTCACAAGGCTAAAATAGAAATATTAACTGATGAATTACTCAACTTAGTTATCTCGGATGACCCTAGTGAATCCTGTCGTCAATTAGATCAGAAGATGTATGGTATTCAATCTGAGATGAGTAACTTCACTAGAGTTCTTGGATTGTATAAAGATGGCGGTGATTGCCCTACATGTCTTCAGAATCTTGAAGCACATGGTAATGTTGTTTCAACTATTCAATCTAAACATAGCGTGCTTAATGAAAATCTTAATATAATTAAGACACAACGTGATGAATTAAAAGAAATTCAAAATAAATTTGTTGAACAATCACGCGCAGCACAGACTACTAAAACAAATATTGCTAATCACAAAGCTCAAGCAATTGAAGCTGTGACTAAAGCCAAGAAAGTTAAAACATTGATTGAACAAGCTGCACAAGAATTTATCGATAACAGTCATGATGTTATTATGCTTCAAACTGAACATGATAAAATCATTGCAACAAAAACTGAATTGGTAATGGAAAAATATCATCGTGGTATTATCACTGAAATGCTTAAAGATTCTGGCATTAAAGGTGCTATTATTAAGAAATATATTCCTTTGTTCAACAAACAAATTAATCATTATTTGAAAATACTTGAAGCCGATTATAGTTTCAATCTTGACGAAGAGTTTAATGAAACAATTAAATCCCGTGGTCGTGAAGAATTTATGTATGCATCATTTAGTGAAGGTGAAAAATCACGTATCGACATCAGTTTGATGTTTACGTGGCGTGATATTGCATCTAAAGTGTCAGGTATGAATATTTCTTCATTGTTCTTGGATGAGGTTTTTGATGGAAGCTTTGACTCAGATGCAGTTAAATGCGTAGCTAATATTATTAACGGTATGAAAGACGCCAATATCTTTATTATTAGCCATAAAGACCATGACCCACAAGATTATGGGCAGCATATCCAAATGAAGAAAGTTGGACGGTTTACCGTAATGGAATAATTATGAAAATCGATTCAAATCAGCACTTGTTATGTGCATTAGAAATAAAACGTTATATTCTACACAATACATTCAGTAGCCAACACCATATGGTTACTGATAAAATGCTTGAAGATGCATTTGCTGATAACCCTAAAGAATTAGAAAAAATATTGGCTGGACGAAGTTCAGCCTGGTTCCTTGAAGATTATTTTAACAAATAAGAGAAAATATTATGATCGCTATCACAACTAAAGACCTGCAACCAGTAAACGTTCGTTCTTCTATGAACCCTAATATCGACAACCGTGTTCGTAAATCATGGGTCATGCAATTGCCAACTGAACTTGGCACACAACTTCGTCGAATTAACCAAGAAACTCGTTTCATGATTTATTCTGCAATTGATTCCATGGTTGGCGAAGAATGGATTCGTGTTATGAATTCCCATAAAGAAGATTCTATTAAAAACGGTGCATCAATGATTGTAGATAAAATTGGTGACAATCGTCTAGAAGATAAATTCTGTATGGATTCGGATGAACATCTTATTACAGCCGCATTGCGTACAATCGATGCATTGCCAGGCTTCTTTACTGAATTGCCTCTTTCAGTTCGTAATGAAATGAATGGCGTTGTTAACGCTTAATATAAAGATTTGATATAATAATCTCACACTGATTTGAAAGGAAATAAAATGAAATTGTCCAAAGAAACTATTAGCATCCTTAAAAACTTCTCATCCATTAACTCTGGCTTGATGCTAAAGAAAGGTAACTTTGTAATGACTCGTGCTGTGAATGGCACAAGTTATGCTGATGCAACTATTGCAGACGAAATTGATTTTGATGTAGCGATTTACGATTTGCCAGCATTCTTGAGTGTATTGAGTCTGGTTGGCGAAAATGCTGAAATCACTCATGATTCTAAAATGGCTAATATCGAAATTCGAAATGGTCGTTCAACTATTAACTGGGCTTCTGCAGACCCAAGTTCAATTAAGTTTCCGCCAAGTGCTGTTAAGTTCCCATTGGCTCATGTCATCTTTGAACTTCCAGGTGAAGAACTGAAACAATTGCTTCGTGTATCACGTGGTATGGGTATCGACACATTAGGCATTACTAATAATGAAGGTAAAATTGTTATTAATGGCTATAACAAAGTAGCTGATTCGTCTTGTTCTAAAATTCTGTATTCTCTTGAAGCAGGCGAATACGACGGTGAACATCAATTTAATATTCTTATCAATATGAGCAACTTGAAAATTGTTGATGGCGATTATAAAGTAATGATTTGGGGAAAAATCAAAGGTACTGAAAAGCAAGCTGCATTGCGTTTTGAAGGTACACAAGTTAATTATGTTATTGCTGTAGAATCAGATTCGACTTACGATTTCGTTTAATTTTTAAAGGGACTTCGGTCCCTAATTTGAGGAACATAATATGCAAATTGCAACAAATAACGACGAACATATCTTCGAACAAAAATATCGTCCACAAACAATTGATGACTGTATTCTTCCAGCTGAAGATAAAGCCATGTTTAAAGCCTTAGTTAAAAAAGGCACACTTCCTCATTTAATCTTACAAAGTAATTCACCAGGTACAGGCAAAACAACAGTAGCTAAAGCATTATGTAATGACACTAATGCTGATATGATGTTTGTTAATGGCGCTGATTGTTTGATCAACTTTGTTCGTACTGAATTGACACGTTTTGCATCTTCTGGTTCTATTGATGGGCGTAAAAAAGTTATTGTTATTGATGAATTCGACCGTGGTTCTCATGTTGCTGAATCCCAAAAACACTTACGTGCTTTCATGGAAACATATTCTCATAACTGTACAATTATTATTACAGCAAACAACCTTGAAGGTATTATTAAACCTCTTCAAGACCGAGCTCAAGTTATTAAATTTGGTTTAGCAACTGATGTCGACAAAAATGCAATGATGAAAGAAATGATTTATCGTTGTGTTGATATCTGTAAAAACGAAAATATCGAAATCCAAGATATGAAAGTTATTGCAGCATTAGTTAAAAAGAATTTCCCAAGCCTTCGTAAAACAGTTAATGACTTAGACCGTTATTCTTATAAAGGTGTTATTGACTCGGGCATTTTGAGTGCTGTTGTTGTAGAACGTGGTACTATTAATGAAGTAATCGAAGCTTTGAAAGATAAGAATATTAAAGACCTTCGTTCACTAGCTCCACGATATGCCGCTGATTATGCTAACTTTGTAGAAAAATTGTCTAATGAATTGTACGAAGTTATCAATAAGTCCAGTAAGATTCGTTTATATGAACTAATCGGTGAAAGCAATCAATATTATGGCCTAGCTGCTAATATTGAAATTCATATCGCATATCTTTTGATTCGTTTAGCGGTGGAAATGCAATGGCAATGAGTTTGTTTGATGACGACGAAAAACAGTCAGACTTTGATATAGCATGGATGACCCAAGATTGGGACATGCTATCTAAGTTGTGTGAACAGTTCAGCGAAAAACCAGAAAATGAATTCTTCGCTATTCTTAATGATATCAACACAAGTAAACGTGCTCGTGATGTTTCAGTATCTAGTAATTATAGTAAATTCATGATTGATAATATGTTAAGCCAACATGTTGACTGTATTATGTCAGTCAATGTGATGAATCTTGTTGGTTCAAGTTTAACAGATCAACAACATTATAATTATTATTTAAATAGTATTCCGCACGGTAAAAGATTTTCTAAATCAACTAAGTTTGTAGAACAGACTGATACCGTGTTTATTATTAAGTTACTGATGTCTTATTATGGCATTAATGCAGATGATGCAATTATGTACAAAGAGACTATGACACTTAAAAATACATTGGTTCCAACTTTAAAAAAATTAAAATCGCTGGTTACTGATGATTTCTTAAAAACAGTGACTAAAAATGTCAAAGAACAAAAAGACTTGAAAAAGCAAGCATTGGAATGGTAAAAATGATTGAAATCACATTGAAACAACCTGAAGATTTTTTAAAAGTTAAAGAAACCTTGACACGTATGGGTATTGCAAATAATACTCAAAAAATCCTATATCAAAGCTGCCATATTCTCCAAAAACAAGGTCTTTATTATATTGTTCATTTTAAAGAAATGCTTAAAATGGATGGCCGACAAGTTCTAATTGATTCTGAAGATGAAGTTCGTCGAGATTCAATTGCTCAGTTGCTAGAAAACTGGGGACTTTTAGATATTAAATCAGCCGATGAAACTATGTATGAAATGGAAAATAACTTCAGAGTTATTTCATTCAAACAAAAAGAAGAATGGACTCTGAAATCTAAATATACGATTGGTAATTAAGCAATAGGAGCCGAAAGGCTCCTTTCGGGGTATAATACTCTTACACACTAAAGACAATTACTCGTCTAAAAAGGAAATACAATGCAAGAATTTTATCTAACTATTGAACAAATCGGTGATACCTTACACGAACGTTTTATTGATAAGAATGGACAAGAACAACGTCGAGAAATTAAATATAGTCCTACGTTATTCCATCACACTCAAAATGAAAGTAAGTATAAAGATATCTACGGCGCTAATTGCCAGAAAAAGAAATTTGATTCATTGTGGGAAGCTAAGCAATGGATGAAACGTATGGAAGATATTGGACAAGATGCAATGGGTATGGATGATTTTAAATTAGCCTACTTGTCTGATAAGTATCCTGATGAAATTCAATACGATGCATCAAAAATCAGAACTGTTAACTATGACATCGAAGTAACAGCTCCAGAGTTTCCTAATGCATCACAAGCATTATATCCTGTTGACGCCCTAACACACTATGATTCAGTAGCTAATAAGTTTTATGTATTCGATTTATTAAACTCCCCTTATGGCTCTGTCACTAAATGGTGTCCAATTAAAGCTGGTCTTCCAGAATCTGAAGGTGGCGATGAAATTCCGCAAGATATCTTAGACCGTATTGAGTATATGGCTTTTGATACAGAAGAAGAATTGTTGCTCGAATATTTGAATCTATGGGAACGTCAAACTCCTGTTATTCTAACTGGTTGGAACGTTGAAGGTTTTGATAACCCGTATATGTACAATCGTTTGAAGAATGTGTTCGGCGAAAACACTGCTAAACGTTTAAGTCCTAATCGTAAGGTGAATTCTAAGATTATTCAAAATATGTATGGCGATAAAGAAGTTATTACACCATTAGGTATTAGTGTACTAGATTATCTTGATTTGTACAAGAAGTTTAGTTTTACTAACCAAGCATCATATAAGTTGGATTATGTAGCTGAAGCTGAACTTGGTGTTGGTAAGATGAAGTATGATGGTCCTATTAACAAACTTCGTGAACTAGACCATCAACGTTATATTTCATACAACATTATCGACGTAGCACGTGTACAACAAATTGACCAGAAACGTCAATTCTTGAACTTGAGTATGTCATTGGGTTATTATGCTAAAATGCAAATCCAATCAGTGTTTAGTCCTATCAAGACTTGGGACGCTATTATCTTTAACTCACTGAAAGCTCAAGATAAAGTTATTCCACAATCACAACGTCATGTGCAACAAGGCTATCCAGGTGCATATGTTAAAGAGCCTAAACCGTCTGCTTACAAATATATTATGAGCTTTGACTTAACGTCATTGTATCCATCAATTATTCGTCAAGTCGGTATTAGTCCAGAAACAATTGCAGGACAATTTAAACTGCATCCTATTGCAGAATATATTAATATGACTGCACCTAAACCTTCAGAAGAATTTAGTTGTTCTCCTAACGGTTGGATGTTCGATAAAAATATTGATGGCATCATCCCAGTAGAAATTACTAAAGTGTTTAATCAACGTAAAGAACACAAAGGTTATATGCTTGCAGCACAGCGTAATATGGAACTTATTAAAGATATTTTGAACCATAAATCATTTGGTGACAAATCTCTTAAAACTGATATCAACCATCGAGCTGACTTTGACGATGAAGTTAAAGAACTATTGAAAGAACTAACCGAAGCTGATTTGAGTATGCTGTTGGATAAAGCAGACCGTGCAGCAATTGCTTCTAACACAGCCCAGATTAACCGTAAGTTGCTCATCAACTCATTGTATGGTGCACTTGGCAATATCTACTTCCGTTATTATGATTTACGTAACGCATCAGCTATCACTTTGTTCGGCCAAATGGCTATTCAATGGATTGAACGTAAGATTAATGAATATCTGAATAAGACTATTGGCACAGATAATTTCAATTATGTTATCGCAGGTGATACTGACTCGGTTTACGTTTGTGTTGATAAATTGATTGAAAAAGTTGGTGAAGATAAATTCCGTGATACGAACCACTTAGTCGATTTCTTAGATAAGTTTGCTCGTGAAAAAATGGAACCAGCCATTGATGCAGGTTTCCGTGAAATGGGTGCTTACATGAACAATAAGGAACACTTAATGTTCATGGACCGTGAAGCTATTTCTTGTCCACCTCTTGGTTCCGATGGTATTGGTGGATTCTGGACTGCTAAGAAACGTTATGCTTTAAATGTGTATGATATGGAAGGAACACGTTATGCAGAACCTAAGATGAAAATCATGGGTCTTGAAACACAAAAATCAAGTACGCCTAAAGCATGTCAAAAAGCTCTTAAAGAATGTATTCGTCGTATGCTTCAAGAAGGTGAACAATCTCTTCAAGAATATTACAAAGAATTCGAATCTGAATTCAGGCAACAGGACTATACAACTATTGCTTCTGTTAGTTCTGCTAATAACATTGCAAAATATGATGATAACGGATTCCCAGCCTTTAAATGCCCATCTCATATTCGTGGTGTGTTAACTTATAACCGTGCATCTAAAAATGTCGATGGTGCTGAAGCTATTGTTGAAGGTGAAAAGGTAATGGTTCTACCATTGATGGACCAAAACCCATTTGGCGATAAAGTTATCTCATGGCCATCAGGTATTAATCTGCCTAGTGCTATAGAACATGATGTATTAAAATATCTTGACTACACATCTTTGTTTAACAAGACATTTGTAAAGCCTCTTGAATCCTTTACAACTGCAGCTGAATTGCACTATGAAAAACGTGCATCCCTTGATGATATTTTTGGATGGTAATATGAATTCAATAGACAGGGCACGAGATGCCCTAGTTCTCCAAGCTCACGCATTACATGCATTAAGTACTAATCTGTTTGTTCATAAAGATAAGTACGAGCAAATCCTAGAGTGTATGAGAGTCCCTGGACTCTCTGATTACAAGAATAGAGTAATCATAACCGGTGTTGGTAAAAACGCTAATATCGCTGCTAAGGCTTCAGAAACATTTGCTTCTCTTGGTATTCCAAGCCTTTATCTGAACACAGGTCATTATCTTCACGGTGATGCTGGTTTCATTGCTCCAGATGATGTAGTGGTCAATATTAGTCGTTCAGGTAAGACAGAAGAAATGTTGGCAGTGGCTAAACATCTCAGACAAATTCGTCCTAATGTTAAGCAGATTTTGTTACACTGTAATCCTAGCTTAAATTCAGGTATAGAATGTATGTTTGACTATACGTTCTGCACAGGTTTGGCTAAAGAAATCGATGAGCATAATTTAGCACCAACTATGTCTACAACTTTGCTTTTAGCATTGATTGACACATTTGCTATTAATTTGTCTCATGAACGTGGCTTTACACCTAATGACTTTTTGACCTTCCATCCCGGTGGTGCACTTGGTCAACAGCTTAGAGATGCTAAATGAAACATCTAACAGGTATTTTGTTGTTTGTATTCTTTGCTATGACTATTTACTGGTCTATAATCTTTCCAGTAATGATTCCTACTTTAATTGTAGCTTGGGTCATACTCTGGCTACAAGCTAAATTTAATTGCTTCAATTGAATAATGGTACAATGGATGTACCATTTAACGAGGAATATATTATGAAAAAGGCTGTTATTCTAGGTGCTGGTTTAGCAACTCGTTTGTATCCAATGACCCATCATCTACCTAAAGTTTTAGTCAACTATAAGCAACACACTATTCTTAAAAATCTTCATGATATCTATACCGATTTAGGTGCAGATGAAATCATTGTTGTGATTCATAGTAAATTTGCTGCTACTGTTGAAGCTTATGCAAAACAAGAAAATTTAAATATCACTATTAGAACTGTTGATGAAGCCTATGGTTCAGCTTATGCATTAGCTTTATTATCTGAAGATTTGCATAGTCATAATGTTCTTTTGAATTGGTGCGACATTATTCCTGATTTCGGCGCTTTTAAATGGCACACTAATACCATTTATGTTAAAGGCGATGAATGTCGATATCATTTTGACGGCGAAGTTATTTCTAATGTAGGTTCAACTGGTGGAAATGTCGTAGGCATCTATCAAGTTGCTGATTGGGAATTTGATTTCGGCACAACTAAAGAAGAAATCCATCGTTGGACTAAAGAAAAAGATTTCATAGAATTCTTACGTGGTCAATCATTTAAGTATTCTGAATTAGTGAATTTAATTGATTTAGGTGATAAGCCAAAGTTGATTGCTGCTCATGGCAAAGGTGAAGTGAACCGTAGTTTTAATTCTATTGAAATATTAGATGATACGGTTATAAAACATGCCGTGAATGCTCAAGGTCAAGCCTTGCAACATGATGAATTAGATTGGTATGCTAAAGTAGAATCAGATTCGGTTCCTAAAATCGTAGCTGTTGACACAAATAGTTTTGAAATGGACCGAATTGTAGGCGTCACTGCTTATGAATGGCTTAAAAACGTTCCGCGTGATACACAAATCAAATACATCAAAAATATTTTAGCTTCTTTAAATTTCTCTGAAGAAACTATTCGTTCTCAAGATTTGTACAAAGAAGACTTTAAGAAAGAAATTATTACTAAAGTATTAGACCGTTGTAAATCTATTCAGCCATTGATTGATTCATTTGGAAAAGTTGAATATGTTAACGATGTTAAAATAGGACGTTTGAAAACTCTTTTAACACAGGCTTATAATCATTTGTCTCATTATCATGAATTTGCTGTTGACGAATACACAGTTATTCATGGCGACCCTAATTTTAGTAATACAATGATGACTGTCGGTGGCGATGTTAAATTCATTGACCCACGCGGTTATTTCGGCAATACTAAAATCTATGGTCCTAGAACATACGATGAAGCAAAAGTATTGTATGCTATTTCTGGCTATGATAGTTTCAATTCTCAGCCAGATTGGGGTGGTTTAGTTATTAATGGACAACGTGCTTATGTATCAAACGATTCATTAGTCCAAGATTATACTGAACTAGAAATGTTTGATGACTATCATCACCTATGGGTAGCAATTATCTGGATTGCATTAGGTGGTTACTTTAAAAATAACCCATTGAAAGCTGTTTCTGCATATTATTACGGCATGTACTTACTTTCTAAGCAATTAAACAAGATGGGACGATTGTTAGAAGATGGTTCGATTTCTAAAGATGGGCCTGTCGTCCAAGCGACACTGATTACTAAAAATCCAGGTAAATGGATTCTGCTTGACAAAGAAACAGGTGTACAATATAGACCTATAGGTGGTGACATCACTCATCAGTGGGAACGAATTTAATGAAACTTTGTTTTGATATCGATGACACGATTACTCGTTGGAATAGCAATCGTGATTATGAAAACTTCGTACCGGACACCGTTATGGTGTCCATGATTAATAAGCTTTACGATGAAGGTCATATAATTGTCCTCTACACTGCTCGTGGTATGACATCATGTGGTCCTGGTCGTATCTCAGTTGAAATAGTTCCTGGATTAGTCAAGAATCTGGAAAAGATCGGACTTAAATATCATGAACTTATGACTCACAAACCTGCATATGATTGGATTATTGATGACAAAGCTATGCGTCCTGATACGTTCAAATCATTAATGCAAAAAGGTGTTTTCGAACATCACGCTCCATATAAACCAAATCTATGATTCATTGCGTGTACAAAATAACGTGCACGTCTGAAGAAGATGTTAGATTCTATATTGGTAAGCATAGTACTTCTAATATAGAAGATGATTATATGGGTTCTGGAGTAAAACTTAAAGATTATATTAAGTCTAAGAACCCTAAAATCATAAAAGAGATTTTGGCCACATTTGACATAGAACAAGACGCTTACGATTATGAAGCAGAATTGGTTAATGAAGACTGGTTAAAAAGGCCTGATGTATTGAACTTGAAATTAGGTGGAAATACAGCATTTGCGTATAGCAAAGAATCCCGTGATAAAATGTCAAAGTCCCGTAAAGGACGATTCACCGGAAAAGATAATCCTCGATACGGTGTAAGTTTGTCTCCTGAAACAAGAGCTAAATTATCTAAAGCCATTACAGGAAAGCCAGGACCAAATATCGGAAAGGTATGGTCAGACACATCGCGAAATAAAATGTCTGAAAGTCGAAAGACTTGTACTGGCGAAAAAGCTTCGAGAAAATCACCTGTTGAAGTAAATGGTGTGGAATATTCCACGATGAAATTAGCTTATGAGGCTATAGGATTAAGTCGAAGTGCTTTTTATACTCGACTTAATTCGCCAAAATGGCCCAATTACGTAAGGTTATAAAATGCATAAATCTACTTTTAAGGTAGGAACGAATTTTGATTTGGCGCTTCTAGATAAAATTGTCGAATTGAACAATAAAAATCCAGGCTCATTAATCAATGAAGTATACGGTTCCACTCGTTCAATGGCCTTTGTGGCTGCTCGTCCGGACTTCAGGCTCCCGGATGTTAAGGACGAAGAATTAGAAAATTATGTCAGACGTTGTAATGAACTTGGCATTTGCTTTAACTATACGTTTAACAGCATTAATCCAGGTTCTAAACGTGAATTAGACGATTGGAAGAAAGAAGCTATTCAAAAATATGTTCAATACCTTTGGTCTATTGGTATATATCGAATTACTGTAGCTAACCCAATTATTATGCAAATTGTTCGTGAAGTTAATACTGAAATAGAATTTGAAGTCTCAACAATATTGCACGTAGATGCAGTGACTCAAATCAAATATCTTCATGACCAATATAATATTAAAAAGGTTTGTTGTGGTATTCACAAAAACAGAAGTGTGGCATTCTTGAAGCAAGCAGCAAAATTCTGTAATGATAATGGAATTGTATTTGAAATCCTTGTTAATGAATTTTGTTCTAATGCTGGCCAAGGTTATACAACACATTGTAGTTATCGTGATTCGTGTTATATCTTTCATAGTACTGATATAACATCAGAAGATGCATTGAAATTAAATGGTTATCCAATGCAGCATTGTATTAAAGCTCGTGATACAGACCCATTTAACTGGCTCAGAACTAGATTTGTTCGTCCACAAGACCTTAAATTATACCGTGATATTGGTATAACTCAATTTAAAGTTTCAGGCCGGACAGGTTCAACAGAATACATTATGAAAGTTCTTGAAGCATATTCTTCTGAATACTTCAAAGGCAATCTATTAGAACTCTGGAAACCATTAGAAACAATCTATAGCTCTGAATCAGATGCTAACTACAAGCATACTGTTAATATTGAAACTTCCGTATTAGACGGGTTCTTAGAAAAGAGATGGTTTAAACATCCAGACTTTGATTGTGCTAATGAAATCTGTGGTACGTCATGTACATATTGTGAGCGATATTATAAGAGACAATTATCTAAAAATGATATGTCTTTAAATTCAATTAAAATTGTAGATATCACTTTATCAGATGACGAATTACGGTACCCAGAATGAAAATCAATCATAAATTAAATGAGGAACTTGTCCGCATGTCTATTTCAACACCAGAACAACAACTAGAGCAGGCGCTTACGCGCTTGTTCTCTAAAGCTAACATTAATCCAGCTATGAAAGGTTATTATTCTGATGCCTTTGTCCATAGTGCAAAAGGAATAATTGCGGCAGAAATGAATCGTCATATCAATGTAGCAAAACGATATGAGGCTTCCGATGAATTATCTGACTAGACAAATGAAGACTCTAGGTAAAGGCACATATCTCCAATTAGAAAATCTTCGTTCTGACATTAGTAATATAGATAACGAAATAAAAGAATTATTAGATTCAAGATTCAAAATAACTAATCGCATAGGTTATCTTAAAAAAGAAAATGGCCTTCAGATAGAAAATCTTGAACTAGAAAAAGCTAAGTTAGCTTTAGTTCCAATTGAGTTACAATGTATCTTTGGATTAATTTTTGAAGAAAGTAAAAGACAACAAAGGATTAGTAATGACAAATTATGATATTAATGAACAAACTTTTGAAGAAGCATTTAAAGCAGCTATCTGGAATATTATTGAAAAACCAGATTTCGTAATTAATTCTCGCATTGGACGTTGTAATGAAATTGGCTCAATGATTATTCGTGTATCTGAACCGTCTTCATATAAATTCGAAGACCCACGCATTAATCGTATTGATTATGATTATGCTGAAGCTTTTTGGAAGTTTATGATTTCTGGTGGCACAGATGCCGCTGAAGCATTTAAGGAATATCCTAATGTTGCTAAGTTCATTAATAAACCGAAAAGTGACATATTGCCTGCAAACTTCAACACTTTCTATGGACCTCGAATTGTTGCCCAGTTGCCAGCCTTACTTAAAGAACTTAAAGAAAAGCCTAACTCACGAAGAGTTGTGTTCCAAATTCTCCAAGAACAAGATCAAGCTTTGCTTGATTCAGACGAAAGTTTAGAATATCCTTGTACAGATTCAGTGACTTATTATATTCGTGATGGCAAGTTGTATGCTCATTGCCATATGCGTTCGCAAAACTGTGCTATTGTTATGCAACTGGATTTCTATCTACAAGGTAAGTTGATGGAATATATCGCTAACGAATGCGGTGTTGAATTAGGCGATTATACTCATACCATGGTTTCTGCCCATGTGTTTGAACGCGATTTTGATTATGCTAAAGGTTTTGCCGAATGAGTAAATTCATTGTCCCTATTTACAGTATGCGTTCATACGCTGATAACAAATATGCCGTCTTAAAGGACGGCAATCTTCAATTACATCTTAATCGTGCAGTATCTGGCGATATCATTACTGTTCCTAAGAATGCAAGCGATATTGATGAATGCATTGAACTATTCCCAGAATTCCATTTCGTTCCATTGCAGTATAAAGAAAACGCTTATGAAACTCGTAAACATTTCTGGTTAGAAAATCAATATGTTGTAGATTCATTAGTTGAGTATTATGATTGTGATGAACTCATTACTGATATAACAGGGTACAGAGGTGAACACTCAGTAATCTTTAATTTTAATATCACTATGAACCCAAATAACGTCCGTAGTTATATCGATGAATTTATCGAAATCGATGTTGAATCTGTGAACTTCAGTCGATACACTACAGTGCTTAATAATAATCAGAAAGACACTCTAGTACGTTACGGTGCTGAACCAGATAATATCATAGTGACCACTAAGGTAATACGCCCTAGCGTCATCGAGCGCTATGCTGCTGGCCTTGAGCCTATAGTTTTGGATGGTGTCTTCCATCCATTTAGAATTAGTGATCCGTGTTACAAATTTGAAGATGTACTTAAACACTGTATTGACACAAATAATACGCTTTATATCACCAACCCTAATAATTCCTTTGATAGAAGAAAGTATTCTATTCTTGGCAATATATCAGAAATTAGTTTATCTAAACGTGAATATTATCAAGTCTTAAAAGGTAGGCCAGAAATTGTTTACTTAGAAGACCCAGAAGAAGTATTCCATCCAGGTTTGGCAGAATTCATTTACTTTAATGCTTCAATTAATTCGCCGTATAATATACCTACATATGATGATGTTGTTATTAAAGAGGCTGTATGGCACGACTAATTCTTATCGACGGACCTGATAATGCAGGTAAAACTACAATGGTCCGTAATATTCTACAAATTAGTGACAAATATGAATTGATTGATTTTCCTAAACGAACTGATTCAGGACGTTTTGATATTAAATCACGAAATGAAGTAGCTTGTTTTGAAACAATGCTCGAACATCTTGATCCAACTAAAATTTATATCTTAGACCGCGGATATATTAGTAATTGGGTATATGGATTATGGCGTAATAAATCTGTTGATTTAGAAGAATTTGAGCAGTATGAAACTGATTACTTGCGTCTAGTTGATAACCATAAAGTTCTGACTTTGATTTTGATGCGAAATAATATTGATAGTTCATTTAAAGATGATTTAATTTCTTTATCTAAAGAAGATTTTAATTATATTATTTCGTTATTTAAAACATTTGCAAATGAACATGATATTGAACAAGTCCAAGTTCTTAATCATAACGGCGCTAATAAGATTAAGTCTGTTGATGCTAATTCTCAACAACGAATCATCTCTAGAATCATAAAGTGGGCTCATAGAGCTTAAAGCACTAGAAAAATAGTAGGGTTATGATACTATGACCCTACTTACTTAGGAGAATAAAATGAACTATTTAAAAATTCCAATCCTTACCTTATGCTTAGCTCTTACTGGTTGTGCATCTATTGATTTGCCTGAGCCTAGCAAGAATTATGCTTTAAAGCCTATGTATCTTTCTGGCTTAGCTGCAGGAACTAATGGGCGAATTGTGTATTATACTAAGCAGCCTATTAATGGAAAATATGCTATCATTGATGCGCAAGTTGCAGCTGAAAAAGAAGCCGAAGACCAACGTCTTGATGAATGGCATGCACAGATGACAGCAGATAATAATGCTGAACGTTCTCGTCTGAATCGTCAGCAAAAATGCGAACTTATTGGCGCTATGGAACTTGCTAATGCAACTGATGAGCTCGAGTTAGCTTATGCTTCACCACTACCCGAAGTATCAACTAAAGCTCGTAGTAAATTAGTCGAAGTTCGTAAAAGTGCTATGGTTAAATTTAATAATTGTATGAGAAAATAATTATGAAACTTAAAGTTTATCGAGCTATTAAATTTAGATGTGAATGCGGTAATGATACATTCGTACATGAAGGGTCGGAAGGCTGCGATTATTTTAGTTGTTGGTGGAATGGTTTTTGTCAACAATGTAAAAAAGCTTACGAAGTATGTGAGACAACAGAAGTTGAACTTGTAAAATGATGCTTTAGTATAAACGTGTTATTATAAACTATCTTAAACAACATGAGAAAAATATTATGGTGCCTATGGAAATAATGAATGTCAGAATTAAAGTCCCGCCTAATTAAAGCTTCTACTTCTAAAATGACTGCAGATTTGACTAAGTCGAAACTGTTTAATAATCGTGATGAAGTGCCAACACGTATTCCTATGTTGAATATTGCGTTTGGTGGTGGTTTGAATACTGGTTTGCAAAGTGGTTTAACAATTTTTGCTGCTCCATCTAAACACTTCAAAACATTGTTTGGTTTGACAATGGTTGCAGCTTATATGAAAAAATATAAAGATGCAATTTGTTTATTCTATGATTCCGAGTTTGGTGCTTCTGAAGCTTATTTCCGATCAATGGGTGTAGATTTAGACCGCGTAGTTCATACTCCAATCCAATCGGTCGAACAACTTAAAGTTGATATGACTAACCAATTAGAAGCTATCAATCGTGGTGAAAAAGTTGTTATCTTTATTGACTCAATTGGTAACACAGCTTCTAAGAAAGAAACTGAAGATGCTTTGAATGAAAAAGTTGTTGGTGACATGACTCGTGCTAAGAGCTTGAAATCATTATTCCGTATTGTAACTCCATTCTTAACAATTAAAGATATTCCGTGCGTGGCTATTAACCATACAGCAATGGAAATCGGTGGTATGTATCCTAAAGAAATCATGGGTGGCGGTACTGGTATTTTGTACAGTGCAAACACAGTGTTCTTTATTTCTAAACGTCAAGTTAAAGATGGAACTGAATTAACTGGTTATGATTTTACATTGAAAGCTGAAAAATCACGTACGGTTAAAGAAAAATCTACGTTCCCTATTACAGTTAATTTTGACGGCGGTATTGACCCGTTCAGTGGTTTGATTGAATTAGCTTGTGAACTTGGTTATGTTATGAAACCTAAAAACGGCTGGTATAATCGTGCTTACTTAGATGATGAAACCGGTGAAATGGTTATGGAAGAAAAGTCATGGCGTATTAAAGCTACTGACTCCGTTGATTTCTGGGCTCCATTGTTCAAACATCGACCATTCCGTGAAGCTATAGAAACTCGCTACAAATTAGGTGCAATTACAAGTAACCCAGAAATCGATGCTGAAGTCGATGATATGATTAATTGCAAATCTACTATGGGTCTTCCAAAAGGTATATTCACTGGAAGTTCAGCAGGTAAGATTGAAAGCGACCTCGATGAATTGGATTTAGATTCTGAAGAAGAATAATATGAACGAAGATTTATTAGAACTTGAAGATGAACTTGGTTTAAATGAGGCTCCGAAAGGAGCTTCTACCATTTCTGATGAAGAAAAGATTTATAATAAAAGTCTTAGCTTCGTTAAAAAAGCTATGGAAGATGTTATGCAAGAGATTCTAATATCTCTTCCAGACGCATCAAAACACATGTGTTATATTCATTCTATCGACATTACTCCAAAAGGTAAAGTTGAAGTAAAATTCAGTACTCCATCAACTGATAGAAAGGACGAATTATACGAACATGTAGAAAATTGTATTAAATTACAAATTGAATCTGTTAAGCAAGCACCAAAACGAAGGTTCTTGTTCTTTTAATTAAAAGAGGCTCCAGTGGTAGAAATTATTTTATCTCAGTTACTTGATAACCAACCGTATTTTTCAAAAGTCTGGCCCTATATGGATGCTTCTTATTTTGCTAATGGGCCGGCAAAAACACTTTTCAAAACTATTAAGACTCACGTAGATTCATATAACAAAGTTCCTACTAAAACAGCTTTAGAAGTAGCATTAGCTAATAGTAAAATAAGTGACATCGAATTACAAGGCGCTTCTAAATTATTGGCTGAATTGAAAAGCACCCCAGAAGACCAAAATTGGCTTATTAAAGAATCTGAAAAATATATTCAACAACAAGCAATGTATAATGCTACATCTCGTATCATTGAGATTCAAACTAATGCCGAATTGCCTGTCGGTAAACAAGATAAAAGGATGCCTGATATAGGTGCAATTCCTGATATCATGCGTGATGCATTATCTATTTGTTTTGATGCTGAATTAGGTCATGACTGGCTTGGTGATTATGAAGCTCGTTTCCAATCATATATTTCTAAAGCAGCTAAGATTCCTTTTAGAATTGGCATTTTGAATAAAGCTACTAAAGGTGGCGTCGAACGTGGTACACTGAATATTTTAATGGCAGGTGTTAACGTTGGTAAGTCACTTGGCTTGTGTAGCCTTGCAGCTGATTATATGCAATCAGGATATAACGTACTTTATATAAGTATGGAAATGTCTGAAGAGGTATGTGCTAAGCGTATTGATGCTAACTTGCTTGATGTGTCATTGGATGATATCGATGATGGGCATATCTCTTGGCCTGAATATAAAGCTAAGATGGAAAAATGGCGTAAGACATCAGGATTAGGACGCTTAAAAGTTAAGCAATATCCTACTGGTGGTGCTAATGCTAACACATTCCGTGCAATGCTTAAAGAACTTGAATTAAAAGATAATTTCGTTCCAGATGTTATTATGCTTGACTATTTGGCTATCACTGGTTCTTCTCGTATTAAAAACTTTAGTGAAAATAGTTATGCTATTGTTAAATCGGTTGCTGAAGAAATTCGTGGACTAGCTGTTGAAACAAATACTGCTTGGTGGACTGGTGCTCAGGTTGGACGTGGTGCATGGGACGCTTCTGATATTGATATGGCTGATGTTGCTGAATCAGCAGGTTTACCAGCTACAGCAGACTTTATGTTGGCTATAATTGAAACAGACGAACTTGCTCAAATGGGACAACAATTAATCAAACAGATTAAGTCTAGATATGGCGATAAAAAACATATCAAATATGGCAAGTTTACATTAGGTGTTAAGAAAGGAAATCAACGTTGGTATGAACTCGATGACCAATCTAAATCAGAACCTACTCCGGTAAGAGAAGTTCTTGGCGAAATGAAACGTGAAGCAGGACAACGTGCTGTTGAACGTTCAGAACTAGATAAATTAGCAGATGAATTTAAATTCTAAATAAGAGCCTTCGGGCTCTTTTTGGTTTACATCTCCTAGAAACATGATATTATATTTTTATACCAACTGGAGATAATATGAAAACTATCGATTGTAAAGTTGAGCATAAAGTGTTTTATCATGGTTCATCAAGTAATGCTAATATTGATTTTATGCTTTGTCCACCTGATACAACAGGTATTATTTCTGAAGTTGGACGTAAGAAAAATCTAGGTCGTGTGTTCTTTACTGAAGATATTGGCTTAGCTAAAATATATGCTGGGCGAGCTGCTCGTTCATACGGAGGAGAACCACGTTTGTATAGTGTTATTGCACCTGTAGATGTGGTTTGTTTAAGTGATGTTAAAGGCGCAACGGTTTATCATGCTGATTGGGCATTTTGTGAGGAAATAAAATGAAAACTTCTATCTTAGCTTTAATTTTTGCAATGACTTCTTGTAGTGCACCAGCTTTTGCTTCTTACTCTGCTCCTGACAGTGGATATACTTCTATTGAGTGCATTCGCTTTATTGAAGGTACTCCTGGTGCAGATGAAAAATTGATTAAAGATTTAGCTAAAGGCGCTACAACTAATCAGAAAATGCTTTTAGATGATTTATCTGAAAAAGATATGGTCGTGGCTGGAACTAATTTGTATTGTGAAAAACAATCGGTTCAAGAGGTTCTACAATGGATTGGGCTATAATAAACTCAGTAGATAAAGCTAGACGGAAAAAGGACCTTGAATTTATCTTAGAAAGAAAGGAACTTGAACTAGCACGATTATCTACATCTTGGGCAGCTCATAGATTCTTTCTTAAAATAAAGCTAATTGAAGCCACTATAGAAATTATAAATAAAGAATTAGCACAATTAGGGGAATAACATGTCTAAAATTAAGCAAGGCATCGATGCTGCATATGCATATAAATTTGTGCGATTGATGCAAAAAGATTTTAAAGATTGGGGTGCATTTAAATATGGGATTATTGATGAACGTGGTTCAGTTCTAAAACGCCCTCAAACTGAAGCTGAGAAGGATGCTTATACTTCATTCCATGCTGCAGTCCGTAGTATGAAAAGAATGATGTCAACTGTTCCTGGTATGACAGGCGTAGCTTCTTTAATGAGTGCATGGTCAGCAATGGCTTCACGATTTAATATTAATGAAGCTGAAACTCATCACATCTTTAAAGAACTTCCAGTGTTAGAAAGTATGGTTGCAGGCAATGCTTCAGCGGCAGGAACTTCTCCTGAACAGAATGCTGAAAATATTGCTTCTGGCACGACAACCGGAGCTGTAGTAAATAAAGGACCAAGTGGATTAGGTAAAAGAAAGCGTCTAAAGGTTAATCTATCTAAATTGTGATAATATAGCTTAAACATTATGAGGTATATATGAGCACATGGGTTGATAGAGAATATGCAGAAAAAGTTTTCTGTACGTTACCACGATATAGACGAGTTACTGGTTCCGAGTTTAAATTAAACGCGAGGTGTCCCGTATGTGGTGACTCTCAAAAGGACCAAATGAAAGCTCGTTTCTGGGCTTATCCATGCCATGATTCTATGCGCGTTCATTGTTTTAACTGTGACCTCGATCAATGGTTTTCTAAATTTTTAAAAGAATATGACGAAGATATGTATCGTGAATTCATTTTAGAAAAACGAAAGGCTTCAGCACATGATAGTCCTAAACCAGTTGAAATATCACCTAAATTAAAAGCCGTTATGCCTATCATAGAAAAACTTAATTTCTGTGATAGACTAGATAGTTTGTCAGAAAATCATCCAATTATAAAATATGTTTCTAATCGTTGTATTCCTAAATCAGCTTGGTCTAGATTATGGTTCACAACAGAATGGCCTAAGTTAGTCAATTCTATTAATCCAGGAACATATAAGAATGAGCGCCAAGAACCAAGACTGGTTATCCCAATTTTCAATAAGTCTAAACAAATCGAATCATTCCAAGGAAGAGCTCTCAGATCAAATGCTCCTCAAAAATACATCACAATCAAAGCCCACCAAGAAGCAACAAAAATCTACGGCCTCGATACAGTGGAAGGCACAAAAGATGTATTTGTCATGGAAGGACCAATAGATTCGTTATTTGTTAATAATGCTATCGCTATTACAGGTGGCAGTCTTGCTTTAGATGCTGTGCCGTTCCCAGATAAAAGAATTTGGGTAATGGATAATGAACCAAGGCATGAAGATACTATTGCTCGAATGACACGGTTAATTAATGCTGGTGAAAAGGTTGTGTTTTGGGATAATGCTCCATGGCCTTCAAAAGATATAAACGATATGATTAAAGACGACGGTGCAACTCAAGAAGAAATTATGGAATACTTGAGTAATAATTATGCACAAGGCCTTATGGCTAAATTAAGATTGCAAAAATATTCAAAAATATGAGGTTCATATGGCTATTGTAGGCCCATGGGTAGGTTCGTCGGCTAAGGCCGAAACAGGCCAAGCTTGGATGGCAGCAGCAGGTACTGCACTTAGAATGACAACACCATTCAATATGTCAGCAATGATAGGTAAAGCAACAGAAGTACGAATAGTATTTACAGCGTCAAATCACAATATGAATCCTAACGTCTTAGTTAATATGATTCAAGCTGCAACTGGTAATGCCGGTCCTGGTGGTGCTGATTTATTTGTAACAATTAACCCAGGAGTTCAATTAATTGGCGCGGCAGGCACATTTGTGTTTAACTTTTATGCAAGCTATTTTGGCACAGCTAGAAGCATTACAGTAATTAATCATGGATGGATATTTGGGCGCGGTGGTAATGGCGCCACAGCTAACACAGCATTATCACATGATCAACAACAGCCAAACGGTGGTGGTGGTTCTCACGGTATTCATATACAAGATCGTTTGAGAATTAATATAGATAATCGTGGTGTTATTGCAGGTGGCGGCGGTGGCGGCGCATGTGTAGCTATAGGATTTACACCGGTTCAAGGTGCTGGTGGTGGTGGCGGTGCTCCTTTTGGCGCAGGTGGAGCTGGACAGAATGGTGGACAGAATGGTGGCAATGCATCTGATACCGGCGGTGGCGGCGGCGCAGGAGCTTTTGGTGGTTTATGGGCCTATTCTGGTGCAGGTGGTGGTTTAGGTGGTAATGGTGCCGGACCTACTAACCCTAATAACTCCTTTGTTGTTAATATGTCATCTCGCGGTGGTGCATCAGGTTGGGCAGTTGTTCCCGCCTGGTTTGATGGCAACAATGGCTCAGTTAATTGGATATTCCGAGGTGATATCCGAGGACCTAGTCTATAACTTAAGCAGCTCAATGAGCTGCTTTTTTGTTTTATGCTCCTAACTAAAAGTGATAAAATAATTACTATTACATGAGGAAAATATTATGGCCGTTGGATTTGCTAAAGATGGTGCTGAACAACTTGAAGTACAAGCTGTGGTTGATGCTGGAATTATTCATGCTCGAGCACAGATTTTTAAAGGTGTATCAGAAAAGAATTGTTTAGATTGTGGCGATACTATTCCAGAACAAAGACGAATAGCTGTCGCTGGTGTAAAATATTGTATTGGTTGCCAGAATTCACACGACAGTATTTTTACCCGTGGTGTAAGAAATTGCTGGCACCGTTCCATGAGATAATATGAAAAGATTAGTTATTCTTGAATCGCCTTTTGCTGGTGACGTTGAAGCAAATATAAAATATGCACGAGCTGCTGTTCGTGATTCTTTGTTGCGTGGTGAATATCCTATAGCATCTCATTTGCTTTATACACAAGATGGTATATTAAATGACGATATTCCTGAAGAACGACAACACGGAATTGATGCCGGTTTAGCCTGGCGTGCAGTAGCAGAAAAAACAGTAGTATATACTGATATGGGTATTTCTAAAGGTATGGAATACGGTATCGCTCAAATGAAATCAGAAAATAAAGAAGTTGAATTCCGTTCACTTAATAAGGATTAATATGTCACATTTTAACCAGTGTAGTCACCTGATCAAAGACCAAGAAAATGCAGTTAACCGTTATTTTGGTCTTCTACGTGCTAATGAAGATCCGCTCCAAACTATGTTAGATATGCAGAAATCATTGCAAGTTCGTTTGGCTAAAGACAAGCCAGGAACTAATATGCATCCTGATGATTTAGAAACTGCTGGTGAAGTATTAACATGGCTTCGTAATCAAGACGATTATATTGCTGATGAAACTCGTGAATTATACACCGCTCTTGGCGGTATGTCTAATGGTGAAAAAGCTGCTAGTGCTGTGTGGAAGCCTTGGAAGGCCCAACATGAAGAAATGTTTTCTAAAAATATTAGAGACCTTTCTGCTGAAGACCAACTTGAAATTAAATTTGAGTTGATTGACCAATTCCATTTCTTTATGAATAAGTTTATGGCACTTGGTATGGATGCAGAAGAAATCTTTGCATTGTACTTCTTGAAGAATGCTGAAAACTTTGCTCGTCAAGACCAAGGTTATTAATTTTAAGGACTCCTTTGGAGTCCTTTTTTGCTTTCTAGATATAGTGATACTATATCGATATCTAATGAGGAGAATAATATGTATAAAGGAAGCATGAGCACAAATTGTCGGGTAAATCGACAACTAGTTTCATATTCAACTTCAGTAATATTTTATCGTTTTAAATGGTTTAAATTACCTAAACGAGTTGAAGTAGTAGCAAGATATTCTTATGATAAGCCTGTTGGCACATGTATTGAGATTTTTAAATCTTGGGACAGTGTCGAATTATGTACAGATTTATCAGATAAAGAAATCAAATCTATTCATAAATTTATTTCTAAAATTGCTATTGATGATATTTTGTGGAGACAAGAATATGTGCGCAGTAGATATTTCTGAACTAGAAGCTAAAGTTCAAACAGCTAAGGAAAGAATTGAAGAAGTCCAAGAATTGCTTCTTAAGTTTGCTAAATGTTTAGATTCAATGCCTCCATCAGATTATGCTGAGGGCGCTTTATGCGGTCGTCTTAAAACACAATTTGATTCTAGTATTCCTGTACCAAAAGGAAAATAATTATGATTATGTATAAAATTAAATTTAGTCTTAAACCAGTTGGAAGTAATGATCGGACTGAAAGTAATACACTTCGAATTGCTATCATGGGCACTAAAGAAGCTAATAAAAGTATTGAAACTGCACTTAAAGATTTAAAGCTACCAGTGGGTCATTTATACTATTGTACACATTTTGTTAACTTTGTTAAAGATGAGAATAGTCCGTTTACACCATTAGAATCTCTTAAAAAGTTAGGATATTCCTATCTTAGAGAAGATGAGCCTTTATTCCCTAGAAATAGCAGCGGTAATGAACTAGGTGGTTCTTATATCTTTACACATGATTCGCATGTATTGGTTCTTCGCAAGCGTATTTGGGATTATTTAGATAATCCTGGCATAACAGCTGAACTTGTCCCTGAATTCCAAATGCGACTTCACGGTATGAGTCATGAGGCTCGGTTCAATGAGCACTCACAGTGGCCTTTTGTATGAATTTGTTTGAAATGGAAGCAATTTTTGAGACAAAAATGTCTCAAAAACAAGAAGAAGCCCCTCTGACGACTAAGGTTGATTTTAAACCCGAGTTTGATATAATCATTGAGCGTCACGGATTAAATGCTCCTGACGCTCTTCTGCAAGAATTAAGTTCCTTATGGAACGATCCTCCTCCTTGGTCGCCTTGGACAAAATAAAAGGTGTACATCAATATTGCATCGTGATAATATATCTCTTATCAAATACTGGAGAATTCACGATGCAACAAGTAATATCTGACATCCAAAAATATGAAGCTGCACAAAGAGTAAATTTTTTATCTGATTGGGAAAAATCAGTGTTGTATCGTTGCATGTCTGCTAAAGCAGAAGATTTACAGTACGATTTAGAAGAAATTATTGCTCAGTATAGTAGTTTTGTTAGTGGTTTAATGTATCGTGGATTATCTAGAACACAGGCCAAAATTGTATTAGCTGCTTTAGATACTTCTATTATGTCTGAAGACGATAAAGCTATGTTTGATTTAGAAGAAAATGAAGGGCCTAATAAGTTTTCTTTTCCAAGAGTCACATCAGTGAGTGCTGAATATCATATTGCATTAGATTTTGCTTCAGAAGCTGAATATGGTACTAATGTTATTCTTAAAGTACTTAATTTAGATTATGCATTTAACTATACGGATCGTATGCTGGATATTTTGCACTCATGCCCATCTGCTGATTTCCAAACTGGGATTAATATTTCAATTGAATCGTTAGAAATGCGTCGTAGAGCTAATATTGAGATGTTAGATGGTGAAGCTGAATGGATGATATCGCGAGACGCGAGTTACACTATTGAGGATGCTTATATTTTAAACCGTAATTTAATGATTGAAGTTTCTATATCTTTTAATCCTTAGCCCTTAGCAATTACCTGAAATAAAGAACCTAGACCCATTATAACACGTTTAATTATAAAGCATATTTGGAGACTAAAATGAGCAAATATATCCCAATTACGGCCCAGTTCAAATTAGATCGTCTTACGGAGTCAGCTGCTCGTCGAGGTAAAGAAATGACACTTTCTTTAGGGCACATCGAAAATTTAATAGCACAAACTCACTGTGCTTATTCAGGTGAAAAGTTTGAATACGGCAAAGGCCAAGAATATTCATCATTTGAACGTTTTAATAATGATATAGGTTATGTCGAAGGTAATGTGATATGTGTTAAATCAAAATATAATCGTATTCGTGATAGTCATAATTTAGATAGTTTAAGAGATGCCTTAAAAGAAGCTCAACTTGATTTAGTTTTAACTAAAAAAGGTAAAGTTAGAAAAAATAAAGAAACATCTTTTTGTGTAAAGTATCGTAAAATTAAAAATGTCTTGAAAGTTAAAAAAGACATAGAAAAGCAATTAGCCAAACGTATTAAAGCTGAAAAAATAATGTCTGCCCCTAATAAAAAATTATCAGCTCAACAGAAAAAAGATTTATGTAATATAAGATTAAACATTGAATCTTATAAAATAGCATTAACCGATACACAACTTACTTGTATTAAAAATTCAATATCAATCGTTCCTGTGAATTCTGAAAAAATTAAAGCATTAGAATCAAAAGTCCACGCATATGATATATTAGTACGAGGATTAGAACGTTTAGAAAATCTTTCTTTGATAAACTTAAACTCAAAAAGGGTTTATCTCTTAATGCTTCTATTTTTAAATTAATTAGAGGATAATATGATTAGATATATGCTTTACTATACAGACAAAGATGGATTCTTAGTTCCGTATGAACCTGAAGGCATAGCTGAAGTCTACAAAACTAGACGATTAGCTCAAGATATGTTGTTAGAAATTTCTTGTGACTTACAAAAACAATTAAATCCAGAACCTAATATTAAAAAGACCTGGTTCAAAAAAACTGTAGTACAAACGTATAATTTGCTTCCGGATTATAAAAGAGTATTATATAGAAGAATTGTTAATACTTTAGAAGTTAAAAAGGTTAAGATACTATGATTACTTATGATGACCTTACAGATGGTCAAAAAACCGCATTTGATAATACAATGGAAGCTATTAAGAATAAAAAAGGCCATATCACTATTAATGGTCCTGCTGGGACAGGTAAAACAACTCTAACCAAGTTTATTATTGACCACTTAATCAAAACTGGCGAAGCTGGGATTATTCTTTGTGCTCCAACACACCAAGCTAAAAAAGTTTTATCAAAGCTTTCAGGTATGGATGCATCTACTATCCATAGTGTTTTAAAAATCAACCCAACTACATATGAAGAAAATCAAATCTTCGAACAACGCGAAGTTCCTGATTTAGCTGCTTGCCGTGTATTGATTTGTGATGAAGCATCTTTTTATGACCGTAAATTATTTGGTATTATTTTAGCCACTGTTCCAAGCTGGTGTACAGTAATTGCTCTCGGAGATAAAGATCAACTTCGTCCAGTAACTCCTGGTGAAAGTGAGCAACAACTATCGCCGTTCTTTTCGCATGCTAAATTTAAGCAAGTTCATCTTACTGAAATCAAACGAAGTAATGGCCCTATTATTCAAGTTGCTACAGATATCAGAAATGGCGGTTGGTTATCTGAAAATATAGTTGATGGCGAAGGTGTTCATGCCTTTAATTCAAATACTGCTTTAAAAGATTTTATGATTCGGTATTTTGATGTAGTGAAAACAGCAGATGATTTAATTGAATCTCGTATGCTTGCATATACTAATAAATCTGTTGATAAACTTAATGGCATCATTCGTCGTAAATTATATGAAACAGATAAGCCATTTATTAATGGCGAAGTATTAGTCATGCAAGAACCATTGATGAAAGAATTGGAATTTGATGGCAAAAAGTTTCATGAAATCGTTTTCAACAATGGACAGTTAGTTAAAATTTTATATGCTTCAGAAACATCAACGTTTATTTCTGCCCGTAATGTCCCTGGCGAATATATGATTCGTTATTGGAACTTAGAAGTAGAAACAGCCGATTCTGATGATGATTATGCCACTTCTCAGATCCAAGTTATTTGTGACCCAACTGAAATGACTAAGTTCCAAATGTTTTTGGCTAAAACAGCAGACACTTACAAGAATTCTGGTGTTAAAGCATATTGGAAAGATTTTTGGTCAGTCAAAAATAAATTTAAGAAAGTTAAAGCTTTGCCAGTAAGTACAATTCATAAATCTCAAGGATGTACTGTAAATAATACTTTCTTGTATACTCCGTGTATTCATATGGCTGATGCTCAATTGGCTAAGCAACTTCTTTATGTAGGTGCTACTCGTGCACGTACTAACTTATATTATATCTAAGGAATAAAATGTATAAATTGAATCCAGACCAATTTGAATGTTTGATTCGCGGTGTAGAAATGCATGTTAATTCTGATATACCAGAAATTTGCGTTACATCTAAAGTATTATACAATGAACTGAAAACTGTTGAAGCTCATAATAATGCGATCATTTTCTTTACAGGTGAAGACTCTGAAATTTGTATTTGTGAAGATATAGCTCGACACATCCTTAAATTGAAGAACTTATTATGCTAAAAATTGATAAACATAATGCACATAAGATTATTGATACAGTAGCTGAAAACAAATTCAACTACTTCGAAGAACATCAAGAATTTGAAGAACGCAGTAGTGCAACTGATGTAGTAATTGATATGTTAGAAGATTCTTTATTATTGGCTAAAAAGTTAGGTATTGAAAATCCATCTATCTTTTTAGACGCTGATCAAATTGATTTAATAAACAGGGCATTACGATGAATGATTTTTTATTAGACTTTGAAACATTTGGCTCGACATCCAATGCAGCTGTAGTTGACTTATCTGGTATCCCATTTAATCCAGACCCAACTCAACTAGAATCATTTTCAGAATTGATTGCTCGTGGTAAACGTGTTAAATTTAGTTTGTCATCTCAACGCGGTAAGCGTTTGTTCAGTTCAGGTACAATTGATTGGTGGAAATCTCAATCTGCCGAAGCTCGTTTGAATTTATCGCCAACTGAAGCAGACTTAGACGTTGTTACTGGCATTAAAGAATTCCTTCAACATCTTAAAGATCATGGTGTTGACTCTTGGAAATCATTAGGTTGGTGTCGTGGAATGTCATTTGACTTCCCTATCTTAACTGACTTAGTACGCGAAATCGAACGCGAGAAAGGCGTAGCTGAAAAAGATATTGATGTATTTGCTTTAGAACCAGTTAAGTTCTGGAATCAACGCGATATCCGTACAGCTATCGAAGCTTACTCTATGGTTCGTGGTCAAACAACTACTCCACTTCCTAATGGAACCTTAACTGGATTCATTGCTCATGATAGTATCCATGATTGTGCCAAAGACATTTTGATGCTTAAGTACGCTCAGCGATATGCATTAGGTATCGAAGATTGCCCAGAAGCCGAAGATGCAGACCCGTTGAGTTTAGCCAAACCACGGTAGTTTACATTAGATTTATATTATGTTATTATGTTATTATGTTATTATAATTAAAGAGACTTGAATATGCAAAATAATCGTGTGCGAGTTAATTCGCCAAAATCTAAATTCCATGGTATGTTTGGCACTATTATGTGCAAAACGCCTAAAGACAATATTTTTTATGTTAAACTTGATGATGTTAAATGGACACAGAAAATCAACTATGATAATCTTATTCATGTACAACATTCGTTAGTTGTTCTAGTAAAAGGTGTTGTTCACGAAATTTCCGACCTGACATATGCTGAAGCTGTGTTAGAAAAGCAAACATACCCTAATGGTATTATCCAATAAATTGAAAGAGAATATTATGTCTAAATTTACTGTAGGCCAATCTGTATTTGTATCTGATGCTTCTCGTTCTTGTGTTGCAGGACAAATTGTTACAATTGATCGTATTTCAGGCTCAGAAGTTAAAGTGATTAGTGAATCAACTTCTAAAGTAGGTTATGTTCAAGCTAAACATTTAGAACTAATTAAACCTGAATCTGAAGAATTCACTCGTCAAGAATTTGTTCCAGTAGTAGTAAATGGCAAAAATATCGACGCTCCTGAAGTCCACACTTATACTCTAATTACTCACGGTTCTAAAAATACAATTAAAGCTGGTGATATTGTTAAAGTGGCCACTGAAGAATATCTTGATGATAAAGGGCAATTACTTGAGCCATTTAAACATACTTTATTAACGTTGATGTATGATATTGACGGTGTTGTGTGGGCTAATATTGTATTCCAAGGTAAGTTTGCTGTGGTCATGGCTAAAGACTTACGTTTGGCTCTTTATGGATATATTTCTAAAGTGTAATGGATGCAAAGAATATCAACGTTGGGGCTGTGGAGTTCCAACGTATTGATGGTATATTTCCTACATGGTATGATTTAAAACATACCACATCAGATGTTTTACCAAAAAGTAAAGACGAAGGTGTTCTTGTAGAGTTTGATAATGGTTCTATTGAAACTGTTCACATTCAAGACTTTTTTGATGATGTAACTAGTGGATTTATAAATCCTGTACAGACTTACACTAAAATGTATCTTCAATGGGACCCTAAGCCAATTGCTTGGATGCCATTACCTAAATCTTCTAAATAAGGAATTACTATGAAATTTCGAATTGGACATACTGTAGAAATCGGCCCGCATAACCCTAACTCTGGTAAAACAGGCGTCATTATCTCCTTACCCGGTGTTTTGCCAGAGCCGTTTAATAAAACACATGCTATAGTTTCTATTAATGACTATCAATATAGCGTTAAACTGACTGACTTAAAGCGCGTACGTATTGAACCTGCATTTGCTGTACAAGACGAAGTCGTAGTCAATACATCTACCCATCCTATGAATGGTGCTACAGGCGTTGTTGTTCAGAAATGGCACTCAGGTGGACGTTCTCAATACTTAGTAGTGGATGGAAACTACGGTATCTTTAACGAAGATGAACTTAGTTCTAAATAAACAGTTTACGTATTGGTAGGAGTGTAGTACTATGCTCCTACCAAAACAAAGGAGTTTAATATGTTTAATCGTGAAGATATCGTTAGTGTTGTTTTGACACAAGATGAATTTGAAGATATTTTATATAATCCATCTTTGACTATTGTTCAAAAAGAAAATACTTTACCAGGTTTTCATTTGACTTCTCTTTATGTGTATGATTCACCTGAATCTAAAAAAGTTTCTTATTCTGTATACCGTGAAATCACTGTTGACGGCGCACATTACTATAAAGTACGATAGGAGTTTATTATGTCTATTGTTAAAGTTGGCCAAAAGTATCAACTTGTTGACCCTGTAGGTTTCGAAGAGCATTCTGTCCATAATAAAACCTTACGGAAGATGATTGCAAAACACGGCAATATTATTACTGTCAAAGAAGTGACATCACAAGATGGTATTCAACACACAGAAGAATTTTCAAGTGCTACTACTATAGCTACTGGCCATGAGTTAATTCTTTTCTTCAAATTGATTACATTAGACGAAGAAATTCATGATGAAAATGAATGCGCAGAAGATTCTACTGAATATGTTAAAGTGACACGTAAAGTAGAAATCAACAAAACTATTACTGATGCTAATGAAGCATCTAAATTAATTTCTCTTCTTAAATCTGAATTTGGATTATAATATGAATCATTATGATATTACTGATCAAACTGAAATTACAGTAGGTACTCGATTAGTATTTAAAAGTCGTATTATGCGCGATCGTTTTGCTAACCTATATGAGATTAATGATTCTATTGCTTGTTTCTCAATGCGTGAAGTTTGTATTGAAGTATCACAATATGACACAATTAATCGTAAAGTAACCGGTATTAAAGGCTTTAATAATAATTCAACAATATCTAAAATTTCTTTTCATGAGTTAAAAACCTATTTTAATATCGTAACTGATTGCCGAGTGATTACTCATACTGAACAATCAGTTAACGATAAATTTAATGCTACAGTCGAAACAGTCGAACGCATTGTTAAAGAACGTAAAATTCGAGTTAAAGATATTGATTTGACCAAAGAAAATTATAAAGAATTTATTTCATTTATTGAATTAGCATTTAAGGATTAATCATGAATAAGTCTGTTAATGATATCGTAAATGTCGGTGACCAAATTAAATTTAGAAGCGACGACCATAAAGCACTATATAGTATCGGTTATGCTGAAAATACTAATTTCATGAACTTTGTTAATCGTTTGCCATCCCATGTGTTCACTGTAGAAAGTATTGCTGAGATGTATGGCATAACAGGTGTTAAAGGTTATATGCCAGAAAGACCATGGTCTGTTTCTATAGTTACAATGACTGAATTTGAAAAATATTTTGAAATAGTTAAAAAAGCTAAACCAGAATCTAAATTTGATTTTAATATCAGTAAAGTTGTTAAATTTGGTGATACTTGTGTGACTAAAGAAAACTATAAAGACTTTATTGAATCTGTTCGAATTATTTTTGAGGACTAATTATGAGTATTCTTACTGTGGGTGTAGGCGATATTATTAAATTTAAAAATTCTTCAGAAAAAGATAAATTTGCTAATAAGTATTGTGCAAATGCTGAATTTGCGCAATGGAGTATTGATCGACAAACTAATATATTTAAAATATCTAGTGTCTGTAAACGTGATGGTATAACAGGTATTTATGGCTATACATCTGATGAAATCTCTATAATTTCTTTGTACGAATTTGGACTCCATTTTGAAATAGTTAAAAAAGCTGCTTCTAAACCTAACGCATTTGAATTTGCTGTAGAAAAATCTATTACATTAAATGATGTTAAAGTAACTCAAGAGACATATAAAGACTTTATTGAATCAGTTCGTAAGGTTTTTGAATAATGCCAATTTATGATTATAAATGCACTAATGAAGAGTGCAATGCAGAATTCGAACGAATTAAAAAACTTGTCGATCGTGCCAAGGCTATTTGCCCTGAATGCTCAAGTGAAGCTAAACAAGCTGTAACTGCGCCTGGCTATGTGCATGGCGGATTTTACGACAACATTAAATCTGGTGGTAGTAATTTATAAAGGGCTTCGGCCCTTTTAAAGTTTATATTAATGCTGTATAAATTGACATGATATAATTCTCTCATTAACTGAGGAAATACAATGATTAAAAATGAAATTAAAGTTCTTTCGGATATCGAACATATTAAAAAACGTAGCGGTATGTACATTGGGTCTAGCTCTAATGAAGCGCATGAACAGTTTATGTTTGGGCAATTTATTCAAGTCAATTATGTTCCTGGATTAGTTAAACTTATTGATGAAATTATAGACAACTCTGTCGATGAATCTATTCGCACTAATTTTAAATTTGCTAATAAAATTGATGTGAAAATTAAAGATAATACAGTTATTGTCGAAGATAATGGGCGAGGTATTCCTCAAGATTTAGTTATTGACCAAACAGGTGAATCTATCCCTGGGCCAGTTGCAGCATGGACTATTCCTAAAGCCGGCGGTAATTTCGGTGATGATGCAGAACGTAAAACTGGTGGAATGAACGGAGTAGGTTCTTCTTTAACTAATATTTTTAGTGTTAATTTTGTTGGTGAAACTGGTAATGGCAAAACAGCCATAAGTGTCAATTGTTCTAATGGCATGGACACTAAAGAATGGAAAGAAACTAAGTCTAATTGGCGTGGTACTCGTGTAACGTTTACACCTGATTTTAAGACATTTGAAACAGACGAGTTGTCACAAGTTTATCTTGATATAACTCTAGATCGCTTACAAACTCTTGCCGTAATTTATCCAGATATTGAATTTAAATTCAATGGTAAAAAAATAGATGGCAATTTTAAAAAATATTCTAAGCAATTTGGCGAAGAAGTAGTTATCCAAGAAACTGATACTGTTTCAATGGCTTTTGCTATAAGCCCGGATGGATTTAGACAATTAACGTATGTTAATAATATCCACACAAAAAACGGTGGCCATCACGTTGAATGCGTAATGGATGATATTTGTGAACATTTAATTCCAGCTATTAAAAAGAAATATAAAGGTATTGATGTAACTAAAGCTAGAATTAAAGAATGCTTAACAATGCTAATGTTTATTCGCGACATGAGTAATATGCGTTTTGATTCTCAGACCAAAGAACGATTGACATCTCCTTTTGGCGAAATTCGTAATCATATTCAAATAGATTCTAAAAAGATTTCTGCTGCTATTCTGAAATCTGAAGAACTAATTATGCCTATTGTTGAAGCTGCTTTAGCCCGTAAACTAGCTGCCGAAAAAGCTGCCGAAACTAAGGCTGCTAAAAAAGCTTCTAAAGCAACTGTTGTCAAGCACATCAAAGCCAACTCATATGGTAACGATAAACTCGAGACTACATTGTTCTTAACAGAAGGTGACTCGGCAATTGGTTATTTGATTGAAGTCCGCGACCGAGCATTGCATGGTGGTTATCCATTACGTGGTAAGTTCATGAATACATGGGGTATGACTGCTTCTAAAATTCTTGAAAATCGTGAAGCATTTGAAATCTGCGCAATCACTGGTTTAACCATTGGCGAACCAGCCGAGAATTTAGGTTATCGTAATATTGCTATTATGACTGATGCTGATGTGGATGGGACTGGTTCCATTTACCCTGCATTGTTAGCATTCTTTACTCAGTGGCCGGAACTGTTTGAACAAGGACGTATACGATTTGTTAAAACTCCGGTTATTATTGCTCAAGTAGGTAAGACTCAAAAATGGTTCTATGATTTGCCTGAATATGATGCAGCAAAAGAAACAATGCCTAAACATAGTATTCGTTATATTAAAGGACTTGGCTCTTTAACTCGTGATGAATATGAAAAGGTTATTCAAGAACCAGTGTATGATGTTGTATCTCTACCAGAAAATTGGAAAGACCTATTTGAAATGCTTTTAGGCAAGAATCCAGACCTTCGTAAAGAATGGATGTCCTGAGGACAGTATAAATAATAATGGATACTTATGTCCATTATTAGGAGCGCTATATGAATAAGTACTGGCTTTATTTAGACAACGGATATTACGGTTATCTATTTCAGGACAATAAGCCACTCCCAGGTGATTACGTAACTATCAGAGTTAAACATCCTGATGGTAGTGTAACAAAAGAAACTGGTTGGGTGCTTCGTGTAGAATAATCTCCAGGGACTAGCTTATTGCTAGTCCCTTTTTTGCTTTATAATCTGTATGTTATATTTACTGCATCTTAATTGAACTGAGGAAAATAAAATGATTATTGAAACAACTGATGAAGTTATCATGGGCAATACAGGCGAATCTAAAAAATTTAGTATCGCCACATCTTCTAAAGCATTTAAAATCTTGTCTTCTGGTTTGTATAAAAATAAAATCAGAGCTATTGTTCGTGAACTGTCATGTAACTGTATTGATGCCCACAAACTAAATGGCTTCACAGGCGCGTTTGAAATTCAACCTCCAACTCAATTAGACCCACGTTTTGTTATTCGTGACTTTGGTCCTGGATTATCGCCTGAAGATGTAATGAATCTTTATACCACTTATTTTGCTTCAACTAAAAGTAATAGTAATGATTTTATTGGTGCATTAGGTCTTGGTTCTAAATCTCCATTCTCTTATACTGAAACATTTACTATCACAAGTTCCTTTGATGGCGAAGTTCGTGGTTACACTGCAATGCTTGATAAAGGCGAACCGGTTATTGTTCCAGTCTTTGCAGAAAAAATGACTTCGGAAGACCAAACAGGTATTGAAATTGTGGTTCCAGCTAAGCCGCATGATATTGCTCGTTGGGTAGATGAAATTAAATATGTTCTTCGGCCATTTGCGGCTGATTCTGTAAAGATTAAAAATTCTAGTCTTGAAGTCGATCACTTTGACGAATTCGATGAATATTTGCCTATTAGAGGTAGTGACTATGAATATTCTGGCCTTTATGCTGTATACGGAAATATTGTTTATCCATTGCAAGAAACTCCAGGTATTAAGAAAAACTGGCTTAACATTCGTCATCAAGGTGCTTATATTAAATTCCCATTAGGTGCATTAGATATTGCAGCTTCTCGTGAAGAATTGTCATTTGATGATATCACAGTAAAAAATATTAATGAACGTCTTGGTGTGTTGTCTAAGACTGCGATGGACGCAGATATTAAGAAATATGATTCATTAACGAATAAACGTGAAATTTATCGTCAACTAAAACAATACGGAAGTAATGCAATAAATGTATTGACTGCACATAATGCAGTGTTTGGTGTGGATAAAGTACCTTATAGCGAATTGAATATGGCGTATGCAATTCCGCCATCTGACTTCGTAAATATCGGTGTGGTTTATGAAGTAGTTGAATTCCCACGTTTACTTCGTATTAAAGATAAGTCTTCATCTGCTGCGACAACTATCGTATCATTGTTTAATATTGAAAATACTAAATCATATGTAGTCATTGATGATGATAAAAAGAACCGTATTCGCTCAGTTAAATCTCTTTATAATATGTTATGCAAACATCGTGAAAAAGCTTTTCTAACCGACGAGCAACTTGAAAATTTACCACTTATTAATAGTCGTATTATCTTTATTGACCCAGAAGATTCATCGCAAATTAATTTGTTGCCAGATCTTCTTAAGTTGTTTGAAGGCGATAAAGTTCTGATGTTCCGTACTACTGAACTTGATGAAATGACTAAAGAATATCGTCCGGTTAAAACAAAATATAATTCTATCTCTGCAGATGGTCCTAGTGAATATGTTCCACGTCCATCAGCTATTGACTATACTAAAGGCCGAGCTAAAGATTTATATATTGCAGCTAAAGATATTCAAGAATACTCTGGTTATGCTGTGTATTCAAAAGCTAAATCATATTATGCTATTGATGACGCTTCATTAGTTGTATATGACCATAGTGTTATTGCCAGAATTGCCGCAGAATTAGGCATTACAAACTTTATGATTCTTAATTCAAATCTGCATAATCGTGCAGAAAAGAGTGGTAATTTTAAATGTTTGATTACTGAACTTGTAAAACGTTACGAAGAACTTGGCGAGACAGTTGACCAAAAAGATGTTGTATGGGCCACCAGTGACAGTAGACTTCAGCGTCATGTTACTGGCCACAAATGCTTGAACTTTATGGCTAAGTATTTGTGCCAATCTGGTAAAAGTAGTGAAGCATTTACAAAATATAAATCGGTTTATACTTTGTTCTTGCAATTCCGTGCTTTAGATACAAGTTCATATGGCACAGTTATTAAAGAACAACGTTCTAAATATTCAAAATTGATTGAAGGCGCCAAAGAATCGGCCTCAGCATTAGTTGAATCATTTGTTGCTAAAAATCCTGTGATATATGATTACATGAATTCAAGATATGATTTAAGCCCAACACAAGCTCGTGATATTGCGAGAATTATGCATGCCCTTGATAAGGAATAATTATGACTGTTAAAATTGTAGATGCAGAAACAAAAGTAGAAATCGTTAGTGAACGTCGTTATGGACGTTCTTTAGCTAATTTGGCAAATGAATATAATGTGTCGTCTGATACTATTTCACGAATTGTTAAAGAAAGCCCTTTGACTCCTGTTTTACGCAAAGTATATGGCTCTGAAATTAATGCTATAGATTATGTTATGCTTCTAGGAACAAAAGCAGAAATCGAAGGCGATATCTGCGCACATAATATTAAAATTACTGGTAATATCGAAGATGGCGTATTGATTGCTAGTGATGCATATATTAATATGCTTGAACCATCTGGTAACTATGCTTTTAATGAGGGCGACGAATATCTACAAGGCGTTCTTCGTGTAGGTGTTTTAGTTCTAACTGATGCTCAAAACAGATATACTTCTGCCGAGTTGAATTGGTCTGACTATAGTGAATATGAAAAACTATTGCCTAAGAAAGAAGTTGTTCCGGCTAAAGTTGAAGAAGTCGAAGATGTAGTTAAAACTCAACAAAACTATATGTGGAATGCTAACTCTAAATTCATTTCAATTACTGCTGGTCGTAAAACTTGGAATGCTGATTCAGAACACACCAATTTTAAAGCTGCATTACAAGCATTAGTTGATGATAATGTTGAATTAGCTTTAGAACTAATCAATGTCGAAAAAGCTGTTAAACGATTTGTTAAAGGCAATATTGTAATTCAAGATGGCCAATTGTTCTATCAAGGTCTTGAGCTTAAATCGGGTCTAGTGAATCGTATTTTAGAACGTTGCTCAAACGGTGAAGACTTTGAATTCTTATTGCCATTCTTAGAAAATCTGTTAGAGAATCCATCTCGTAAAACAGTAGAACGTTTGTTTGATTTCTTAGAAGCCAACGATATTACTATCACCGCTGATGGTCATTTCTTAGCCTGGAAAGTAGTTAATTCTGAATTTAAAGATTGTCGTACAGGTACATTTGATAATTCGCCAGGTCAAGTTGTTAAAATGCCACGTATGCTTGTAACAGATGATGATCAAATCACATGTTCTTCTGGGCTACATGTTTGTTCTGAATCATATATCAAAATTTACCGTGGTGGTTCAGATAAAATAGTTATTGTTAAAGTTCATCCACGTGATGTAGTTTCAATTCCAGTTGACTATAACAATGCTAAAATGCGTACTTGTCAATACGAAGTACTTAGTGAAGCTATTGGAAAATAATATAAGGGACTTCGGTCCCTTTTAGGAGATATATGAAATTCCCAGTGTTGAGAAAAATTCTAGATGAATTTCAGCCTTTAGCTAAGTCTAAAGAATTTGCTGAATACATGAACAGTGTATTATTGACTATGTCTGATACACAAATAAGCGATTTGGCTTCAGAAGTATCTTCATACAAAGATTATTATCTAGGTTGGAGCATAACAGAATGTATAAAGAGGCATTATGTACAAAAATCGATTAACTAGTGTTTATTATGAAATATTAAAAGCCAAAGGCTATAAGTGGATTGCCACAAGTTCCTGTAAGTGTGGGTGTACTTATGCTTATAAAGAAGAACCTGTTAAATGGATCGATATCGATCATTTTAACGATTCTATAATCGGATATTTTAAACCACAACGTGGAGATAAGCCTTTGTTAGTTGCTTCTTTTCCACTCGAGTCTTGTTCTTGGGAAGATTCATTAAAGGAAATTGTATGATTCATCCAATGCGTATTTCAGATGTGGCCAATAGTTATTTACATGGCGAACATAAAGCAACTAATATCTATGCTAAAGATATCCAGTTACATGCTAATGCTAAATATGGTTCAATGACTTGTAAAGATGCAACTATTTGTGATGTGAGTTCATTAGACCTTAATGCTTTGAACGAAGACGATAGAGTGTATTATGGTGTCCTACATTTAAGTGAGTTACTAACAGATGAAGAACAGCAGCGGTTGGAAGAAACTAGCATCGATAAAGCCTTTTTTGATGTCCGTGAAGGATTTAACTCCTGAAAATAGAGCTAAAGTAGTTGATACTCATAAATATTCGTTATCCCAAGATGAGTCACAAGATTCATCTGAAGTGTTAACACGATGTATCAAAGCTATTTTAGCTGAACAGTATATAGCTAAAGAAGTCGATGGGACAGTTGCAGGCGGTAATGAAGATCATAACGATCCTTGGTCTTATGCTTTTGATGTAGTTGCTTCTGGTGAATACTCGGGCTTAAGAATTGAAGTTAAGACACATCAGTCTAATGCTAAATCTATATCATGCCATACAGGCTATTCTGGCGATTATCAGCATGGAAGTGGCCTTAACCTGGGACCGTTCTTGAATCATAAAATTGCAGATTGTATGATTATATTAAATTGTACTGAAGTACGCTCAGGCGTCTACAGGTTCGTCCCTGTGATACTTGCTGCTTCAGATGCATTTAATCCTAAGACAGGATTAGTTAGAAAGTCCAATTTCAGTGGATGGTATATCCAGCCTAAAATCCCAGATACAAATATTAATTATTACCAGTTTACATCCATTTAAGACCATGTTACTATACTCCTATCGAAACAACAATTGAAATGGAGTTAATATGGAAATGTATGCTTATAAAAATAAAGAAACTGGTGAGTATGTTACATTTTGGGATAGTGAAAATCCATTTGGTGACAAAATTCGTCTTTTAGGTTATTGCGATCCTGATATAATGCTCTTTACTGAAGAACCCTCTATTGATGATGTTGTAGAAAATCAATTGCAATGGTATTATCATGATATAACTGTAGGGTCTGATGTAATGTCAGATGCTAAACATGATTTTCTTGAAGTTGTTGAAATAGTATTCCTGTGAGTCCATCTACTATATGCTGGCTTTGGCCAGCATTAATTATTTTTGTGCTAATCATATCTGCCCTATTAATTGGGTCTAATTGAGGAAATTAATATGTCTAAAGTATTTTTGTCTGCCGAAATGTTAGAAGAAGCTGGTGCTGAAATCATTGGTGTTGTGTCTTATGGCGAGTGGGATGCCGTAGTCTCTAAAGAGATTACTACACGTCCAGGTTTCTATTTTATGGTCCCAGCTGGTCAAGTGCTTCCTGTATGTTCAGCACGCTTTTATGTAGGACGCCAACGTTCTAATTCAGGTTTTGATTCTACGTTGTCAACACTACGTAATAAAGATACATCTACATCGCGTTTCATCTTGAGTCGCCCATACTCATTTAATGTGTACTTTATTGATGCATTGAAAATGAAACCATTGACTACAGGTTTTGGTAAAGGTCAATTGAAAATGATTTTCACGCGTTCTCACAATGAAGAATTCCAAAATCTACATGAAATGAATCGTATGTTGAATGATGTCTTCTTTTTCCCAGGACAAAAATACTGATGAAGCAATTTATAAATGCAGTTAATTTCATTATGTGTTGCTTTTGGCTTACTATGTCAACGGCCTTGATTTTATTTGGTATTCCACCTAATGCAGATCTTCTTGTTCTAACTGGTTCGTTTTCTATGGCTTGGATGTTTTT